TGAAGATGTTAATCCAGTAGAAACATATATTTTTTTATTTATTATATCCATATACAATTGAGTTATATATTCAGGAGTTATTATTCCTATAGGAGAACTTTCTCCTTGTTTATGCCCTTGTCGTTTGTGCATTATTTATTCCTCTTTATATTAATTCTACTTTTTTTATATCTCCAGTTCCTTCTCTAAATATTAAAGAAGTTACTCCTCCTGTTGAAGTATCTATCCATATAGCTATTTTTTGGTCTCCTATATCAGGTTCAGTATCTTGTTCATATACTCTTATTTTGCATCCATCTATCATTCCCCTATTACAACATTCTAATTTAGTTAATCCATAAGTAGCAAATTCTTCATCAGAATTTATATCTGTATCTAAATTTATAATACCTTCTGGAGTATGTATTTGAATAATCATTTTAAGAAGTTCTCCATAAAGCTATATATTCTATTCCTGCAAAATAATCAGAACTTGCTGGATTTTTTCCATTAATTTTTATTTGTAATGTTTTTATACCAGAATTAGTAATTTTTATACCTGTTTGTTTATTATTAACAGTAATTGCGAGAGCAACACTATAACAATCAAAATCTACTATATGAACTCCATCAATATAAATACCAGCAATTCCGTAATTATTATTAGTATTAGATATATATAGTAAAGTATAAGTTCCTTTTTCTAAATAAAGTTTATAATTAATACTATCATTATCAGCATTAGAACCATTTACAAATAATCCATTAAGTAAATAATTACTTTCTTTATACCAATTCCATGCTCCTTGACCTATACTATCGTAAGACAATGGAATGATAGTTATATGTCCTTTAGAATTACTAATTCTTTGTAAATTTCCTGTAAAAGGATTAATTATATTTTTATAATCTGCCATAATACTTTTCCTTTATGCTAATTGGTCGTAATTTGCATATGTTAAATTGGTTCTATTAATCCATTGACTTTCTCCAGAACCACTGTTAGCATATTTATATTCTGTATAATCTGATTTTTCTCTCATAATTAAAGACTGTCCTGTTGGATGTATATATAGGTAATAATTATAAGTTTCACCTGTTTCTTCTCCCGATTCTCCTTCAGCCATCTTATGAATTACAAAATCATCTAAAGGAGCATCTCTCCATTTTGTTCCCATTATTTTTTTCCTTTTTCTATTTCTGCTTGTTTAGATTTCACCATTTTTATTTGAGACCAAGCGGTGCGGAAAGCTAAAGTTTCTGCTTTCTTACTATCTCCATATTTTTTCATATACAATTTATAAGCGTTATTAAATATTTTCATCCAAGCTCTTTGTTTAGTCGGTGTTAATTTCTTTTTAACTTCGGAAGGTAAAGAAGTTATTTTAGTATAAGGAGCAGTTACTAATTCCGCTTTTGTTTTCTTAGCATTAGGTGATTTGTCTGGTCTTCCAGTTCCAGGTCTATTAGCTCTCCTCATAGAACTGCCACACTTCGGACACTTTATTTTATTACAATGTTTTCCTTCTGGAGCTGTTTTCTTAGTTCCACACTTCGGACAACTACAAGTAAATTTAGCCCCAATATTATATTTCTCTTTATCATCAATTTTATCATTATCTATAGGATTACCATCCTTATCGGTATCCTTGTCTGTAGTTTCTACCCCAGGAATATCAATCCCGACTCCTTCTTTATTTTCTCGAACATGAGGATACATAGTATAATCTGTGCCTTCTTTTGCTTCTTTCTCTCTGCGATGCACTTCTGTTTTGAAAGTAACTTCTCCAACCATTTCACAATAAGTTTGGTCAGATACTTGACCTCTTTCCCAAAGCAGTCGCATTTGATTTTTAAATTCATCTGTTTGGAAAGCTCTAACTGGAGAAGCCTCTATATAAAATTCTGAATTTATATATTTAGTATGTTTTGCATTTTTTTGTTGAATTAAAAATACCAATTCTTTTAATATTCCTCTAAATCCTTCAACACCACTTTTAACTTCAGTAACAAATGCTTTAGGATTAAGAACACTTTCTTTTCTTGTATCAGATATTCCTTGAATTACATCGATAAAACCTAATCCAGAAAGAATATTTCTTTCGGCTTGAGCAAATAACTCTGGTTTCATAATCGTGCCCAAATCTGGAATCAAATGTTTTATATCTTCATCGAAATTAGTTGCCCTAATAGGAGACCTAACATTTTTTTCTCCTACTTTTGTCGATTTAACTTCATCCATTAAAGATTGAAATTGTGCAACAATTTCTTGTAACTCTGGCTGACTATAAGTTTTAATATTTTCTTTTGCTAATCCTTCTGTCCCTTTTTTAATTAATAATAAATAAGGTATAATTTGGTCAAGAATTTTAGATTGCATATTCTTTAAAGATTGTATAATTTTAAAATTATGATAAACTCCCCTTTTAATTAAATAAGGAACAGGATATTTATCAAACCATCTACCATAAGGTCTAGCAAAAATACAATTTTTTTCTAACTTAAATTTATCTTCTTTTTTAGAACCTATATAATAATCGTAATTAGTTACTTTTAAATTTTCATCTCCTTCATCTATATCTCTGGCAATAATACTTTGACCATCTACAAAAAACATTTTAGTCGGAACTGTAATTCCATCCATCTCATCCCATTCGGCTATTTTTAAAACAGGAAAAGAAGAATACTTCCATCTTACCTGAAAATATTCTTTAGCCAATGCTTGTATACCAGACGGTATTTGAGGATAATCTAAATTAACTCTGTCTAACCATTTTTTAAGAATTTTAGTAAATTGGACATTATCAGTTTCAATAGAAAAATCCACATTTGCAGATTGCACTGCAAAATCTGTTAAAGAATCTACTAAACCGCTGACATCATCCATCTGAAGCTCCTTCACTGCCTTACATTGATTTTCATAATCACTAGGCACTACAATCTTTTTCAAAAGAAGCGACAATGCAAAATTTACAAAAAGACCCGCGTCCAAACTTGCCATATTATTTCTCCTTTTTAATTATTAAATTTTTAAAATATTCTGTCCAATAATTTCTATTAAAATTTACTCTACTATTACATTCACTACATGTTGTAATTAAATTATCTTCTTCGCAATTCTCTTTATTATAATCGATATGATGAATTGTTAAAACCTTACCATAAACTATTAAATGTTCTTCTTCAGTCATACCACATTTTTGGCATATATAATCGTCTCTTTTTCGAATTTTTAATTTAAGTTTTTCATTAAATTCAAAAGAATAAGGCAGTTTAGAAATTCCATTTTTCCAATTTGGATTTTTATTGCCTTTTCTCATATCACTTAATTTTTGTTTCGTTTCTTTCGATGCTTTCAATCCTGTATGAAATTTACTTATTTTTAATTTTGTCTCTTTATTATGGTGTTTACCAAAAAAAGGATTATTTTTTCCTTTTGTAATTGTAGAAATTTTTAATTTAACTTCTTCTGTGCGTTTGAGTCCTTTATTAATTTTACTAATTTTTTCTTTTGTCGTAAAAGTATGATGTTTACCAAACATGGGATTATTTTTTCCTATCATTCGTAAACTATGTTTAGGATTTTTTCTCCCAAATTGTATACATCTATGACAATTACCACTTCCATATAAAGCTGTTCTCCAACAAATTTGTTTTCCACATTTACAGTAATATTGGATTTTTTCTTTATTCATTATTTCTTTTCTTTCTCTTTTACCCAACTATTTGCTCCACTACCCCAACTTTGAGACATTTTAGGGGTTTGATTAAAATCTTTTTTAAGCCATTGGGCAATACAAAAGGGTCTCCAAGCATTAAATAAATGGTCATTTTCATTTAAAGATTTGTATCTAATTCTTGTTCCAGAACGAATACCTACCACTTGAGAAAACTGCATATCAAGCTTATGACACATTGGGATATTTACTCTTATCTCGTATAATAAAACTTTTAATCTTGCTACTGACCATTCTGACATGTATTCTTGCTTTTCAATAGGTTTACCATGTTTTATAAGTATATTGCCTTTTTCGTCTTGTTCAAATCCGACTGTTATTTTAGAAGCTCCAGCATATCTTACTATATTTTCTTTGGAATAAGATTTCTCTAAATGGTCGCAAAGAATTCTTCCAAAAGCATCTCCGCAATCAATAGCAACTACATTAGCTGAAAGTTTATCTATCAAATATTTAAAAATTTGTTCTTGTTCATCGTTTTTTAAATTATAAAGAGTTATATTATATAAATAATTATATTTATTTCCAACTTCTGAATGTATAATTATTTCACTATGAGTATCTCCAACATCAGACGAAATAAAAATCCTATCGGCATTTTTTGGTCTTTCTACTACTATATAATCTTTAAATCTGGCAAAGCGTTTTTTAGGAATTTCAAAAGATTTAATTGTCTTTTTTCTTTGATAACATTTCTGAATTCGTTCCATATCTAATTCAGAAACACCGTCTTCAACAATTTCTCCTTTTACGAAAACTCTATAATTAATAGAATCTTCACCACCATAAACTTTAATTCTATCTAATTTTTCAGCTTCATCCCAAAAAGGATTAACAAATTGAGGAAGATTTATAACTTTTTCTTTATTTTCTGGAGCATAAAAAGTTTTACCTATAGGACTATGACGTAAAAAGTTTGTCATGCCCGAAAGACGAATCACTGCCCCTACTTCTGAAAGAGATTCTTTTCTTTTTTCAAAAACTTCTTGAGTTTCGAAACTAACTTCGTCACCCCATAACTTTTTTACATGGAGTTGATAAAATTGTTCTCCAGGAGTCTTACCCTTTAAAGTTAAATTGATTCCTTGAAGAAGCCACTTATTCTTTCTTCCATAAAATATAATTGCTGGTTTATAAGTGCACTTCATATTCCATATTTTACACAAAGGATGATATTCCATAGCGAGTTTTACAGGGTCTAATATTCCTCGAAGACGTTTTTCATCTATCGAATAAAAACCTGCTAATAAACCATAATCATTTAAAGCAGAAAGAACCATATCCAATTTTATCGTAATAAGAGATTTACCATATTTTCTTGCACCAAGATTGTAACAATCTCCGACATTCTTTTTAAGTTGAAATCGTTCTTTTTCACTTAATCCTTCTTTATTTTCGTCTATAAGAGATTCGAAAGACATAAAAGGGAGTTGGTATAATCGAATTCTTCCAAATTTTTCAGGATGAAAATCTCCCAAATTATCGAAATCATTAAATAAATTCTCACTAAGAGCTATTGGGTCATTCCAAGTCTCCATAAATTCCAATTCTTCTTTAGTAAGTTTCTGTGTTAGCATTGTTTTTTTAGTATTTCTCTGTATTTTGATTCTAAAAGATAATACCAATCCTTGTCTGGCAAATTTTTTTCTAAAAGTTTTGCTAATTCTTTTAATCTTAAAATAATAAAATGTCTACGTCTATATTTTCTAAGTTTGTCCACTAAAAGATTCCTATAACGTATTTAAGGAGAATTATCTTTTATCGGTGAGCTTAAACGAAAGGATATTTGGCATGTTTTTTCTGATTCTCTTCAGCCCATAAGGGTTGTAAGTTTTTATAATAAAAGCATTTCTGTTGTTCACTTACTTTACTTAAATTGAATTTACAGCAAGGTTTAATATGGTCGATATGCCATTCTATTTTACCTTTACCGTTCCATCCTCTACCATGATTTTTCCAAGCCATTCCTTTTTTGAATTGGTTTTCTAAATGCCGTTTTAATTTCTCTAACGAGCATCCTACTAATTTTTTTGTTTTTGCGGATTTTTTATTTTTCTTTAAAACGACACGTATCCTAGTTCTTAAATATGTAAGAATTCTATAATTTATATCTTCTTTTCTTCGATTTTTATAATAAATTCGACTATGTTCTTTGTTTTTTATCTTCCAATTTTTTATTGATAATTTAATTTTATCTTTATTATTTAATCTATAAATTTTATTGTATTCTTTTATTTGTAAACGATGATTATCTTTCCATTTCTTACTATTAGCCTTATAAGTTTTTATGTTTTTTCGATAATGTTCCAACTTCTGTTTTAAAATCTTTTTTCTATTCTTTAATTTATATTTTCTTATACATGTTTTGCAAATAGGATAATAACCATCTTTTCTGGTTTTGTCTTTAGAAAATTCTATTATAGGTCTTTTTATTTTACATTTACTACAGATTTTACTTTTCATTATCATACCATTTCGAAATTAACCATTGTATATAATCTTTACTAGTTCCAAGCACCTTAGCACAATCGTCGGCTGTTATTTTTTTATCCATAAATAATTTAACTAAATGGTCATTACAAAGTATTCTATCACGAAACATACTATGTTTTTGAGCTTCCCAAGCTTCAGTTCTAATCTTTAACATTATCATTTTGGAACAATGGGGACATATAAGAGTGCGACTTGCTTGATTTTCTTTTAACCAAATTTTAAATTTCTTCTTTAAAATTTCAAGATACTTAAAAGCATCACTATCTTCTTTTTTATCAGAAAATAATCCCAATTTTTCTTTAAGAGTAAGTATATGTGTCTCATTATCATCAAGACTGCTTAAAACATTTCTAGGAATTATATCAGTAGCTTTTACAGTTTTGCTTTTTGATAAGTCTTCTATTTTCTTTTTATAACGAATTTGAATTGTTTCTCTATATACCAAAGATTCTAAAAGTTGAAGGTCGCTAAGGGTATCAATCGAATAATTTTTTTTGTATCCATCGAAAAGTTTCTTAGCTAATTTCTTTTCGTCTTTATTTAATCCCGTTCCAGAAAAACGATATTTTAAATTTGCCATTTTTTGTCCTTACAATAAAATTATTAGGGAGAAAGAATCTTTATTAATTTATTTTTTCTATTGTCTTACCTTCATCATTAAGTAAATAAACTGATAAATTGGTATAAATAACGAAATCTGCATTAACTTTTTTTGGGTTCTCAAACCTTATGACTTTTAATTTTCCGTCATATACACTATAAGATTGTCCATTCAAATTTTCTATACTAACTTCTCTTCTATCAGGAACATTCGAATCACAACCGTTTTTGTATTGAATTTCTGATAATTCTCTTTCTTTTATTCTTCCATCAAACGGAAAAAATACCCAACCACTGTCCATTGTTCTTAGTTTTAATATCATACTTTCTTCCTCCTACTTCTTTCTCTCTATCTTTCTCCCCAAATGTTATTTATAATAAAAAAAAAACCGCCTTTATTGGCGGTTATGTTACATTGGATTCTGTTCTGTTAAAATATAGTTATATATAGAAAAATTATTAGACATGCCTCTTTTGTGTGCTCCTATATATAGTATACACTATAAGAAGGCAGTCTGTCAAGGTTATAGGGGAATTATTTTTTTACATAAGTCCTTTATTTATAAGAGGTTAAAGAAATAAAAGAAAAAAGGTTAAGAATTACAATAGTTAAATCCTAAAATTGGTCTATATCCTCTCAAAAGGAAGTTTCTTACCTTTGAGATTTACACCGCAATATACACAAAAGTCATAAGACATGTGATGTTTATCAGCCCATAGATACTCACCGCAATTTGGACAATGATGTATATTATTAGGTTCGTCTAATCCTTGAATAGTATCCGCTAAATGCCTATTCATATATTTATCATATTCTTTTCGCCACTTATCTTCCATAATTAAAACCTTTCATTCTTCTTTTGTTTATGAGTTAACCACCAATAAAGACCTATTAACATTATTACACTGATAAAAGTATCCATATTATTTTCTCTTTTTTCTTGAATAACCTTGACTGTCTAAATCTTCTGTCAACATTTTCTTTTTTATATCATTAAAAAACCGTATTGCTCCTCTGATTTCTGGAGGCAGTCTTAATTTTCTATAAAACGAATTCTTAGAATGTCTCACTATTTTTCTCCAATTTCTTATTACAATCCTCACATATACTTTTTTCTTTCACAATCTCAATTCCTTTTGAGAATGATTCGTTTACCACTTTCCAACCTTGTCTTTCAAGATTTTCTAAAATTTGTTGGTCTTTTCTTTCGAATTGCATATATCTTTCTTTTTTAATTAATTTATGTCTAATTATAATATTATAATACGCCCTTTCTCTTTTTTTTATTATTATTTTATTCATTCTAGTTCTCGGGGGGCTAGTCTGCTTGCAATTATCACATAAAAAGCTCATACAGTTTTCCTTTCTTTTGATTTTAATGAGTTGCTTATTTTTCGTCTTGTTGTTATTGAAAGATGTTTATTATACATAGGGTGATTTTTTCCTGCTAAAGATTCGCTTATAGTTCTTCTTGGAATATTATATTTAATTAATCTGTTTCTTATACAACTTCTAGAACATTTAAACTCATTAGCTAATTCTGTAGTTGATTTATGATTATCGATATATTCTTGTTTTAATATTCTTTTATTGATTCCTATATCTAGTATCCTACATTGTTTTAATTTTTCCAACCGCTTATCTGATAACATGTGGCATTTTCTACATAACCATTCAAAATCTGATAAATCTCTAAGATATTTTCCACTTTTATTTGATAAATCATATACAAGTCTTTTATTACATTTTGGGCAATTTTTGGGTTTAGGTAAATGCCTTCTTACCCAACCATGTAAAGCATTATAGGAAACATTATCTCCTTGCCATATTCCATTATTTTTTCCTAAATTTATTTCTTTATAAGTTCTAATCCTGATATTATATTTTAATAAATATCTTTTAATATTCATCCAAGAACAACCAATTAATTTAGCAATTTGTGGCATTGATTTTTTATTTACAATATATTCTTTAACAAGAAATTGTTTTGTAATATTGTATTTAAAATTGGGATTATTTTTGCCTTTATTATATCCCATTACTGTTACTCCTTTATTAAAATTTATCTTTTTCTTCTAATTGTTGTGCAATTATCCAAAATCCTGTGAGGCTTCTTTTAAATTGTTTTTTAAATCTTTTGTTAATTTCATCTACAAATTTTCTATAATTATCTATTCCCATATACTTTTCTATGTCACTTACTGTTATAAGTATTTCTTTCATTTCTTTCCTTCTATTAATTTTCGGATAATTTCAGCTAAAGGAATACAATCCACCCATCCATTCAACAGGTATTTAATTTTTGTGTGTTTCAAATAATTATATAAACTTTTTGCATATTCATCTTCACTCGGCAAATTATCCTTATACACGAATTCTTTTAGGATTTTTTCTGCTATTTTCCTACAGTCTTTACATCCGTAATCATCGACCCCTGCGATATGAGTATAAAATTCTTTTAATATTTCTTCAAGTCTCTTTTTAGAGTCAGTCATTATTTATTCTCCTTAATTCGCTTTAAATTTTCACGAAATTCGTGATAACCACCTGCTTTTAATCCATTATCATATTTAACTAAAAATGAACGTCTATCAAAGATATTTCCCAAAAAGTCTATTTTTATTATTGTTCCTTTTCTTCCATACCCGTAACGACTATTGCCTATTACTCTATTTCCTCTTTTATACCATACGAATCCTAACATTTTCTTCTCCTTTAAATATTAAAAATCGGGCTAGTAGACATTAACATGTCATTTTAACCTTATTCTACCTCTATTATACCACATAACCCCCCTATCTGTCAAGGTTTTGAGGCATTTATTTTCATTATCATTACAGATGATAAGATTATCACTTTTTCATTCTTAATTTGGATACCAATCACCGATGGCTACCCAATTCACCAAAAATAACCCTTATCTATAAGTAAACTTCTAAGGGCTTCGCCCTGTGCCAATCCTTTATTGTAATTGTATCCATCCATACAAATCTTTGTAGGTATCCATACATAATCTCATATATTCGTCATATAAAAATCGAACTTTGCGAACCACGCGATATGATTCGGAAAAAGGGGGGTGGCAAAATGCCACCTCCCTTACTTAATATAAAATAAAAATTCAGCCCCTATCAGGTATAATTTTACCAATTTAACAAAAATACTATACCCTATCAGGATAAATTCTAAAATATCATACTTCTTCAGGTATAGAAAATATGCACTATCTATCAAAAAATCAGACCACTTATACACCAAATATGACAAAATCATCCAAAAATATGCACTCCCGTTTCAGAATTAGCTCCTATTAACCCTAAAGCTAAATTTAGCCCCAGCCCTAAATACGTATCAAAATCAACACAACATAATACTGTATCAATTCTGATACTTAGTTTTATAAATTCCACACTATCGTATCAGTTCTGATAAATTATGTAAAATGTTCCAATAATGTCCCCTTTAGTCTATTCCATAACCCCATTAATATTACTAAAATCAACCCCTATATTTACTTCTAAGTGATTAATTCAAACCCCCATATAATGCTAAATACGACCCCCTACGAAGACACTAAAAGCATTAAAGATAGAGTGAGGCGAACTTTTTTATAATGCCCGATATAGGGCTTATTATGGGCTATTTAGGGGGTAAAGTGCTCGTTTTAAGGCTACAATAGGGTTTAAAATAGGTCAAAAACTACCTTTTGCTAATCTTAACCCCACCCCTTTTTTGATGTAAGTCCTTACATAGTAACGATTAGGCGGTGTTATAATGTATGATTATAATGGAGGGTTGTGCGTGGCGTAGATATTCTCATCTGATGAGTTTAGCAAAAATTTATCGTCCTTATCATCAGTATAATCCTTTTGTCCTCTGTCTTACACGTTAGTTATTGGTATACGTCTTATTGTATAGTGATAGTTAAAGCATAGGTTGTTTATTGGTATAGCATTAGTTAGATAATGAAGGCGTTACGCGATAGCTTATTGGTTGGTTACATTATAAGGTATTGGAGAATAGGCGTTAGCGGTTTTATTCGTTGGCGGTTGGTAGCCACTTGGTTAAGGGTTTTATAAAGTGGTTAAGATGTTGGGCTGTATAGTTAGGATTATCAATAGTTAAGTGGTTAGGAATACGCGAAAGTTAGTTATAGAGTAGATGTTAAGAGTATGCAATAGTTAGCTTATCGCGGTGTGTATGTATACAGGTATGATGTAAGCGTAGGGTGTTAAGGATAAAAAAGGAAGTTTTTCCCTCTTGTCTTCTGGTGTAGATAGTGTATACTGGATAATGGAGGCAAGGACAATGAACACTAAAAGAAGTTACACATACCAAAAGTTAATAACGGGGATAGTGGATAGTGTAAGTGGTGATGTGAATTATGGACAAAGTAAAGAAAAAGCTCGACAAGAGCATATACAAGGTAAAATTATTTTCAATGTGATTTTCTTTGGATTTTGGGTGGTTGCGGTTGTGTTGTGTTTATTAGGTGTATAGGAGGATAGGTATTACCATGAAAAAGTTATTGTATAGATTTTTTGAAAATTGCCTCGATAGATATTTTCCTGATTTTTTTGATTATTTGTTAAAAGATTATACTTTAACGTGCTTTACTAATAATGACAGGGATTTAGGATAAAAATTTTGGGAAGCAAAAGAAAAGGGTATATAATGAAAAAATTATCAACGTATAAAATAAAAATTCCCTTACATGATAGGTATTCACAAGAGATAGGCATAGGGTATTTATTGGCTATAATAACATGGTTGGTTTATCTTATAATAAAAACAAGCGGTGTATAATGTATTATAATAAGCATAACTCACTATTAAAAAGTTTATTCCAAAAGCTGGCTATTCTAACTTTAGGCGTAAATTACGGACAGGTAAGACTTAACATTTTATACGATAAATGTATAATGGGTAACTGTTATTATCCTAAAGACAAACTAATAGAATTTAATTATTATACCATAAAGTTAAGAATAAAAAAAGGGTATAGCGATGATTATTATGAAGGCAGAAGGCAAAAAATAAACAACATTATCCATAACAATAAAAAAAAGTGTTTACGTTTCATCTTACTACATGAATTGTATCATCATAAACAAAGACACTTCCAAAAAAAAGGTAGCGATTATCCGAGGGCTATCCGAGAGAGAGAAGCAGACGATTTTGCAATAAACACCTTACAAAAAAAGGCTTACAATGTATAATAAACTATTAAACAAATACGAGGCTTGTTTTTGGGCTTTAAAAAATGCTAAAACTATTATAAAATATTATCACTTATTAGCGGATTTTGATGAAGTTAAAAAAGAATTAAAGTTATACAAAGAAGGAAAAACAAAATGAAGTATACAAGGGATAAAAAATGGGCAAGGCAAATTAAACGGGCAAGGCAACGTCAACGGATAGCTTTACGGATTAAAGAATTGAGGACATTAAAAAAACAAGGGTTGGAGATTTTTAACGGGATTTTATGTTTAAAAGGGTTATCAAAAAATTATCCGAAGTTATAACAAAAGGATTATCATGTATACACTTTACAAAATAGCAAAAAGAAAAACAAGGGCAAAAGGTTTTTGGCTTGATAATTCGGGCAAGGTATATGCGGATAACATAATACTCATTAAGTATAAAACAAGGGCAAAATTGACGGAAGGCATAAGGCGATTATTTGCGGAAGGTGAAAAGGCGGTATTTTATACGGAAGGCGTAAGGCGTGGCGTTTGCATAGGGCAAAACGGGCAAAAAACGGTATACAATAATCGGCTTATAGTCAAGCGGTTAAGATTAAGCATAAAAGAAGTCAAGAGATTTTTGGAGGATTTTGGCGGTTTAACGATTTTTAAAAGTTTGGGCTTGTATTGGTTGGAAGTATACTCCGCATAAGATAGGGCAAATTTTGCGATTTTATAGGGTAAAAACGGACGGAAAACGGAAGGAAGGACGGAAGGTTAGGAAGGCAGAAAAGAAGTCAAGGCGAGCCTAAATTGGCGGTTTTCAAGGTAAAACAAGCGGTCAAGGTTAAGGTCGGAAAAATAAGTGGCGTTAGGAATACAAGAAAGTTAGTTATTTTTAAGAATTTTAAAAGTTAGATTTTGAGTTACTATATGATAAAGTTAAGATATAAAAAAGTTACTATATAGACCTTGTAAAAAACTTCTGAATATGGTATACTATATATGGAGGGATAAAAAATGGAAAATTTAAAAAAAGAATTATTACAAGATGTAAAGTATTTAGAAAAATCGGGAGAAAAATTAGAATATCGCAACGATTTTGAAAAATTATTTGCAACAAGTGAATATACTTTTAAAACAAGTCAAGCTATAAAAGATATTATATCAATTATAGATGTAGATAATTCTTTGATAAAAGATATACCCATATCTATCAGACAGAAGTATTTAAAAAATTACGAAAAATGGTTACAAAATATAGAAGATAAAAAATTGGTATGAGGTAAAAGGGTTGAAAAATACAGGGAAGTAAAATGAACGCAAAAAAACTTGAAAAAATTTTTACACATTATAAAAAAAAGTATAATCTTAATACTCGAATTGAGTTTGATATTGACGGACAGCTATGTAATTATAGGGTTGATATTGATTTTATACATTTCGGATATAAAGCAATAGGCACGGGGACGTTACAAAAACGGTTGAATATACAAAGTAAACAATACCTATATATACTGGCATTGTTGCACGAAATAAAACATGCTATTGATAAGGATATACTAAAAGACGAATTGAAGTCTTTTGATACAATTCGATATTATCAAAGTAGCCAATATCACGATAGTTGTGCTTTTGAAATACGGGCAGATAATTTTGCAAGGCAAGAGTTAAAAAATTGGAGGGGGTAAAATGAAAAAATACAAAATAATCCGATTTATTTTTGAAGGCGGTAATAAAGTTATAAAAATAGGGCTTACTTTAAAAGAAGCTCAAAAACATTGTCAACGGGAGGATACGCAAGGTAAAAATTGGTTTGACGGATACACAGCAGAATAAAAAAAAAAGAAGGACTTACAATGAGCCGAAAAGAAAAGCTCGAAAAGTTTGAAAAGGAATTGAAAAGTATATCAGGAAGTAAAGATAAAGATGAAAAGTAAAAAAGGGGGTAAAAAAAATGTATAGTATAAAACAAATTATCGCCATGAATAAGAAGGCAACGAAGGAAGCGGAAAACGAAGGGCTTGAGCTTTATGTTGCAAAAAAGAATTGTGATGAAGGCGTGAGAGGTTGTAAGCGGTTAGGGGATTATATCCCGAAGGGTTGGCAAAAAGTCAATACTTATTTTGTAGACAGTAGTGGGTTTGGAAGCGAAGGCGAGGGAGCTTTAACTTTCAGGCAATTACTAACAAAAGTTAGAAAAGGGTTGGGATATGCCATTGGTAAAGTGGGGCAATTTCAGCTTTACATTAACGAATATCAAAAGATATAAAATTCGGTTTGAATACGAAAAGGGTAAGGTTTAGTATGCCTTGCCCGAAAACGTGGCAAGAGAAGGCTATAAACGCGACTTTTTTGGAGGTAAAAAATTATGAGATACTCTAACAACATGGAAATAGACGGTTTTGTCAAAAATGGGTTTGATTATAGTTTGCAAGTTTGGGTTGAAAATTTTATAATTCAAAACTGCGGACATAAAACTGAATTTTTATGCAGTTGTAATGGTAAAAAGTTAAAAGGACAGGACATCAGACAAGTTAAAAAATAGGGTGGATTTTGTGATTTTATAGGGTAAAAACGGGCGAAAAGCGGAAGGAAGGACGAAGGGTAAGGAAACTCGAAAGGAAGGCGAAAAAATGGAAATAACAAAAAACGAAGCGAAAAAAATCAGTAAAAAATGGGGGTGGCGAAGGTTGCCACGAAACGGAAAACAATATTTCCATGTATGTTTTGGATATACTGAAATTTTAGAAAAAAATACAGATAAGTATTATTATGGGTGGGTTTCAAGTATAACAAAGTGTTAGGAATTTGCGAAAGTTAGTTATTTTTAGGAATTTAAAAAGTTAGATTTCGGGTTGCTATATGACAATATGAAAAATTACAAAATGGATTATATAATATAGGAAAAAATATAAAATGACTATATTGAAACGATATAAAATACTTTTTACAATAAGCATAACGATTATCATAGCATTGTATTTTTATAATATATGGGTTGTGAATAGGACTATCAATTATATGATGACGGAAATTTTAAAAAGTGCGGAATATCAATATATATGGGAGTTACAAAAATGAAACGCTTTCACAAAAAAGTATATATGCCAATAGATAGTAAGGCAAAAATTCAAAACTTTACCGATAAATTAAACGATATTGCGTGGAAGTATTCGGCTCATGCTTTGGATAACATAAAACACAGGGCGGTTGATAATAGGGCTATACTTTTGCATATAAAGGGCTTGACACTATCCGCAAGCGACGTTTTCGAGTATTACGCAGACGACAAAGGCGAAATTTTGAAAGCGGTTTACAGGATTGATTTTGAGGGGTTTTTTGACTTATGCCTTGTAATTAGTAAAGAAAAAAACCTTGTTACTATATATATCAATACTAAAAAAGATAATCACGATACACTTGATAAACACTTATATGTTAAGAATACCAAAAGCTGATTATATAGGTCTTGACAAAACGATTTCGATATGGTATACTATATATGGAGGTAAGATAATGAACATAAAAAAAGCTATAAAATTATTACGGGAAGCGTCGGAAAAATTGCAAGATTATCGGGCAGAAGTAGACGGAGATTATAATGACGGTTTGGCTATGGAGATAAACGATTTTTTGGATAAAATAGATAATGAGGAAGGCAAATATAATGGATAACTTAAAAGAAAAATTACAAAAATTCGGGGAATTATTGGAGAAGGAACAGATAGAGAGATTATATCGGGATAAGTTATCTTGCGAGGCGAATATAAACGCGAGCCGAGTATCTATAAAGGAAGGAAAAAAATATTTTAGAATAGATACTGCTAATTCAGGAAAATATATGGTTGATAGGGAAGGTAATATTTTCGGAATTAAAGGATACGGGGTTATTCATAGAGGACATAAGTTTGGAACATTGGAAACAATAAATGATTATTATTGGGGGGAGTATAGAGGATATTTAAAAAAGAAGGAAAGGTGAAAAATGGCAAAAAGATTAGAATATTTAAGAGAACAAATTAAAAATGAAAATATAAGTTATAGCGAAATTACAGAATTGTGGAGTTTATCACAATATATTGATAAAAATGATTTAGAGTTATTACAATGGGCAGATGTATTAGAAAAGGAAGGCAAATAAAATGATAAAAATTAAAGAATTAAAAAAAGTAAAAACTTATGAGGACTTAAAAAATTTAGGTATCGGGAAAATTTATTGCGACATTGGCGGTAGAGGCGGTGGAATTGGATTTTGGGGTAATGATGTGGCAAGAGTTTTTGAAGTCAATGAGGGCTTTTTACCGAGCAAATTCGGGGCAGGGTGTAATTACTTGGGTGGAGGTTTACGCGGTAGTATTTTTGCTTCCGACTTTTCGAGTGAAATTACGGGTAATAAGGCGAAAAAATTGCATGAATTAGGTTCAGCTTGTGTAAGAGTATATAAAAACATAGAAAACGATAATGATTTAAACGACGAAATATATCCCGACGGAGATACTAATTGGGAAGCATTAGGCACGAAAAGGTCAAGAGAGGGCGGTATTATATCCGCGTATTAAAATTTGTTAGAATTACCAAAAGTAAGGAGAAGATAAAATGACAATTTTTGAATTAGGTATACTCGAAGTTAAAAGAGAAGGTAAACTGAATAATAAAAATGCTATGGGGTTGATTATCGAGAGAGCATATAAAATAAGAAAATACTTGGATATTGCCGAAAGGAATAGACAGGTTACAGGAAATAGAAATGGAAATAAATAAAATGGAAAAGAAAACTTGTAAATACTGCAACGGAGAAATTAAAAAAGGGGTTTGTATAAAATGCCTTATGCCGACGGAGTATAAAGGTAAAGAAAAGAATAACTGGATAGGAAAGGTGAAAAATGGCAAAAAGAGGTAGACCTTTTGGAAGCACGAATAAAAAGCGTAGAGGACGTCCTGTTGGCTCGAAAAACAAATTGACGACTGTTACCCCTATAATAAGAATAAACTTGAAATGTAGGATATGCAAAAAGCATTATACAGGCAAGTATGGGATAAGAACGGATAATCCCGAATTGTATACCAAAGAAATTAAAGCAAATTGGATATGTCCGTTGTGTAAATAAAGGAAAATGCCATGATAAAAGAATTAAGAGAGTTAGCTAATTACTTAATAAGACGGTTTTGCCTTAAACCCATTGATATACAAGTCCGACAAGTAGAACGAGGCAGGGCGAGGCACAGAACGCGGAAAATCACTATACCATTTTGGGCTTTGGAAGGTGTAAAGGAATACGGGTATTATTATTTTATACATGAAATTTGCCACTTTGTAATGGTTGATAAACATAATTATATGGGACATGGTGAAAAATTCAAAACTTTAGAAACGGAGATATTAAAAGAACATAATATAATACCTGTATATAATAAAGCATATCCGCGAGCATTATATAATTTAAAGGGCGAAAAATTGTGTGGCTTATATGGGGAAAAAGACAAAATCAAAGGGCGAAAAACTGTTATTAAAACATGGAAAGAAAGTATAAAATGAAACACTTATTGTTATCTTGTGAAACATTATTACCAGACGATTATCCTATATATGGGGGATGTATTTATATAGGAGATATGAAATTTTTTCAGAATAACATTTTAGTTAGAGGAACAATTGCGGATTTAAAACGAGAATATAACTTAAAGGAAATTAGGAAGTGTGATATGTTCGGACATAAACAAGCAAAACTTGGTGATGAATTAACGACATTGGGGATTTCAAATGAATAGAAAATTAACAAATAAATTTGCTCTGGTGAAGTGATTTGTGGTATACTATATATGTAGGTAAGAAGGTGAAGGATAGTTTAATCAGCTATCGCAAAACAAGGATAAAGCGGATTTAAAAACAACCCCCTTGACTTACTTATACAATAAGGAAGAAGGAAATAAAATGGAAAGAATAAATAAAATACCATTAAAAGATTTAAAGACGATAGTTAGATTATTAGGATATGAACCTTTTAATCAAAAATCTTGGGAAGAATTTAACGAAGAAGATTATTATAGAATTTTAAAATCAAAAGTTAAAGAAATGGGAGAAATTTACGGATATTAAAAAAGGAGAAAATAAAATGAAAAAAGCACCTAAAGAAATAACATTATGTAATTTGGAAGTTGTAGTTATGCCTAACGGAGAAGTTATATGTTTGGGTAAAAGTATTGGGTGGGTAAAAGAATTAGGCGAATACCTTATTAAAAAAGTGGGGACGAAATGAAAAAGAGCATTAAAAACAGGATTAGACTAACTAAAAATGTTATCAATAAGAAAGGGGTTACTCCCGATAAGAAAGCCCGATACGAGGCAAAATTAGCGGTATTGGAGGATATGTTAAAGCAAGAGGCAAAAGAAGGTATAAAATATTCCTTTAGAAAAGGCGAAAAACAACAGAGCGAAAGCGGATATAATATTGTTAAAAAATAGGGTATAATAAATAGTAGAAGGGAAAATAATTAAAATGAATAAAAAAACTAATATTATAAACTTACTCTTGTCATACGAAAGCGGAGAATTACCTGTTGAAGATACTTTGACCTTATTTGCAGAGCTTATAAGGACAGGGCAAGCGTGGGAGTTACAAGGAAGTATATACGGTAGACCTGCAAAAGAACTGATAAAACAGGGGTATATATCTAAAGAAGGAAAAATCTTAAAGCAATTTGGAGAATAAATTATGTTCAAAAATAAACAAAAAGAACGACGATATTTAAAAAAATATTATAAAGAACATAAGAAAAAATGTAAATCCTGCAATAAACTTATAGGTGGGAAAGTAAAATCAGGATTATGTAAATCTTGTTGCCGAAGGGGAAAAAGACATCATAATTATAAACATGGCAAAAGGTGTAGATATATTAAACGATATTGTATAAATTGTAATAAAACTCTTGATAATAGGGCTAAAAGATGTAAAAGTTGTGCGAAGAAAAGCAAGAATAATCCTATGTATAAAACTGATAAATTCAATGTTATAAAACATCATATATATTTAAGACAAAATGGCGGTAAAACTTTGAAATTAACAAGAAGTAAACATACTCAATTACATAATAAAGCATATGAATATATTTATAAGGTTTATGGAGAAAAAGGTATTGATAAATATATAAAATGGTTTGATAATTTCTACAAATTAAAAGGTGTAAAATGACAGCAAATAAAGCGGAAACATTTGGCGGTGGAATTTGGGGAGAATATCCTCCGAAAAGAGTTAGAAAAGAAAAATTTTCTGATAAACAAATAGAAAAATTATGGAAAGAATTTGGCAATATATGTTTAGACGATAACGATAAAATTGATACCGATTTTCATATTTGGAAAAAAGGGACAGATAAATTTAAAATATGGCATTGGTTTGATGATAACCATTCAAAAGGTTTGACAAAAGGTTTAATGCACTTGAAATAAAAAAATAAATTTGCTCTGGTGGGTAGTTTTATGGTATACTATATAGTAGAGGACAATAAAAATGAATAAAGAATATAGATGTTTAAAATGTGGGTGGTTTAAAAGGACAACGGAAGATTTAGATTTGGAGTGTCCTCTTTGTCAAGAAGGTTTACAAGTAGAGTTTGATACGGAAGAACAAGATGAAAAAATATTGAAGCTGATACAGGAAGATGAAATTGAACAGATGAAATGGAGAATAAGAACTGACGGAAGCAATAATGTTTGGAATTTAATTGAAGCAATAAAAAATCCTTTTGCGAGAGCCGAAAAACGGGTTATATTTATTAAAGCAGGTGGGGTTGTGCCGAGAAATTTTGAAATTAGAACATAAGGGCTACTTACCAATTATAAAAAGGATAACTATGGAAACAAAAAATTTAGTGAAATGTTGTTGGTGTGAGTGGGAAGGAACTGTTGAATTGGGAGAAGAAATTTGTCCGAATTGTAAAAGAAAAGGACATTTAGCCTGGCAAAATATCAATCAACAAGAGGTCGAAGTAGAGGAATAATGTTTAGAGTAGCTATATTAAAAAAAGACGGTAAAGTGGTAAGTAAGAATTTTACCAAAAGACCAGAAGCACAGGATTATGTGCTTGATATAGCCGAGAAAGAAGGAATTAAGAAAGCATATATTTTAAACAAAAACACAGGGGAAAGAGAAATAGTAAAGGAGATATGAAATGAAATATAAAATAAGAGATAATATTGCAGAATTTATTAGTGGACAAGTGTTTAATTCTAAAAAAGAAATTTTAGATGAATTGGCAGTTTATCATGACAACGATTATTCTGGAGTAAAAGACGACGGAAAAGATACTCCTTATAAAGACATATTTGAATTTCTTGCTACATTAAAAGATGATGAGGCAAGGTTGAATTGGCTTTTGGAATATGGTGAGTGGACGATAGAAGAAGTCAAAGAAAAGGCTTGACATCTTGTCACAAAAAGTATATATTTTTTGTGACAAAAGAGAGGTGCATAATATGAAATGTAAAATATTTTGGTATGAATATCATAATCCTTATAATTGGGAAAATACTTACTGACCCTAATGAAAATGACGGGTGGGTTGAGTGTGTTTGCATAGATGAATTAACCGCGATAATAAATGGAAAGGAGTAAATAATGACTAATTTTATCGTTAATGTAAGAGAAGTCCATGTGCAAGGAGTGGAAATAAAAGCGAAAAACAAAAAAGAAGCTATCACAAAAGTAGAAAATGGAGAAGGAGAATACTTAAATAATCATCTGGACTATTCTCATACTTTAGAAATTGATACATGGACAGTAGATAAAATATAAAAAAAGAAGGTAAACCAAATGGGGGAAAAGAATATTAAAACTTTCAAGTGTTTTAGATGTGGTGAAGAATTTAAAAATCGTTACGCCTCACGAATTGATGAAAAACTATGTAAATATTGCGAAGAATTTGATGATGAAAATGGAGAATTAAAAACATAATATGCAACTAATAATTTCTCTTTTACTTTTTATAATGGGTGGAATATTGATGTCCTTAACTGAAATAGAAAGTTTAAGGAGAGTAAGATTTGTATATTTAGTGATAGGAAGTTTATTATTTTTTATCACAGGGATACTTACAGGAATATATATAAATTAGAAAGGAAAAAACATGAAAACAAAAGGGAAAATATCCAATAATGAAACCCTTAAAAATATTACATTTTTTATTAATTATAAAAAAGACCTCGAATTAAAACAGCTTATAGTAACCGACTTTCGTATAGTCTATAAAGAATTTAAAAAATTATTGGAAGATAAAAAAGTAACATTGGTTGCTATCAGAAAAGAAGAAAAAAACCGAAGAAGGAGAAGATAAAATGATAAATATACCCTTAAATATAGACCCCTTATTTACACAAGGCGAAAAAACTTTAATTAAGGCAAGAGAAGTTAAAAACTAAAAAAGGAAAATAATTAAAATGATAATTCTTTTAATAATTCTTGGTATAATAGCATACGCAACAGTTAAGTTTTTTTCTGAATTTAAGAAAAATTTAACAATAACTTCTTTTAATTCTATATTAGAAGATAATACGGGGAACGAAGTTATGGAAGAAGAAACAAAGGAAAAACCGATTAAAGTTGAACTCACAAGTCCTCACGAAAACTTAGAAAAATATGGATTTTTCGTAGAAAGAAAAGAAAATAAATTAGATACTGAACCAAAAGTTTGGGAAAAATATATTGGTCAGGAAACAACGAAGGACACTATAAAAGAAACATTACAAGCAATTAAAAATGACAATACTATTCCTTATCCCCATATTTTGATAAGCGGTAATGCAGGTTACGGAAAATCGGCTCTCATACATTTACTTGCAGAACAAAGTAATTTGCATTTAATTGAAACAATCGCAGGAAATTTAGAAAAACCTGACGATATTTATAAATTATTCTCTCAATTAAGAAAAGAACCCCCTTACTCCATAATTTTTATTGACGAAATCCATGGATTAAAAAAAGAAGTAGGAGAATTATTACTACCTGCTGTTCAATTATTTAAAGTCTCAAATAAACCTATTCCCTATTTTACTTTAGCAGGGGCTACGACAGATTTGGGATTATTAACTAAAAAATTAAGTCCGTTAGTAGATAGATGTAAACAACAATTTATTTTAAGACCTTATTCTAACGAAGAATTGGCAACAATCATAAATAATCAAGCTAAAAAAAGAGAGTTAGAATTTACGCCTGATGCCTTGATAGAAATTGCTTCAAGAAGCCGACAAACTCCGAGATTGGCATTAGGGTTGCTGGATAATATATATTATTATGCTAAATTCAAAAATATCAACAAGATAAATAGAGAAGTCGCTATTCAAAAAATGGAAAACCTCAAAATCCGCAAAGGAGGTATAACAGAAAAAGATATAACTCTATTGACCTATCTATCAAAACAAAGTAACCCTGTTGGGTCAAGCACTTTAACCCAAATATTAAATACGGATAATTTAACTTACCAATATTTTGTAGAACCTTTTTTAGTAAGGAAAGAATTTATAGCAAGAACTCCGAGAGGGAGAATAATAACTTCTCAAGGAAGAAATTTAATAGAGGAATTAAAAAGTGAATAGACTTCATTAACAGGAAGGAAAGGTAAGTTATCAAACGCTTTTATACATGGAAAATGTTGTCAATTTCCTGTATGTAAAAATTGCGGTAAAAAATTAGGTAATTATAATGCTAAATTGTGTATAAAATGTAATGGATATGCACATAAACATAGAATTCAAAACCAAAAATATAAAAAGGAGTTACAAAATGAAAATAATTAAAATATCTAAAAAAATGAAAACAGAAAGTGTTTATTATTTACAAAATCATTTAACTAAAAAAAGAACAAAACCTTTTAGTAAAAAATATAGAACATATATTAAATCTCTCATAGATAAAAAGGAAAAAAATATAGAAAAAGAAGCATGGGGGTATGTAAATTCCTCTCAATTAAATTTGGGGTTTATAGAATTAGTTAGGGATAAAAAAGCAAAAATGGTGCTTACTAATGATAATAAAATAGATAGAAATTCTGGGCTTAAATCTGTGGCAGAATTGTTTTTAATGATGATAGAAATAACAAATAAAGGAAATGATAAAGGAGTAGGGGAGATATTAAATGCAATCTAAAATAATGGAAAAATATAAAAATTATTTATTAGTAAATGGTTCATCTGCTTTAACTATATTAAATCATACTAATAAAATTGAAAAAGTCCTAAAAAAAATTAAAGTTGGCGATTTTAACGCAGAAAATATAGCCCAATTTCTTTTAGATATGAGAACAGATAATAAACCCTCCACAATCAATAATTATAGGGCAGTTATAGCTTCTTTCCTTAAATTTTTGAAGAAAGATATTGTTATTCCTAAATTATTAAAATTAGATAAAATTTTACCCGATAGTATTAACGAAGAATTTTTTAAAAAAGAAGTTATACCTGTTGTAGAATGTATTTTTGAAAACCCATTAAAAATAAAAGCAATATTATATTTTATGTTTTATACGGGTATAAGACGAGCCGAATTTAATAATTTAAGACGAGAACATATTGATTTAAAATTAAGAACAGCAAAGATTTATGGGAAGGGGAAAAAAGAAAGAATAGTATTTTTTACAAAAGAAGTTAGCGAAATTTTACAAAGATATTTTGCAGGGGAAAGTGAAGAAACAAATGCTTTCAATATTAGAAGTGGTGGATTAGGAGGAATTTTTGAAAAAGCCAGACCTTATTTTAAAAAAATAAAATTTAGATGTCATTTGTTTCGTCATGCCTTTGCTACCATGTTTATAAATAATGGCGGTGATATTGCCACTTTAAGCAGGTTGTTAGGGCATAATTCAGTAACGACCACTATGAGATATATTGGGGTAGAAACTACGAAGATGAAGGAAATTTATGATAAAAATATTGGGAGGAAAAAATGAAAAAGTTAGAAAAAGTTTTGAATTTTTTATCTGGAACGAAAATCGGTCAAATTATTTTATTTATAACTGATATAACAATTGGATTTGGAAGTTGGCTAATACCACTTGGTTTGTGTTTATATTTATATGAAAAACAATTATGGTATTGGATAATAACTATTCCTTTTATCTTAATAGGATTTGTTATATTTGATTTTATTCATTATCATAGTTGTATGGCAGGGCAAGCTACATTGTTTTTTGAAAACAAGATATTTTGTAATATGTGCCATAAATGGTATTTTGGAAGATTTGTTAATTGCGAAGTTACAATAAAAGAATATGGACATATTCCTTATGTTTTAACAGATAAAGGACATTTTGAATATAAAGATAAAAGAAAAATTTGTTGGTTATGCTATAAGAAAAGGAAAAATAATAATGATAAAAAAATATAGAGAATATTTATTAGTTAATGGAAGCTCGACTTTAACAATACTTAATCATACTAATAAAATCAAAAAAATTCTAAAAAAAATTAAAGAAAAGTTATTTCCTTATTTCTATGAATAAATCTACTGATAGGGTATTTCTTATATGTAATAGATTTTGTGTAGAAAAAATTGATGAAGATGATAATTTTGTAATTATAAAAATAAGAGAGGAACTATAAAATGAAATGTCCTTATTGTGGGAGTAAAGCAACACACGAAAATAATTATACACAAAATTATAATGGACAATTAAAAAAATCGCGAACGTGTTTTAATTGTGGCAGGGATTTTGAAGAAAGAGAAGTTAAAGATTGTGGTAATAAAACATTTTATCATGGAGATAATTTTCCAAATTTCAAGATAGAAAGAGATAAATTTAAAGATTTGGGAATTGTTCCTAAAGCAAAAGAAGAAGATAAAATTGATTTGTGGATTGATTTATGGCAGTTGTTAAGAGATAAAACCCGAAAAAATTGAATACTCTATATAATAAGATACAATATATAGTATATATATCATAATCATATTTGAATAATTAGAATACCTTCTTCTTTTATTCCTATAGCTAAAGCTATAGTCATAGAGCAAGACACTCTTGCTGTAAAATATGAAAGGAATGATAAGAAAGTAACCAAAAAGGGGGTTGATATGGATTTTAACGAATATCAAAAGAAAGCAAAAACAACTCTGGTAAATAATCACAATACAAAAGAATTACTTATTGCTCGATTGGCATTGGGTTTATCTGGCGAAGCAGGAGAAATTGCTGAAAAAGTCAAAAAATATTTACGCGGAGACTATTCTTACATTACCGCTTTGAGAATGAGGATTAAAGGTGAGCTTGGTGATGTGCTTTGGTATGTTGCAGTATTGGCTTCTCAACTTGAATTCGATTTAGATGATATTGTAAAAGAAAATATTACTAAACTTGCTTCCAGAAAGAAACAAAATAAGATTAGAGGAAATGGGGATTGTAGATAGGGTGTTAAGAAAACAAAAGTTAGCTCTATAACCTTGACAGACTGCTATATGATATGGTATAATTGTAATAGGACAAGGGGTGTAATATGAATAGAAATAGTTTACCAAAAGGACGTTCATCAGATACTTATCATAATAAAGCAAAAAAAATTAAAAACACTTATCGAAAACTTTTTAAAAATTCAGTAGCACAAAAGAAATACGATATGTCTTTACCAGAAGAACGAAGACCTAAAAAGAAATATTTTTGCGATAATTATTCAAACGAAAAAAGTTTTATATCAAAATTCAAAATTAAAGCACCGAGTAAATAAGCGTTGAACCGTTTTTAAAAAAACGAGGAGCATATGAAGAATAAAGATTTGAACTGTTCAGTTGGTAAGCAATATCCATATCAGGAAAAAGTATCTGGTAAGAAATTTGTATCAGGTATGTTTAATTTTCTTAATCCTGTATTATGGTTAAAAGACCTTTCTTCACTTTTTAATATCAGAAAAATAATAATAGCCTTGCTAATCGTAGCAGGGTTTTTTGTTTATGGATATGTAAAAGGACAATCGGGTAGACCTGTCGAATTCGATATTGGAAGATATGAAGAAGCTGTGATAAAATTAAATGGCGAACAATTACATATATATAAAAATGGCGAGGTTTGGATAGAAGATTTTAAAACAAAGGAGAAAATAAAACAAATACTTGTAAAAGATATTCCTTTACTTAAATCAAAACTTGCCCCAATTAAATTAAAACTAAGTCCCATTATAGTTGCTGGATATGGAGTAAGTGATAAAGGCACTTCACAGGCAGAAGTAGGAATAGGAGTATCGTTTTTAGAATATTGGAAAATGTCATTGGAAGCATTTTTAACACAAGTAGGAGCATATGTCGGCACAAGTTATAGAATAACCGATAATACTTCGGCAGGGATAGCACTTGGTAAGGGATATAAAGATTTTGATACCAGAATTCTTCTTTATGGGAGAATAAAATTTTAATATGAAACATAAAAATAAAATGAGTTTAAAATATTATTGTATGGATTGCGATAAAAGAATTCATCCACTTTACAAAAATATGGTATAATACAATGAACATTTTAGAAAATATCTTTATGAAAGTTTTTGACGGAATAATATATGTAATTAACAAAGTAGTTTATAAAAAACAGGAACATATTTTAGAAAGAAAAGGTAAAACCAAATTAGAAAGAATATTACGAGGGTTAATATATATTCCAGCTACTATTCTTTTTCTTTTAATGGTATTGGTGATGTTTGTAGTTATGGGAATAAATAATTTATTAAAAAAAGTAATAGGAAAAAAATGAATAATATAATTTGCTATATAATAACGGGAATAATTGTTGTAAGTTTTAAAATATATACCTTTATTAATTTTATAAAGGAGAAACTTTGCAATGTTAAATAAACTCGAATTAGATAAACTTCAACATGATTTAAAACGAGCGAGTAAGGTATTGAGTTTAGTTGCAACAGAAAAATCCACAGAAAAAAGAAACTTACTAATTTCACTTATTACAGATGAACTTGATAGATTACATAGTGATTTAGATGAATTATCTGAAAAGGAAGAAAAATAATTTATGTCATTAACAAAGAAAAAATTAAAGGCTTTTAAATATTTCATGAAACAACGCAAATATCATGCTAATTTGTTCCATTTTTAGTTACTAAAAAAAAGGAATTAACTCAAGCCTTGCATAAAATGATTAAAAAATATGCACAGTTAGAACATACTCTATATCCTTACAATCCATACAGAAGAAAGAGAGGGCAGTAGTCATTCCATATATAAAAGCAAATGACGGAAGAAGAAAAGCATTAAGAAAAGGTGAACCAGCTTTAAATGCAGGGGAATTAAATTATCAAATATTTCATTTTGTGAAACATAATTATTTTAAACCATATATCCTAAATATTAATTTCAACCATAAAGATTATTATAATCAAATTAAAAAATATGTTGATAAATTTTTAGGATGGAAACCTAATTATCAAAAATATAATGATATGACAGGAGCATTAATTAGATGTAAAAAAGAAATAGAACGTAGATTAGAATATAGTGGTAAAATTTTAGTAAAAATTATGAATACTTATGATGATGAAATTGCAAAATATGAGGATACTAAAATCATCCAAAATTCGGATGTGGAGTAAGTTATGATATACAAACCTAATGAACGTATTAGATTGACAAGTTATTTAGCGGGGGCGATAGAACACGCTTCAAAGAAGGAAATGACTTCTTGGAGAGAAGAAATTACAACAAAACTCAAAAGTTCTGACTTGTTAATTTACGACCCTATAAAACAAGAAAGTTCTAAAGTTGGAAAACCTTCTGGCGAACAAGTAGAATATATAAAAGGATTAAAAAAAGCAGGGAGATTTGATTTGGTTTATAGAGAGATGTGGAAAATTTGGTTTGGACAAATATCAGAAAATACAGATATAATGCCTTTATTAGAAAATCTTAGAATGAGAAAACATATAGACGGTAATAGACCAGAAGATTTATCGTATTGGGGAGATGCAGAAGCAGTGGTTAGAAGTGATTTTATTATTATTTATATGCCAAAAGATACTAAAACTGTAGGAACAATTTGGGAACAAGTTTTTGCGATGTTATTTAGAATTCCTATTTATTTGATTCTTCCAGATTCGCCAAAAACAGAAGCTAACACCACTTTATTATTTGGAGACCAAATTTCTAACAATGGAGAATTAATAACTTTTTACAATATTAATGATTGTGTTAAATATATAATTGAAAAACATAATGTTAAAATTATAGAACCAGAAAAAAAGAAAGAAAAATAATGGCGAATTTAACCTTATGCGATATTTGTAAATCTATTATTAAAAAAACCGATACGGAATTTTTATTAGGGATTTCTGAAGTTACTGGAACTTCCAGTCGTCTTACATCTAAAAGAAGAAAACAAGAAATGCAAGACTATTTGGTAAAATGGATGGAAGAAGAACGCAGTGGAATTCTTGTTTTTGAAATTTGTGCAACTTGTAAAAAAATATTATATCATTTATTTAATATGAAAAAAATAGAAAGAGCTAAAATTTTAAAAAGTTTAGAAAATTTATATAATCAAGAACCTAAGAAAAAAGGATGGGGAAAGTAATGAGAGAATTCAAATCTGGTGCGACACGAAATGATAATAAAAACAAATTGGATTTCGAGGGATTTCTTAGTCCAATAGTTTTAGAAGCCTACTCTAAATATATGCACAAAAATAGAATACAAGCTGATGGGAAATTAAGAGCGTCAGATAATTGGCAGAAAGGATTTGGAGATAATCATCTTTCTGTTTGTATGAAAAGTTTATGGAGACATTTTTTGGATTTATGGAAAGAACATAGAGGATATAAAAGTAGAGAAGGAATAGATGATGCTATTGGAGGTATTTTATTTAATATTATGGCATATTATCATAAAATATTAAATGATAGAGTAAAGGAAAATAAACAATGAAAATTATAGTCAATGGAAATAATATAGAAAAAGCCTTACGCATTTTAAAAAAGAAAACTATATCTATGCTTAGAGAATATAGAGATAGAAGATATTATAAAAAGCCTTCACAAATCAAACGTGAAAGAAATAATGCAAGTAAAAGAAAGAGAAGAAAATGAAAATAGAAATAGGCGAGAATTTAACAAAGGCAATTACTCAAGTTAGTATTGTTGTTGCAGTATTGGGATATTTTGCTCTTATTCTTCATATTTTAATTAACTAATAAGAAAGGAATTATATGAAAATAAAAAGACGAATATTTAATAAAGAAACAGATAAAACTAAAACTATAACAGAAAAAGTAGAACTTATAAAAAAGAATGATAAAACAGTATTGGTGAAGTTAGGTAATGGTGATGTTATTAAGAGGAAAATAAAGGATTGTATTTTTGATGAATAAATTAATAATATTAGATTGGTCGATTTTTGTATTTAGAAGCATATTTGCTTGGAGAAAAACTAAACAAATTCCAGCAACATATACATGCTTAAATATGCTCTTATCGGCTCTCCGTAAGATAGGTGTCGACCCTTTTGATGAAATAATTTTGGCTTGTGACGGGAAAGGAAATTGGAGGAGTGATTATGAAACCCAATATAAAGCCAATCGGAAAGCATTTAGGGAAAGTTTTGAAGATATAAATTGGAAAGAAATGTTCGATGAGTTTGATACTTTATTAAATGTTTTAAACGCAGGAACAAATTGGCAAGTTATTAAAATAGATAAAATTGAAGCTGATGATATAGCGAGTGCAAGTTGTAGATATTATCCTGATAAAGAAATAGTATTGGTATCTTATGATAGCGATTGGGAAATGCTTTGGAATTATGATAATGTAAAAATATTTTCTATTTTAAAAAAGTATAAAGGAGTAAATGGAAATTATAAAGTAAAACCTGAAAATTTTAACGCATATAAACTTCTTTCTAAAAAAATAGAAAAAGAAACTACTGATAATTTAGTTAGTCCTATTTTAAATGCTAAAGATTATGAAAATAGAAAAGTGATTGTTAATTTACTTGAATTACCTGAATTTATCGAAAGTCAAATTATAGAAGCCTTTAAGAATTTAACAGAAAAAGAAGGGGATTTAGATTTAGTGCCATTTCGAACTTTAAGAGAGAAATTAGGAGGATTATATAACGATACCAGAAAAATTATTAAATACGAAGATGCTGTAAAATATGAAGAAAAGAAAGAAAAAAGGAAGAAAGTAAAGAGGAGGAAATAAAATGGACAAGTATATCGGATATTGCGTTCGATGCAAAAACAAAAGAGATATGTTAGAAGTAGGAGTAGTTGTTGCAAAAAATGGTAGACGAATGGCTAAAGGTAAATGTTTTAAATGTGGCTGTAAAATGTGTCGGATATTGAAGAAAGAGGTAAAAAAATGAAAAAGTTTAAAATTAAAAGAAGGAAAAATGAAACTATTAAAGTTTCTGAAGTATATCTTAATGGATTGTTACAAGATAACAAAGATTATATTATTCAAAAAGATGGTGTAAAATTTCGTCAAGAAGTTGATAAAGGCGATGAAAATGTAGTTACGATTAAAACTATACGACATATTAAAGTTTAATAATTAAAATAATAATAATAAAGGAGGCAAAGTAAATGGAAACCAGAAAAGAAATGCCAGAAGAAGTTAAGAATCAAATGGTAAATGGTAAGAAGCGAGTTATTACAGAAAAAATTCCAGAAAATTTAGCTAAAGACCTTAAAACAAAGAGAGATAAAAAGAATACTCTGTTACAAGGTTTTTTAAGACTATCTTTACAGATAGCAAATGCCGAAGCTCAACAAGTTCAAATGTTAGAAAAAATAAAAAATCAAGAACAAGTTATTGGTTCTGCTATAGAGCATAGTTTTAAAAAGATGAAGTTAAGAAAGCAGTCGGAATATCAATTTAGATTTGATGGCAAAGAAAATTTTATCGGGATTTATAATCCACCGAAGCCTAAAAAGAAAGAAGAAAAGAAATAAGGAGGAAAAGTAAATGATATTTAAGCATGTCTGCAAAAAAGCTGATAAATATTTAGCTAAGATAATATTTAAAAATGGTGAAAAAGAAAAATGGGCTACAACTTCAGAAGCAGTTTATAATTGGGCTAAAAAGAATTTTAAAGAAGATGATGAAGTTGATGTTCAATATACTGTTAAGAATGGTCAATATTTTGTTAGCAAGATTATGAAACCTGGAAGTAGTGGAACTGTAATAAAAGAAGAAACTCCAAAAGAAATTTCTAAACCCACTTGTGAAGATTGTGGGAAAGAATTAAAAGATGATAAATATAAAAAGTGTTACAATTGTAACAAGAAAAATCCTGTAAAAAAGTCAACAGGAACATATACAAAATCTCCCGAAGTGCAACAAAGTATTAAAAGACAAGCTATTGGACACATGACCTCACGAAGTTTAATTGCTCTAACTGGTCAAGTGGATGTTAATAATATTGAAGAAATAGCTGAAAGTTTATACAAATTATATGTAAAATTGGTAGGATAATAATAAAGGGGATAATCATGGCTAAAACTAAAAAGAGAAAAAAGAAGAAGGTTATTAAAAAGCGTATTAAAGCTAAAATCGATATTGAACAAATTCTTTTAAGAAATAGACAAATATTTTTGTTTGATTCTATAAATAGCGAATCAGCAAAAAAAATAGTTGCACAATTAATAACTTTAGATAAAATAAATCATACTGCTATTGCTTTTTATATAAATTCTCCAGGTGGTAGTTGTAACGATGGATTTGCTATTCTCGATGCTATGCGAGGAATTCGTTCTCCAGTTGTAACCTTTATTACTGGTGAGGCTTGTTCAATGGCTGGACTTATTTCTATAGCTGGCAATAGAAGAGTAATGAGTAAAACGGCTATATGGATGTCTCACGATATGGCTGGTGGAGTTTGGGGAGATTATACTACAAAAGTAATAGATAGAACTGAACACTTAAAAAGATACCAAAGCCAAATATTTGGATTTCTAAGAGAACATACCAAACTTTCTGAAAAAGAATTAAACCACGCCAGACATGGTGAACTTTGGCTTACAGCTAAAGAAGCTTTAGAAAAAGGAATTGTTGATAGAATAGTATAAAATGGAGATAAAAATGTTTAAATTATTTGATAAAAAACTTATAGTTATTAAACTTTTATTATTTCTTTGTGTAATTTTAATTGCTTGGAATAGCTATTTAACTTACGAAAATGATAGATTAATTACTAAACTAAATCGTAATATCGAAATATTTAAATTCGGTTATGGCAATAAGTTAATTGATATAGTAGATTTTTTAACTTTACTTTCTGAAACAACAAAAAATAATGATAAAAATATATTACAAATAATAAACAATATAAATAATAATATTAATAAAGTAAAAGATAAACAAAACCAATTAAAAAGAGATTTTTTATTGACTAAAAAACTGGATGTAGAAAATATAGAAAATATTCTTGAAGCAAATTTACTTCTTAGAAATAAAACAAAAGGTTATCAAGGGTCAGGCACACATATTAAAATAAATAGTAAAAGCTATATATTAACATGTTGGCATCTTATAGTAAAAGAAAATGATAAATTTGTGGCTATTAACGATATAGGCGATGAATATCCCATGTTTTACATAAAAAGTAATAAAAAAATAGATTTGGCTTTATTCGAAATTAAAAATGTAAATCATTTATCCTACTTGGAAATTTCAAAAGAAAATCCAAAAATAGGTAGTGAAGTATTAGTAGTAGGTAATCCGAGTTGTTGGAATGATGTTGTTACAGATGGGATTATAGCACAAAAAGAAAAAGTCGAATATTGTTTAACTAATTTAAGTTATTTTGGAAGTAGCGGTGGAGCAGTTCTGTATAAAGGAAAAATTGTAGGAGTAATAAGTAAATTATATACTGATTTTAAATGGAAAAAGTCAAAAAACATAGCTCCATCATTTGTGGCTTATACTATTGCTGTAAATGTAGAAACTATAAGAGAATTTTTGAAAGGAGTTAAATAATGACAAAGAAAAAATATCCTTATTGGGTATGTAGAGAGTGTGGATTAAAAGCTTCTAATGGGAAGTCATTTGATATATCCACATATCATAAAGGAAAATGTGGTGTTTGTAAAAAGGTTAAAGCAGTTACTGAACCACGCGACTTCTTCTATCCAAAATTTGATTAACAACAGGGAGTTTAATATGAAATGGGTAAGACGAATTATAATTTTATTGCTGGTTATAGCAGTTATTTTTCAATTTTGTTATACCAGAACCTCGATTCAGTCGATAAGTAATGGTTTAATAATGCTCAAAAATAATGTTGCGGAGTTAATTCAAAATATTGAGCACAAACCCGACTTTGATAAAATGAAACTTACTACAGTTCAAATCAAAGTAGGGAAACCTGGCGGTGCTGGAATTATAATAAAAGGAACAAAAAACTATCTTTATATTTTAACTGCTAGACATATTGTAGATAGAAGGGGTAAAATAGTTATCAAAATTAGAAAAGGTCTTGAAGTAGGAGAATTTGTAATTGTTAAGGATGTGGACAGAAAAAATATCTATCAAGATGCCAAAGTAGATTTAGCTTTAATTAAGGTATTAAAACCTTTTGAAAATATCCCTTACCTTAAATTAGGGGAAAATACTCCTAATGTAGGAACTAAAATATATACAATAGGACATCCTTTCTGTTTTGCGTATACTATTAACGAAGGTATTGTAACTAATTACACTAAAAGATTTTCTTGCACAGGAAGAAAAGAAGAATATCTCCAATCTAATGCTCCTGCAATGAATGGAAGTTCAGGTGGGGCAGTTGTGAATGGAGATACAGCAGTTGTAGGGATATCTATAGGGATTATGTATATAGAAAAAACATTGTTTCCTAATTATTCTTTTGCAACCAAACTAGAAGATATTAAAAGATTTTTAAAAAAGGTTGAAGAAAAATGAAAAGACCTATCGTTACTGATATAAAATTTCTCAAACAAATAAGCGAACCAGCTACTTTTGGGGAAGCAAAGGGGATTATTAAAGATTTAGAAGATAGTCTTGATTTAGATAAGGGCATTGGTTTATCTGCTATTCAAATAGGGATTCCTAAACAAGTTGGAATAATTAGAATTCATGGGTTAAAAATAAATTTAATTAATCCTAAGATTATAGAGAAAGAAATTAAATTTAGACATCAACAAGAAAGGTGTTTAAGTTTACCTGGGTTAAGGATAGATACTATTCGATTTAAAAAAATAATTATTGAGAATCTTAAAACAAGAACATATGAAGGAGTAGAAGCAATTGCTGTTCAACATGAAGTAGACCACATGAAGGGGATACTTATCACAAATAGGAAGTGGAAAAAACGAAAATAATGAATGAAAAAGAATATCGACGAATTTGGAGAAGAAAAAATAAAAAGAAGTTACAAAAATATTGGAAAAAATATTATCAAGATAACAAAGAAAAATTTTTTCAAGATTCTGTAGTCAAAATATGTGGACGTTTAAAAATTAATCGTCCTTTATTAAGGAAAGATAATAGATTAGGAAAATATTATATGGCTTCTGTTTGTGAAGCACAAAATGTAAAAACTAAGAAGTATCGATATATCATTAGATATAATGCGAAAATGTTAAAGACAACTCCAAAAGAAGATATTATTCATACTATTTTACATGAATTGGGACATATTAAAACCGAAGCAAAAAAGAGAGTTGATGCAGAATATAAAGCAGAATTGTTTGCCATGAAAGCCATTAAAAAACATTATCGTCCATATTATAAAAACGCAGTTAAGTATTTAGTCAGTGTAATAAAGTTTACTGATAAAATTTATCCGAAAGCATTCAAAAAAGTATTAGAGAAATTAAATGGCAAATAATTTTATAATAGGATTTATAATTGAACTTATAGGAACATTGGGAATTTTAATATATCCTATCATTTTTTTATACAGTGGTAAAAAAAGATATGCTCTATTAACTATAATCAGTCTTTTAATGGCATTATTTGGATATATGTTTACTATTATATAAAAGGATAAAATGAAATATTTTTTTACAAGTGATTTACAAAAGGAATAAATAAAAATGCCTAAAAAGGGATATAAATGGTCAGAAAAAGAAAAGAAAAAAAGAAGTGTAACTATGATAAAAGTTTATATAAAAGATTCTACTTTAAAAGAACGAACTAAAAGAATTGGAAACAAAAATGGTAGGTATATCGATGGAAGATGTTCAAACTATTTTATTAAGACATCCTGCTAATTGTCAATTGATAACTCATAGAGAAAATCTTATTAAAGCCAAAAAAGGACATAGGTATCGTGATGGTAATTCTATTAATTTAAAACAATTATTTAATTTAATAAAAAAGTTTAAATTAAATTGGTATGAACAGAAATTATGTCTTAAAACAATAAAAAATTATAGGGGGAAACAGGTGGTAAATGGAGGTAAGAAATGAAATATTTTTTTACCTCTGATTACCACCTTTAACTTGGTCATGCAAATATAATAAAATATTGCGGAAGAACTTTATTTATGACTAAACAAGATAAAGAAATTTATAATAATTTAGCAATAGATAAACAGGCAAGATGGAAAATCAGTTCACAGTCTTTGAATAATATGAATCGAGAATTAATTCGACGTTGGAACGAAAAAGTAAAATCAGAAGATGTAGTTTTCCATATTGGAGATTTTTGTTTTAAAAACAGTTCAAGTAAAAGAGGAGAAGGAATTAAAATCAATAGTTCTAAATGGGAAGAAAACTTAAATGGAAAAATAATTCATTTAAAAGGTAATCATGATAAAAATAATAGCACTAAAACTATAATAGAAAGATTGGTAATAGGTTATGGAGGTAAACGAATTAATTTAGTTCATATTCCAGATTTTGCTGATGTTAATTATGAGATTAATTTTACAGGACATGTTCATAATAAATGGGAAATTAAAAGAATTAGAAGAGGAGAAAATTTTACCGATTGTATAAATGTGGGTGTAGATGTGTGGAATTTTTATCCAGTAACATTTGAAGAAATTAACAGAAGATATTCTAAATGGTTAAAACGAGGTAAATAATATGTCAACAAATTTTATGATGATAGGACTAATTTTTTGGTCATATTTAACCGCTTTTAATTATATATTATGTAAAAATCTTTTGTTAGGATGTGTATTTTTTTGTTATGGAACAGCGAATATATTTCTTTTTTACTTAGGAAATAAATAGGAGGAAAAAATGAAGAATAAAAATCTAAAAAAAGGTATCGAAGATGCTAAAGAAGGACGAGTAACAATATTAAAAGACTATACAACTCCAAGTGATAAAACTATAGAAGAACTTTTCAAAAAAGACGAAAGAGAAAAATATTTATATTATAGAATTTATCTTTATTTTTATGGGCTTTTTTGGCAATTGGTTCGTTTACCTGGAGATATTAGAAGAAATATCAGAGATTTTTTTCAAAGAGGGAGAAGAGGATGGGCTAATAGCGACACCTGGGAATTCAGTCATTATTTGTCAAAAGTTATTTTGGGAGGAGTAGAACATCTTGAAAAAATCCAACATGGGATGCCTACTTGGAAGCCTGGGAAAACCGATTTGGAATGTGCAAATGAATGGGATTGTATTTTAAATGCCATTATCAATACTTTCAGATTAGCAAAAGAAATTAGCGATGGCAAGGTTTGTTATTTGCCCCTTAAAGATTTCACAGAAAAAGAATATAGAAGATTAGCCAAAGCATTAGAAAATTCTAAACATCGTATGAAAGTTTTGAATCGTAAAGAAGTTTTTGAATATGAAGAAGGATTTCGATTATTTGCTGAATACTTTTTCAGCTTATGGGATTAATATGAAGTGTAGATATTGTAAAAGAAAATTACCAAATAAAAATTATAAAACAAAATACGGATGTATTTGGTGTGATACCCAATGGCATATAAATAAGTTAAGAAAACAAAAGTTGGTTTCAAAACCTTGACAGACCATATAGAAGTGTGGTATACTTATAATAAGAGGAACTATACATGAAAACCCCTACTTTAAAAATAAAAAAGAAAATCAGAGTGAAAGCCATTCGTAAATTTAAAAGCGAAATAAAAGAAATCGTGCATGATTGTCTTTTGGATATTGAAAGCTACATTGTAGAAGATTTTATGCGTTATTTAAAGAAAAAAGGAATTTTATATGCGGAAGCAAAGAAGGCGAATAAAACGTCGAAAAATAAAAAAAAGTAAGATAAAAAAGAGAAGTATATTGTCAAGGCATTTAAATTGTGCCCCAACAAATTACTGGACAAAGATGACTACATATACTTTAATTACTTTTGAATTTGTTTTCGTTCTTTGGTGGCTTCAAGATTTACTTTTAAATTGGACTGAAATTTTAATTAAATTACAAAATATTATTAATATTGCAATAGGATAGTTTATATGATAGAATTAACTTATTTAGTAAGATTGGGGCTTTCAGTAATATTAAGTTTTTTTATTGGTTGGGAACGCGAAGAACAAGATAAAAATGCAGGGTTGAGAACTTTAATGCTTATTAGTTTAGGGTCTACAATTTTTACTTTACTTCCTTTCCTATTGCTCCCTCTTTCAAAACAATTAGACTTTAGTTATGACTTTTCGAGAATAATTGCATATGTTGTCGCAGGGGTCGGGTTTTTAGCAGGTATAGTAATAGTAGGAGACAAGCGTAAAGTTCGGGGAATAACTACTTCTGCTTGTATTTGGTCTATTGTAGGAGTTGGAATTTTATGCGGTATGGGTCAATATACATTAGCAATTATTTCGGCATTTTTTATTTATGCAATTCTTAAATTAAAATACATTAAAATTACAATAGCAAAAAGGAGAAAGCGATGTCGAAGGAAAAGAAACCAAAGGTAGAGTTTATTCCTTTATATCAAAAATGCACTTATCATCATCCTGATGAGAAAGGTATTTGTAAAAATTGTAATAATACAGGCAAATATTGTGATGGATATTATATGATAATTAATGGTAAAACGGGCTGGTTCGTAGATAGTATCAAATAAGGAATAATATGGACAATTTAAAAGAATATATAAAAATGTGTGAGAAGGCAAAGGAGATACAGAAAAAGTGGAAACCATTAATAGGAGATTTCGTTTCCACAAAAGGAATGGTTGAAGGCAGGAGTTATAATTGGGAAACTTATTTATTTGGCAAGAATAAATGGGCATATTATAGTCTTCCTTTTGAACGATACGGATATATTTCGAGTCTTAATGGTTTCGGTGGTAGTTGTAAAATTGGAGTAAAGGAAAAGTTAGTGAAGATAGCTCAAGGAATGACAGATGGAGCAGGGGTGGTAACTCTTATTAATAATGTAATATTTTGTCCTCGTCAAGACCAGTTGCAGGAGATGTTGAAAGACAAATATGCTTGGTCGAAAAAATTCCCCCATGACTTGATATGGGATTTTTCAAGTTTTATCCAAGATAATGAAAAGATAAATTCTATGGAACAGCTCTGGCTTGCGTTCGTGATGAAAGAAAAATTCAATAAAATATGGAATGGAGAGGACTGGATAAATGTATAAAAAAATTATAGAGACTTATTTACTTCAATATTTAAAATTAAGAAAAATTCCTTATAAAAAATCTGGCAAGGTGATAATGGTAAAATGTCCTTTTTGTAATCAAGATAAGATGGTAGCAAATATCATTCCCAATACAAATATTGTGAATTGTTTTGTTTGTAAAAAGAAATATACCGTTTTAGATATAGCTAAAAAAATAGAGAAAAATTTTCCTGTCGATGAAGAAGAACAATATCATTATCTTAAAGAATTATTAAAAGTAAAAGTAATGACAAAAACAGACGAAATAAATATAGAAAAAGTTTTAGATTTTTATGTAGAAAACGGATTCGATTTAGTTCCTATTGCTAATAACCAAAAAAAACCTATCGAAAAAGATTGGACAAATAAAAACCACAAGGAAAAAGACGAATGGCAGGGGTGGTTAGTTAATGGATTAAATTTAGGAGTTAAAACTGGTAGTAAAAGTAATATTATTATTATAGATATAGACCAAAAACCTATTCCTGAAGAAATAAAAAAGTTAATGGGTAAAACTTTAACACAAGAATCTACTAATGGGTTTCACCTTTTCTATAAATATGATAAAAACTTTCCAAAAACAAGAATAGATTCTCTTAAAATAGATATTGAAAATGAGGGCGGTCAAGTTGTTATTTATCCTTCTAAAGTTAAAGATATTTCACGAATAATACAAATACGCCCAATTATAGAAATGCCAAAGGAATTAAAAAAACTTTTACTTTCTAAAATAACAGTGCCAAGAAAAACGAATAGCGAAAAATTAAGAGAAGATATTATAACTGAAGATTTTAAAATAGACCCGAAAAAATTTCTTTTAAAAAATAATAATTTAGATGGAAGTTGTAATACCGAATTTATAAAATTAGGGGGTATTTTAAGAAAACAATTAAATATTGACCAAACAAAATATGTATTAAATGTTTTAAATAAGCACATGTTAGAAAAACCTATGCAACAACAAGCAATAAGAGCTATGATTAGAGAATTGGATAAATATAATGTATTTGATGAAAAAGAATTAGCTCATAAAGTGCTTGAACATTTAAAAGAAACTGGCGAAATGAGTAGAACAGAAATGGCAATGACTATTGCAGGAACTAATAGAGGGGAAGAAAAAAAGAGAGTAGATAAAGTATTGGAATATTTAGTTAGAGAAGAATATTTATGTAAACGAGGTGCTAAGTATTCAATAATTAAACAATTAGATTGGTCAGAAGAATTACTTCAAATCGGAGTTCCTATAAAATTTAAAGTGCCTTATTTTCATAATTGGGCTTATTTTAATCAACAAGATTTAATAATAATAGGAAGTCAAAATAAATACGGGAAGACGACCCTTTCGATGAACTTTGTAAAAAAATTAGTTAATCAAGGAATAAAGCCAGATTATATTTACAATGAAACTGGTGGAAGATTTGCTAAAGTGGCTTTAAAATTAGGTATGAAGGGTGGCGATTTTTCTAGTGCGTGGGTAAGTAGTCCTTCCAAAGTAATTTTAAGAGAAGGAAAAGTAACTATATTCGATTGGGTTAAACCAGATGATTTTGCGAGAACTGATAATGTATTTGCAGAACTTATAGAAAAAGTTAAAAAGACAAATGGATTTTTAATTTGTTTCGTGCAATTAAGAAATGACGATAACTTTTTTGCAAAAGACCAAATAGGACAATTCCCTGCTTTATTAGCAAAATATGTTTATAATAACGAAGAAGGAACGGATACTCAATTTTTAGTAGAAAACGTAAGAGATGCAAAAATAAGACGTAAAAGATTTCCTATACCTTGTTTATATGATTGGGAAAATCATTTAGTAAAAACAGTAGAAGAAATTGAACAGGAAAAAATAAAACAAAATGAAACCAATAAAAAAGATTAATAAATCCAGAGTAGAAGCTTTTTTAGGAATCCACTTGAAACCTAATATGATTTCTATAGGTTGGGATGTTAGTGTTCGAAGCACAGGGGTAGCTGTTATTAGAACTACTGATAGTTATCTTATTATAGATAAAACCCGAAAAATAACTATTCCTAAAAATGTAGTTCAAATAGATGCTCTTGATTTATTCATTAATCAATTAAATGAATTTGCTATGGAAATAAGTAAAACTTATAAAATAGATATTAATATTATTGAAGATTGTTATTTTGGGTCTAATGTCAATACGCTTAAAGCATTGGCTCGTCATTCGGTGCTTGTTTATGATAAATTTAAAGGATTGGCTCGTAAGCAGAAATTTCTATTACCAACTTCGGCAAGAAATAAAGTAAATTTTAAAAAATCTTCTAAAAAAATAAAGGGACATGCACTCAAAAAAGAAATCGTAGAATATATCAATAATGCGTTGGATTTGAAATTAAAAATAAAAGACCAAGATATTGCAGATGCGTGTGTATTAGCTTTAGCAGGATTGGTGGAGGAATAAAATGAAATGGCATTATGGTCAAATTATAACCAGATGTTCTTATAATAATTCTGTAGTTCCTCGATTATATACTTGTCTTGAAACTCGAATATATTCTAAAGAAGATAGCAAGCATTTTAATAAGGTTTTAAAAATTTTACATTCTTTAGGATTCGAACATAATGGGGGGTTTGCGATAATAGAAACAACTAAACGAATTCCTATAGAAATGGTAAGAACCCAATTGAGAATAAATGAAATAGACGATAAAATAGAAGGGTCAAATACTGTTTCAAGTTTTTGGTATCCTGATTTAGCAAAGGAATACAATAATGGGTCATTTAAACGGAACAGATAAAAAAATAATAGCCGAGTTTCAAAAAGGCAAAACTTTAGAAAGAATTGCCAAACTTATGGGAAGACCTGGAAATATAGAGAGAGTTAAAGAAGGATTAAAACGAGGAGACATTCCTGAAGAAAGATGGGAAGAAAATGAAAAATGAAAAACTAAATAAACTTTTAAACTCATTGGAAAAAAATTACAAAGTTCAAAAAGGTTCTGATATTATTGTAGAGCCTAAGATTAGGACAGGGGTTTATCCTCTTGATTATTGTCTTGATGGCGGTATCTCCCAATATTCTGGTGGACATATGATAGAATTTTATGGTGGAGAATCTTCTGGTAAAACTACTTTTGCTTTAAAGATTATTGCTAAATATCAAAAATTAGGTAAGACTTGTGCTTTCATTAATGCTGAAGCTTCTTATGACCCTCAATGGGCTAAAATAAATGGAGTAGATAATGACAATATATTGCTTATTACTCCTGATACTTTAGAAGAAGCTGGGGAATGTCTTTTAGAATTAATTCCCCAAGTAGATTTAATAGTTATTGATAGTATTGTAGCGTTAGTTCCAGAGGCTGAAATAGAACGAGATTTAACAGAAAAAACAATGGCATCTCAAGCAAGTGTTAATTCTCCAATGTGTAGGAAAATTAATAGGATAAGAAATAAATATAAAACTACAGTAATTTTTATTAATCAACTAAGAGAAAAAGTCGGGGTTATGTATGGTAATCCAGAACATACTGCTGGGGGTAGGGCTTTAAAACATTTATACGATTCACGAATCCAATTCAGAGCTGGTAAACCTATAGATGTAGGTAGTGGAGATAAGAAGGAAAGAATAGGGATGGAGATTAATATTTTTGCAAAGAAGAATAAAAAAGGCAGAGCATATCGTAGAGGCGTTATTGACTTTTTTATAACTGGCAAAATTAACAATAAAAAATGCGTATTCTTTAGTGCATTAAAATATTTAATAATTGAATTATCAGGAAAGACATATACTTACGGTAAAAAGAAAGCGGTAGGGAAAGATAACTTCATAAAATTGCTAACAGATAAAGATTGGGAACATATAGAAAAACAAATATGGAAGGTAATGAAATAATGAATCAATACCCAAAAATCAACGGATTGTATAAAAGATATTTAGAAGGAGCGAAGAAAGGTAAATTTATTATCGGAGAATACAGTAAACCTGAATTTGAATTCTTAAAAGACTTACAATGGGTCTGGACAGAAAAAATAGATGGAACTAATATTAGAGTTTGTTATTATACTTGTCCTTTATGTTATCCTGAAATAGAATTCAAAGGGAAGACAGATAAAGCAGATGTGCCTAAACATTTATTAGAAAAATTACAGCAATTATTTCCTTTAGAAAAAATGAAAGAAATATTTGGAATGGGAGATGAACTGCCTGATGTTTGTCTCTACGGAGAAGGATACGGATATAAAATACAAACTGGTGGCAAATATGTTAATGGAGAAAAGCGAGTAGAATTTATTTTATTCGATATTAAGATAGGTAATTATTGGCTAAAAAGGGAAGACCTGGAAAAAATAGCCGACCAATTAGGAATAGGGATTGTTCCTATTATAGGAGAAACTACCATTGATTGTGCAATTAGCAGTATTAAAAAAGGAGTGTATTCAACATTTGGAGACTTTATAGCCGAAGGAGTAGTAGGCAAACTAAAATACGAATTAAGAGACAGAAGAGGATATAGAATAATAACTAAAATAAAAACAAAAGACTTTAAAGGAGAAATAAAATAATGAATAAAAAAACAATGATAAATATTGATAGGTGGTCAGGTGCGGAAGAAGTTTCTAGGGAAGCTTGGAAAGATTTAATATCAGCATTAGTGTTGGTTGGCTATGAAGTTTATGGAGATGAAGGAAAAATCAGATTTGAATTAGGAGACGGAGATTCTATTCAGGAGGCAGATAATGAATAAAGAATATTTAGACGTTTTTCAAAAATACGGATTTAATTTTGGAAGATTACTTGGAAGTAAATCTGGTTATCATGACAGAAATCCTAATAATCTAACAGTCTTTAATGCCAGAATTTATACTAAAACGACTTACAAAGCCCGATTGGAAGATATTAAAGATTTTTTTAAAGGACAAGACCATGAAATTTTTTATGGAGACTTAGACCTTACAAAAGACCTTTATAATCTTTATTCATTAGTAATTCTTGAGTTAAAGAAATCTATCGTGATAACAACTGAACATGGACGTAAAATACTTGAAATCAATTATGAATAGTAATTTAGGTATAACTAAATTGGGAGATATATTATGAGTTATAAAAGAAAAACTTGTATTTGTGGTCATAACAAAAGAGCACATGAATATTATTATGGTTGTAATAGATGTTTAAGTTTTAAAAAAAAGAAAAGTATAAATAAAAAGGAGAAAAAATAATGAGAATAGATAAACATTTTAAAGGGAAACGATTTCAAGTAAATGGACAAAAATATATTATAATAATAGACCCTAATTCAGTTAAAAGTAGTGCAGGTTCATTAATGTTAGGATATTACGCTTATAACCAAAAAACTCATAAAGCAACATCAATAGATTATTTTAGTTCGATTTTACTAAAGAAACAACCAGAAAAAGTTAGAGAAATTATAAGAGAAAAATTAACCGAAAAAATAAAAAAGGAGAAAACATGAGAATATTAGAATTAGAAAATTTATTTAAAAAAGAAGAAACTCTTGATAAAGTATTGGAAGAATTAAAAGCCGATTTTGATAAAACGGATTATTATGCAAATCTTATGCAAACTAATATTGTAAATAATCCAGAAGAAGTAAAATCAGCCCTTACAGAATTAACAGGCACTTTTTCCAATCTTCGCACAGCATTAGCTATTGCAGAAACAGAAAAGAAAAATCGTGAAATACGAGCATATAATCAAATCAGAATTGATGTCGAAAATGCTGGTAAAAAGTTTATTTCTGCCTCTTCAGAAAAACAAGCAAGTGGGGAAGTTAGTGCATACAGAAGAATTAAAAATTTAATTTTAGGTTATAAAGAATCTGCTGAAAAAGCGATTTCTAGTTTACAGTCTATTTTAAGATATATGGCAGTAGAATATAATCAAAATCAATAAAACTATGAAAACTAAGATTTGTAGTAGATGTTATAGAATAAAAAGTATAAATAAATTTTACAAAAATAAAATAAGAAAGGATGGATATAGTAATTATTGTAGACATTGTAGAAAAGAGTATGATGCAAAATGGTATAATGATAACAAAGAAAAAAGTTTAAAATACAGCAAAAAATACCAATGTAAAAATAAAGCGAAGATAAAAAAACAACGAAAAGAATATTTACAAAATCAATTCAAAAAAGGTATGACTTGGAAAAATTATGGAAAAGGGAAAAGAAAATGGTGTGTAGACCATATAAAACCTTGTTGTAGTTTTGATTTAAGTAAACCTGAAGAACAAAAGAAATGCTTTCATTATACTAATTTACAGCCCTTATGGGCAAAAGAAAATAGACAAAAAGGAGTAAAATTATGAGTTCCATTTTTAAAATTTGGGGCGAACGTCGGCGAATATTATTAACTGACCAAACTGAGATAGACCTCCTTTACGTTAAAAAAGACACCTTTTGCTCAACTCATTCTCATCTTACTAAAATAAATAAGTTCGTTGTCATTGAAGGCAAGGTCAGAATTGAAACTGAATTTGGTCAGAAGACATTGACTAAAAATCAAAGCTTCGAAGTAAAACCTCCTTTACGCCATAGATTTATTGCTGTAGAAGATTCGGTGATGATTGAATTGGCATATGTAGATAGTGGTTTTATTCAACCTAAAGATATTAAAAGAAAGAAACAAGGTGGTCGTGTAGTTAAGGGTAAAGAAATGACAGAAGATAAAATGAGGAAGAAAGGGTTGTTAGATTTATGATAAATTTAAAAATAGCTAAACTCAAAAACAAAATAGAAAAATTAAAAATTAAGATTAAAATCGAAGAATTAAAAGATAAAATTTGGCATGAAGAATTAAATTTACATTTATGGCAAAGTGATGAATTCCAAAAACCCTATTTGCTTAGAATAAACAACTATAAAAGAGAGATATATTTATTAAAATGAGAGTTATAATATGAAAAATATAAAAGTTACAAAAGCATTAATAAAAAAATTAAAACCTTATTGGGAAAGTTTAAAAGCAATGGACGATTTATATAGGACTGCTGTATATGGATTAGAAAAAAAGATAACAAAAAAAATAGGTATAAAAGGGATTGAGTTTTTTATGGGTGATAATGAATATGTTGGTATCGGTAATGTTGATAGAACTATGCGTTTAATTTTTGGTCAGGAGTTAGAGAAATGAGAGTCGTTAATTTAAGAAAAGAAAAATATGACTTTTATATAGGAAGAGGTAGTCCTTTTGGAAATCCTTTTGTAATAGGAAAAGATGGAACAAGAGAAGAAGTAATTGCAAAATATGAGAATTGGTTAAGGAAAAAAATATCTGAACCTGGCATTTTAGAACCTTATAGTGTATGGAGAAAATTATTGGACGATATGCCAAAAAATATAATACTTGGATGCTATTGTAAACCGAAAGCTTGTCATGGAGATGTTATAGTTAAAATTTGGAAGGAATTACATAATGAAGTTAGTTAATATTTATAATAAATATCGTGAAATATATCTTTTCCTTCGTAATAAAGAAGGACAACAGGAAATTAAAAAAGTTAATAATTTCTTTCATTATCTATACGAACACGATATTAACGGTAAATTTAAAGGATTCGATGGAACTCCTTTAAGAAAAATATTTATATGCAAGCCTTCCGACATTCGTAAACAAAGAAGTGATAAATCGTATGAAGGAGATATAAGATTTTGTCAAAGATATATGATTGATGCTATTGATAAATTAGATAAATGTCCTATTAAATATTCCTTTATAGATATAGAAATATTATCGGATGAATTGCCTGATGTAAAAAAAGCAAATAAACCTGTTAGTTGTATTAGTGTTTCGAATTCTTTTAGTGAGAAAATTAAAACATTTTATCTCGAAGATTATGAAACAGAATACAAAATGATAGATTCTTTTATAGAGTATCTTAAACAAGAGAAATTTGATATATTATTGGGTTGGAATTTTACAAGATTCGATTTTCCGTATTTATGTAATCGTTATCCAGATTTTGCCGAATCAATTAGTCCTATTGGACAAACTCGTTATGGAGACGGAGAAATTTATTACCCTGCTGGTATAAGTATTATAGATTATCTTTCTTGGTTTAAAAAGGTAACTTTAAATAGAGAGCAAGCCTATTCTCTAGATTATATTGCTAAAAAACATTTAGGTCGTGGCAAGAAGCATATGAAGTTAGATTTTTCTAAACTTTCTCCTGAAACAAAAGAAAGAAATATAGACGATGTTAAGATATTAGTTGAGTTAGAAAAGAAACATAAAATTATTTCTTATTTTGATGAAATTAGAAGAATGTCGAAAATAGAATGGGAAGACCTTTTGTGGAATAGTAGAGTATTGGATATGCTTTTATTACAAGAAGCTAAAAATCAAAAAGTAGCTTTACCAATGAAACCTGACGAAATGAGAGGAACATTATCAGAAAAAGAAGATTTTGCTGGAGCATTTAGAGAAGCGTTTAAAACTGGAGCGTTTACTGAAGGAACTGGAATCTATGACCTTAGTTCTTGCTACCCCTCAATGATTATAGATTTTTGTTTAGACCCTGCTAATATAAGAAAATCTGATAAACAAGGATTGATAGCAGATGGTTTTGACATACTTCCTATAGAAAATAGCCATTTCGCACAAAATTCAAATGCGTTACTTCCAACAGTTGTCAAGAAGTTGATAACTTTGAAAAATCAAATTAAGTCCGCTTTATCAAAATGTCCAATAAATAGTGGACATTATAAAGATATAAAAAAAAGATATGATGCAGTTAAAACAGTTGTGAATAGTGCATATGGAGTATTTGGGAATAGATTTTTTAGACTTTATAATAAACAAGTTGCATCTGCGACTACTTTTTTAGTTCGAGACCTTTTACATTATGTCATAACTGCTTTAAAATCAAAGGGTTACGAAGTTATATATGTGGACACCGATGGGGTTATGATAAACAACAATACTGATGATATTTCCAATCTTTTGAATAGTTTAGTAAAAAAATGGGCTAAGGATAAATATGGTAAAGAAAATATTGTCAACGAATTCGAATATAAAGGATATTATGAGAAAATTTTGATATTAACAAAGTGTAGGTATCTTGGTTATGTTCGAACAGACAAAGGATTAGAAGAAGAAGTTAAAGGAGTAGAAGCAAAAAGAAAAGATAGCACTGTATTTATGAAAAAATTCCAACGAACTCTTATAGATAAAATACTCGATAAAGAATCCAAAGAATCTATTTTTGTATGGATTAAAAATCAAATTAAAGAAATAAGAAATCAACCACTGCAAAATATCGCTTTTCCCTGTAAAATTGGCAAACCTATAGATGAATATAAAAACATGCCAATCTTTGTTCGGGCTTCAAAATATGCTCAAGAATTAGTTCCTTCTTTTAAGAAAAAAGTAGGAGAATTATTTTATTATATTTATGTAAATTCAGATGAATATGAGCAGAATAAAAAGAATATTCTTTGGTATGATGGAGGTAAATTAACTTCTTCTAAATTAAAGAAAGAATGGGAATTACATTTTGGACAAAAAGTTTTAGTAAAAAATATGGATAAAATTAAACAAGAAGAATTAATCGAACATTTAATTACCAAAGGGAAAGTAACTACACATTCTATTACAACTAAAGGCAAATTAAAAAATGTGATGGCATTTGATGAAGAAACATACGGACATGTGGATAAAAACAAAGTAGATTGGGAAACTATGAAGAATCGTAATATTTTAATGAAACTCCAAACTATATTTGAGGCAATGGGGTGGAATATTAAGGAAATTATAGGAATAGAAACTAAAGACGAAGTGGCAGAATATATTAATAAACTTAAAAACGAAAAACAGTTTGCGAGGGAAGTGTCGAAAAAGACATGCCGAACTTCCAGTTCGGAGAGTAGAGTGCAAGTCTCTAACCTCGCTCCAAATATAGACATTGTAAATCAAGAATATCAAAGAATTCAAAAAGAGAAAAAACAAATAAAAGAATTGGATTTTGAATTAAAAGATTTAGAAATAAAAAAAATAGATTTTCGAGAAGCTAAAAAATACATAATAAAAAATCATTATTCCCACACCATTGCTTCATCTGTTAAACTGGCTTTAGGATTCTATTATAATAAAGAATTAGTTACTGCTGTTGTCTATGGATGCCCTATAGGAAGAAGAGTTACTGAATGGTTACAGATAGATAGAGAAAATTGTGTAGAATTAATCAGATTATTTAGTAAAGACGGATTACCTAAAAATATAGAAAGTTATTGTATAGGTCAATCTTTCAAATATATTAGACAAAATAGACCAGAATTTAAATATTTAATTTCTTATGCTGACCCGAATCATGGACATATTGGTTATATTTATCAAGCAACTAATTGGAGATATGTTGGTGTTCAAAGGAGATTATTACCAGAAAGAAGAATTTTTATTGATGGGAAAGAAGTGCATACAAGAAATTTAAATGCTAAACATGGAAGCACATCTAAGAAAAATTTAGAACAAATTTACGGAGATAGATTAGAGATAAAATCCGCTTTGAAAAAACATGTTTATTTAATGTGTCTAGGTAATAAAAAAGAAAAAAGAGATTGGTATAAAAAATTTCCTGAACAACCTTACCCTAAAATAAAAGATTTAAAGGAGGAATAAATGGGACTACTTAATGCACTGTCATTTGTATCAATAGGGTTTTTATTTGCTACTGGTGCTATTATTGCGTGGAGTTTATTTCAAATTTTATTGGCAATAATAAAAGAAGTTTATATTAAATATTGTATAAAAAAATATTATAAAGTAAAAGAACAACCCAAAAAGCCATCAGGAATGGAATTTGGGAAATTTAACGACTAAGAAGGGAGGTAATGATATGCCATTAAGAGCTAAACATGCAAGAGAAGATTTAGTTGATATTGAAGCTAGGATTAAGGAAGGAAAAGCTACTGTATCTGATGTTGCAAAGATTGGTAGTCTAATTTTAAAGCTATTGCTTGATATTAGAACTAACCAAGTTAAAATCGCTGAGGCAAGTGGAGTTAAGATACGAAACGAGAGAACAGATAGAAGCCCTAGCGAAGGTGTAAAGAAATAAGGAATTTTGCTGGGGGGATTTATATATATTTTTTCCTCCCAGCTTACCTTATAGTTAAGAGTTCCAAAAGTTAGTCCTATAGTCTTGACAGTGTTAGGGTTGATATGATATACTATATGTAGAGGTAGATAATGAAAAACATAGGGCGAAAGTTCGAAGAAAAAGTTCAAAAAACAATAAATAGTGGGGCTTTATTTTTTGACAAAGGAGATTTAAAAACAGACGATTATCTTATTGAATGTAAATATACTGAAAAGAAATCATTTTCTATTACAAAAAAAATATTACAAAAAATTTGGGACGAAGCATTGGAATCGAATAAACTTCCGAAATTAATAGTAGGAATTAAAGATGGTGAAAAAGATTGGATTTTAGATATTACTTTAAATAGGAGAAAATAAAATGAAAAAGAAACAAGTTAAAATAAACGAAAAGTTGTTTATAGAATTGTATAAAATAGGTAAGAATGATTTTGAAATCAGTCAATTATTGGGCTTAGGGGAAAGAACAGTTTCCAGATTTGCTCAAAGATTGAGAGCTAAAAACAAAATTAAATCCAGAAAAGTGATTCAAACTACAGATAAATTGGGATTGGATAAACTTTCTACTCTTGATGAAGATAAGCAGAAGAAACTTGCTGTAAGTCAATGGAAAGTGCCTAAAGGTGTTAAAAAAGAAGGAGATAATGAGACCTTTAAAATTTGGCTATATGTAGCAGACCAACATGTTCCAGACCATAATATTCCTGCAAATAGGGCTATTCATAAACTTATGGAGGATATTAAATTTGATGGGTTTAGGATTGTAGGCGATTATATGGATATGTCTCCTATAAGTCACTGGAACGAACATAAAAGAAAAACACTTGAAACACAAAGAATCAAAAAAGATTATATTATAGGTAATACTCTTTTAGATGAATACGATAAGAGATTGCCGAAAGATTGCGATAAAGCGTATTTTTGGGGTAATCATGAAGATTGGTATAATCAACTCATAGAAAAGATGCCTGTTTTGGAAGGGATGTTAAATCCTACAACAGAATTACATTTGGAGAAGCGTGGTTATAAAGTTTATGAGAATTTGAATTATATCGAAAAAGTCGGAAGATTATCAACAACTCATGGGGTATATGCAAACGTGCATGCAGTTAAGAAGCATATTGACGAGTTTAAAACCAATGTATTGTTTTTTCATACACATAGAATAGGTTCAAGGTCATCAAGTTCTCCTGCGAAAGAAATAGCAATTATCGGTTATAATGGGGGTTGCTTATGTGATAAAAATCCAGACTATTTAAGAAATAAGCCGAACAAATGGTCGCATGGATTTGCAATAGTATATTACATGCCAAATGGTTATTTCTTTGTTCAAAATATAAGAATTGTTAAAGGAAAATTTATCTACAATGGCAAAATGTATAATGGCAATATTTAAAACAAAGATAAAAAAGGAGCAAAAAAATGGAAGAACATATACATTGTAAAATTTGTAAACGTCCTTTTGATTATTGTGAGGTCGAGAAAACCATATTGGGATGGACGAAGGCTTCGATATTATACTGCGAGTTAAACATTTGTCCAATTTGTGTTATAGAAGAAGGGATAATAAGTTTGCAAAAGAAAACTAAAAAGAAAACTTAAAGGGGAATAAAAAATGGCTAAATACAAAAAAGTAGATGCAAATACAATTCAAGTAATAACTGAAAAAAAAGTTAATATAGATTTAGCTGGGCTTATTAAAGGTAAAGAAGCTTTGGAGAAACAGCTAGAAGAATTAACTAAAAGATTAAAAGGGGTAAATGAAGTTATTACTAAAGCAAAAGAATTAGGGATAGTTCCTAAAGAAAAAGATAAAAACCCAGAAAAAGGAAAATAAAATGACTTGTGAGATAATTAAAATTAGTAAGCAAAGGTCAAAATTCGGAGGCGATGTATACCTGGTTTGTTTCAAATCTTTAACAGGTAAAAGTTATATCTCTTATATTGCTCCTAAATTTCGTAATTTTGCACGTTGGAAGAAGGTTCTCGATGTAGGGGTAATTCTTTCGGGACTTAAACTTTCAAAAAAGAAGCCCAATCTTATAGATGCGGATAGCAGGTTTGTTGTCGTTGAAAATAAAGGAGAATAAATTATGAGTCAACATCCATCATTAAAAAGAAATATATGGCTTACTGAAAGAAGTGTTCGCAAGCGTTATGAACGTGTTGCTAAATTACAACGGAACTTACAATGGTTAGAAAAAAATTATTCTGTCTTTAGATTACCCAAAGAAAAAGTTATTCGTCTTAAATTAAAAATTAAAAAAGAAAAAAAGGAAGTTAAAGATTTAGGTGCTTATGCTTCTCTTCCCACTCCAGACAAAAAATAAAAGAAATGTTTTAATTATAAAAATCTCCAACCCTTATGGGCGGAGGAAAATTTAAGGAAACAATAATGAACAAATCCTTAATCATCGGAGATATTCATATAGAAGAAAAAGCAATCCCTGAATTGACAGGAATTTTTAAAGAAATATTAAAAATCAAGGCAGATAGATTTGTGCAATTGGGTGATTTTTTTGAGCATAATAGACCTACTCCTGCGGAGTTAAAATTTGCTACTTCCATTGTAAAAAAATTAAAAAAGAAATTTAAAGATGTTACTATAATTTCAGGCACAGGGAATCACGACCTTTTACATGATGTAAGTATTATCGAATTCTTAAAAGAGTTGGGAATTAATTCTGTTAAAGGAGATTTTGTAAGAGATAATATTCGATTTGGACATTACATGTTACATTCCTCCAAACTTGAATATGGAACTGGTAAGTGTGGAGTAAAAGATTTGGCAAAATATGATTTTGTGTTTTTAGGGCATCAGCATTTATTTCAGGAACTTAAAAAAGATAAAATTTATCATCCAGGAAGTATTAGATGGCAACATTTTAATGAAGTAGACGATAAATTTAAAAGGGTAATTTTATTAGAAGATGGAAAGATTAAATTTATTCCCTTAAAATCTCCTTACCCAATGCTTGACATTCATAGTGTAAAAGAGTTACCAAACATTATCCCTGGCAAAATCCAAATTCGTTTGGTAATAAATTCTTTCGACCAATTTAAGAAAGAAGTAAATGAAATAAATAAATGGAAACATAAATTTAATGTATTTAAAGTTAAACTTAATTTTACCAATACAATTGCTAAACCAGAAAAAACAATAACACAATCTAAAAAATTAAAAGAAATTCTTATAGAAGGGATAAAAAAAGTTAAAGATAAAGAGGTTCAAATTCTTTTAAGGGAGATTTTAGATGAAAAATAAAACCATAACTTTAAACAGAAATAAAATTGAAGAAATAGGAGCACATCTTCCAGAGGCTATTCTTAAACTGCAAAACAAAAAAACAAATGAAATAATATATACTTTTGAAGTTTATAAAGTAATTCGCAGAAAACAAAAATTATATTGCCATGCTTATAATGGCAGATTAACTCTCAATTTTAAGAATATTCAATTTGCGAAGAAAAATAAAAAACTAATACAGGAGTATATAAAATGAAGAATAAACTCGATTATTATATTAATGCTTGTAAAAAATTAATTGATATGCCTTATAATAAATTAAATCTTGATAATTATCAAGATAAATTATTAAAAGCGTATTCTCTTTTTTGTTTAGGACTTAACGAAACTTCTTCTAAATCTCCTATTAAATTAATGTCTAATCAACATGAAAATGCCAAAATAATTTCTTCTGTTTTAATGAACACTATTGATAAAAAGAAGAGAAATATTTATATTGTAGGTAAGGGAATTCTTTTCGATGCAGGAGGATATGATTTAAAAACTAAAATGTTAGGAATGAAAGCAGATATGGCTGGGATGGCAGTAGCTTTTGGAGTTTCTTCTTATTTTGATAATGATAATATAATTGCTTATTGTCCTGTAGCTACAAATTTTATTCCTAATGGAATTATTCCTGGCGATTATATTAAAATAGGAACTAAAGAAGTTGAAATAACGAATACAGATGCCGAAGGTCGATTAATTTTGGCTGAAGCGATTACGAATTTAAACGCTTCAAAAAACGATATAATTATTACAGTAGCGACTTTAACTGGAGCTTGTGCTTATGCGTTAGGAAAAAAGGCAACCGCTTTTATGACACCAACTAAAGAATTTACTCACGCATATAAAAAAGCAAGTATGAAAACTGGAGAATTAGCATGGCGTTTACCACTTTGGGATTATCTACAAAAAGATTTTAACAAGAAAAGAATACAAAATGCTTCAAAGAAAAAGTGTGGCACAATTATGGCAGGGATGTTTCTTAAACAATTCATTAAATACCCTAATAATTGGATTCACCTCGATATTGCCTCATCTGCTTTCGATGAAAAGAAAAATAAAGCAACTGGTGAACCTATTAAAACATTAGTGGAATTTATTAGGAGTTTAAAATGATTATAAAGACTGTTCGTTTAACGAATTTTAAGTGTTTTAAAGGGGCTAAATTCCTATTTGACCCTATGACATTGGTGCAGGGAGCTAACGGGTCAGGAAAGACCACTGTAGCCTTAGAATCACTGCTTTATGCCCTGTTTGGCTACACGACACATCCTTTATTAAGCGATTTACCTACAAAAGGAGTATCCAAATCCTGTTCTGTAGAACTCGAATTTAAACATAATAACTCTAACTATATCGTAAAAAGAAGTTTTCCTACTAAACTTTCTATTATTAAAGACAATAAACCAGTTAAATTTGATACAGGTGCAGAAGGCAATAGATTTATTACTGATTTAATAGGGTCTAGGGAGAATTTTCAAAAATTTAGAGTTATAGATTCTGCTAAAGAAAGCAATTTATTAGAACAAGGCAATGTTGCTTTAAAGAGAATTATATTTGCAGGTTCAGATGAGATTTTTAATAATATGAGGGTTAAATTATTAGAGATAAAACGAAATAGAGAACTTTATAATAAAGACAGGATTCAAGCTTCTACTCATTATCCTAGTGAAAAACGATTACAACTTATAAATAGTAAATATGTAGAATTAGATGAACAAAATTTAGAACTAATTAAAACTGTTAGAGAATTTGAAAACGATTTTCGTAAAACCGAAAGAGAAATGGGACAATTAGAACAAAGGAAAAAGACTATAAAGTATAATCAAAATAAAGTTACTAAAGACAGAACTTGTTTTGTATGTAAACAGGTTATTCCTCAAACTACTCAAAAAAGATTAACTGTAGATATAGAAAAAGAAGTTAAGGAGATTAATACTTCTTTAGCAACTAAGACTTCAGAGATAGCGGAAATGAAAGACCTTATCGCTTCTCATAGGACTATTATAGAAAACATTAGTAATAAATTACAAGTCTTATTAAATTTAAAAATTAAATTAGAATCTCGATTAAAAATGAAAGAATTTATATATACTAATAAAGATGAAGAAATAGTTAAACAAGCTATTAAAGAATTGGATAATATTTCTTCTTATTATTTAACAGAGACGGTTAAAACTTTAGAACCGATAATAAATTCTATTTTACAAAAAATTAATTTCACTGTATCTTTTGATGTAAATACTAAAGGAAAATTTGGGATTAAATTACGAAAAAATAATATAGATTACAAGTATAAAGAACTTTCTTGTGGACAAAAATTAATGCTTCAGATTGCATTTAAGTTGGCTTTACTTTTACAAAATAACGATACTGGTGTCGTAATTGCAGATGAAGGGTTTGCGAATCTTGATACTAATAATTTACAGCATATATTACAAGTTTTTGAAGGATTGCCTTTCCAATTAATTATGTGTTTGCATCATTTTAACGATATTCCAGAAAATATCGGTATAATAAATTTAAATAAGGAATAAAAAAGTGGATAAACTATTTTTTATAATTGGTATGAGACGAAGTGGCACTAGCATTTTAAGAGACTTAATATTAAAACATCCTGAAGTCCAAGAAATAAAATTTGAGCCTTATGAACTTTGGCACAGTATTAGGGTTTCTCATTTAGGAAGATATAAAAACGACCCTTATGTTAAAAAGATTATTAAAGAATTTTCTTATGCACCTGGGAAATATAAGGGAGCTAAATTTGCTTTAAATGCTGGTATAGAAGCTATGACTTGGCGAAGATTGGCTTTAGTATTTCCTGAAGCGAAGTTTATTTTTATTGTTAGAGATGCTGAACAAACTTATAAATCTTGGGTAGGACAAGATAAACATAGTGTTAGAGGATTATGTAGTAAGAATTTATATATAGGATTTAGACACCATATGGTAGCTAGTTTTCTTCATTTTGAAGAAAAAAACTTAAATATTAGTAATATTGTATCGTATGAATTTTTAGTAAAAAATCCTGATAAAGAACTAAAAGAAGTATGGAAATTATTGGATTTAAAGTCTATAAACGGATTACAAAAGTATATAAAACCCCCTAAAAATTGGAGTAAATAATGAAAAAATTCTATGACACCACAAGTTACGAATGTTATTTATGTGGTCATAAGTGGATAGTAAGAAGTGATAGGTTATTTAAAGGAATACAGTTAAAAAACTGGTTAAACGAAGCTTTAAAAGAACATTATTTAATTCATAAGGAATTAGAGAAATGAAATCGAAGATTACTTCTAATATATTATTTTTAAAAGCTCTTTTTTATCGTATTTTAGCAACTATAATTTATGCCTGTTTATTTGGGATTAAAACCGCATTATTGATTGCTATAGTTGCTACCATAGTTTATTTTATTTACGATATAGTTTTTTATAAAATATTTAAGAGGTAAAATGAAACATTTATTTGTTGGAGGACATAGAAAATCAGGGACTACTTTACTCGCTAGTCTTTTAGATGGACATCCTGATTTATGGGTCTATCCTTATGAAACTCATTTTTGGTATTCTTTTTATCCTGAATATTTAAAATCTAAATATACTTTAGAACAACAAAAAGATAGAATAAAGAATTTTTTATTAAAAGATTTGTGTCAAATAGTTTTAAAATGGGGTAAAAAGGAGATTTTTCAGAAAGAATTAGAAAATAATTTTGATGCACTTTTATCGATTCACAATAAAGATGTATGTGGGTTTTTTGTTTCTATGATAGATGCTGTAAGAAATGTTTTAGATAAAGAAATAAGAATAAAAGATAAAATTGTAATTACTAAAGATACCCATTCTGAAATATATGTAAATGAAATTTTTAAAATCTACCCAGATGCCAAATTTATAAATATAGTTAGAGACCCAAGAGATAATTTCGCTTCTATTTTAACTGGATGGGATAAGCATTACAAAAATCAATATGACAGTAAAGAAAGATTATTAAGAGATTTTATTGATAGAGGTTATTTATGTATGAATATGGCGAAAGATAATTGGCTTAAATTCGGAATTACAAAATATAAAAATATTTGTTATGAGAAGTTAGTGCAATCTCCAAAAAAATCAATGACAGAATTATGTCAATGGATAGGAATTAGAGAATCCCTTTTAAATCTTAATCCAACTTGTTGTGGAGTAGAATGGAAAGGAAATAGTTTTACTAAAATTTATAAAGGAATTAATAAAAATAGAATTGGTATTTATAAGGAAATTTTAACAGAATATCAAAGAAAAGTTATTGAATATTATTTTGGAGATATAATGGAGTATTTTGGATATACTCTTGATTATAAAAAAGAAGAATGTGTGGATGCAGTTAGAGAACATTATAAATGGCTTAATGCCAATGGATTCCATTCTGGGAAACCTTATAGGAAATATTAATGAAAAAAATTAAACGAAATATTATATTAACTCCAGCACCAGCAACAACTACCGACACTGTAAAATATGCTCAAGTTGTTCCTGATATTTGTCCAAGAGAAAAGGAGTTTGGGGCAGTGATGGAAGGTATTAGAAAAGATTTACTTAAAGTAGTTCATGGGGATAAAAAATATACTTCTATATTATTTACTGGTTCAGGAACTTCTGTTATGGATGCCACTATTAATTCTGTTATTCCGAAAAATGGAAAATTATTGATTTTAGAAAATGGAGCTTATGGAACACGAATAGAAGAAATAGCAAAAAGTTATGGTATTAATACTATTTCAATAAAAACAGAATGGGGAACTTCTATCAGAATAGATGCTATCGAATATTGTTTTAGATATTATCCTGATATAACCGCAGTAGCAGTAATTCATCACGAAACTACTACAGGAATTTTAAATGATATTGAAACTATAGGAAAGATAGTTAAAGAACATAAAAAAATTTATATTGTTGATACTATATCTTCGTTTGGGGGAATACCTATTGATATTCAAAAAGTTCAAGCCGATTTTATTATGGGTTCAGCAAATAAATGTTTACAAGGGATGCCAGGAATTTCATTTGTAATTGCAAAAAAAATGGCACTTATGAAAACTCGAAATTATCCTATAAGGTCTTATTATCTAAATTTATGGCGTAATTATAAGCATTTTGATAAACATAATCAAACTCCTTTTACACCTGCGGTGCAATGTTTATATTCTTTAAAACAAGCTTTAAAAGAATATTTTAAAGAAGGGGGAATAAATCGATATAAAAGATATTGTCGCAATTCTATGGAATTGGAATATGGTATGATACAATTAGGATTTCGACCTTTATTATTTATAGATGAGGAAAAAAGTATGATAGTTTCGACTTTTTATGAACCTAAAAAATTTGATTTTAATAAATTTCATGATAAATTAAAAGAAAAAGGGTTCACTATTTATCCTGGAAAATTAACCAATGAAAAAACCTTTAGGTTAGGAAATATAGGGAATATAACAGAGAAAGATATTAGAAAGTTTTTGAAAGCAGTAAAGAAGGTAAAAAATGATTGTTTTATCTCATAAACAAATATTATCATTAAAGATTACTTTTAATGAATGTTTAAATGCGATAGTAGATGTTTTAAAAGAACACGCAAACGAAAGAGTTTTTATGCCAGCCAAAGTAAGTATTGCTCCTGAAGATGGTATATTTTTTACCTCAATGCCTTCTTATGTTCCGAAATACAATATGTCAGGAATTAAATGGGTAAGTCGTTTTCCCAAAAATACTAATAAAAATATTCCAAAAGTAATTAGCACTTATTTATTAAATGACATGATTACAGGACATCCTTTAGCAGTAATGGAAGCTAGTTGGCTTACTGCTATGAGAACAGGAGTAATGGCTGGGTTGACTGCGAAATATTTTGCTACTCAAGAAGCAAAAACCCTTGCAATTATAGGTGCAGGTGTCCAATCAGTAGCTTGCTTGCAATTTATATATAAATTATGTCCACAAATTAAGAAAATAAAAATTTATAGATATAAAAACACTGCTGTTAGGTTTATTAAAAGATTTCGCCCAACAAAGTTAATTTTTGAAATTTGTTCATCAATAGAAAAAACAGTAAAAGATTCGGATATTATTTTAACAGCAACTACTTATGTAAATAAACCTTTTGTTAATCCGAATTGGTTAAAAGAAGGGGTATTGGTTTTACCTATTCATCATAGAGGATGGGAAAATTGTGCTATGAAATTTGATAAAACTATTACCGATGACAAAGAACAAACTTTATATTATAAATCAAAAGGAGAATTTAGCGGAGGATTACCAAACATTTATGCAGAATTAGGGGAAATTATTTTAGGAAAAAGAGCAAGAGATAATAATAAAGAAAAAATTATAGCTTATAATATAGGGATAGCTATTTGCGATATTGCTTTAGCGAAAATAATTTATGAAAAGGCAGTTAAAAAAGGAATTAGAAATCAATTTTTTAATGATTATAAAGGAAGTTTTTATTTATGAAAAATAAAGTAATAGTATACGCTAATGTAGTGGCAGATATACCGCATCGGGGACATATAGAATTTTTCCGTAAAGCTAAAGCTTTGGGAGATTATTTAATAATTGGAGTGCATCCTGATAATATAACTCAAGATTATAAAAGAAAACCTATAATGCCTTATAAAGATAGAGTGGAAATATTAAAATCTATTAAAGAAATTGATTTGGTAATCAAAGATTGTAGAGATAAAGAATCCCCTACAACATATGAAAACTTGAAAAAATACGATGTTAATATAATAGTTCATGGCGATGACTTTATACCTCCTTATACTAAAAAAGCTGAAGAAATGGGAATTAAAACTGTTTTAGTTCCTTATTATCCTAATTTATCAACTACCAAATTATTACAAAATATTAGGAGTAAAAACACTTTAAAAAATGCTTTTAAAGAAAAATTAGTAATAGTATCTGCTAATGATGCCATTACAGCGAAATTAGTAGAACAGTATGGGTTCGATGGTATTTGGGTTTCTTCTTTTGAAACAAGTGCCCGATTAGGATTAGTAGACAATGAAACTATAAATTTAACGGATATGATAAATATTGCAAGACCAATTGTAGAATCTGTTAATATTCCTGTTATAGTAGATGCCGATACTGGATATGGGAATATAGAACAATTTATAAGAGCAGTTAAGGAATTAGAAAAAATTGGAGTATCTGCAATTTGTATAGAAGATAATATTTTTCCAAAATCTAATTCTCTTTGGGGAGGAAAAATTCCTATAGTAGATATGAAAAAACATGGTGCTAAAATTAAAGCTGGAAAAGCAATACAAAGAACAAAAGATTTTTGTATTATAGCAAGAACAGAGGCTCTTATTAGAGGATACGGGAAAAAAGAAGCATTAATAAGAGCTAATTATTATGCTGATTGTGGTGCAGACCTTATTTTAATGCACTCAAAAGACAAAACTGGAAAAGAAGCCCTGGGGATTCCTAAATATTGGAAAAGAGAAATACCATTAATAATTGTGCCTTCAAAATTCCCACATATTACTAATAAAGAATTATTTGATGCTGGATATTCGATAGTGATATTTGCGAACCAAACTCAGAGAGCAAAAATATTTGGAGTTAAAAAAATATTACAGATATTGAAAACTAAACAAAACGCAAAATCATTAGAAAAGTATATATCTACTTTGGACGAATTTCGTAGTCTTACTCCTATAGAAGAAACAAAAAGAAGAAAATTAAAATATGAATAGAAAATTAAAACGATGGGTCGATTCTCATGATTTTATTACGGGAGTTCCTTGTTCTAAATTTAAAGGAATAATAAATTATGATAAGGTTATTATTGCCACAAAAGAGGATGAAGCTTTGGCTATGGCGATAGGAGCAAAATTAATGGATAAAAATCCTTTAGTTTTTATGCAAGATAGTGGATTGGGTTCTTGTTTAACTTTATTAACTTCTATTATGCAATATTATGACATAGAAATAGATTTATTAATAAGTCTAAGAAAAAAACCTGAATATCATAGACATATGAGTAAAATAACTCCTAAATTATTAAATTTACTTAATTATAAAAACATAAAATATGTAAAACAAAATGGCTAAGAAAAAATACAACATAACAAGAAAATTGCTTATCAAGAAATATATAAAAAATAAAATATCATTACATAGGATTGCATCTGAATTAGATTGTTCTCATAAAGTGATATTATATTGGATGAAAAAATATAATATTCCGAGACGAAACCTCCATCAAAAAAAGTGGGATAAAATTTTAACTAAAGAATTTCTTTATGAACAATATATCAAAAATTCAAAAATTCCTTCTAAAATAGCAATGGAAAAGAATTGTTCAATAACTACTGTTTTTAAATATTTAAAAATACATGAAATTCCTATTAGAAGTTTGAGCGAATCTAAAAAAGATAAATTAAATCATAATTATAAAGATGGAAAAACCAAACAAATTTATTATTGTATAGAATGTGGAAATAAAATTTGTTATGATTCCGCTTGTTTTGGTTTAGGAAGATGTGGGGCATGTGCAAAGAAAGGAGAAAATAGTCCTCATTGGAATAATGGTTCTTCTTTTGAACCTTATCCTATAGAATTTACAGAAAGATTAAAAAAAGAAATTAGAAAAAGAGATAAATATAGTTGCCAATTATGTAGTATAAAACAATCCGAAATAAAAAAATCTTTATGTATCCATCATATAGATTACAATAAAAATAATTTAAATTTTAATAACCTTATAAGTCTTTGTTTATCATGTCATGGCAAAACAAATATAAACAGAAAATTTTGGAAAAAATATTTTAAGTATCTAGTAAACAATAAAAATCCCACAAGAGAGGAAGCGATTAAATTAATTTTATATACATTAAAAAAAGATACTTTGTTAATATCTTCATTAGGCATGACTTCAAGGACGATTTATAAAATATTAGATAGTGATAAAAATTTATATCTTTTAGGAGGAATGGGCAGTTGTCTTTCTATAGGTATCGGTATTGCAAAAAATACCAAAAAGAAAATAGTTGTTATAACAGGAGATGGAGAAACCCTTATGGGATTAAATAGTTTAATAACACATAAAAAATTAAATCCTAAAAATTTACATCATTATATTTTGGATAACAACACCCATGCTTCAACAGGAGGACAACAAACAGCTTCTAATTATTGTGATTTTAAATCGTTAGCTCCTAATACTATAGTTATTAAAATAGAAAAAGGCAAAGGAAATGCTCCAAGAATTCCTTTAACTGGAAAACAAATTAAAGAAAGATTTATGAGGGCTATAAATGAGTAAAAATTTAGGGTTAAAAAACTATCTTTTTAAAATGGCAGATGTATTAGAAAAATATAATATAGAATTTTTCTTATCTTCTGGGACTCTTTTAGGAGCAATCCGAGATAATAATTTTATTAAAGGAGATGCTGATATTGATATAGGAGTCAAATATAAGTATTTTAAAGATGGTAAATTGTGGCATAATATACTTGCAGATTTAAAGAAAGTTAATATTTATCCACATATAAATTGGAATGATTTTGCTTCGACATGTTTTTTAAATGCTAATAAAGTGCCTCTTGATGTTTATCATTATAAAAAAGAAGGAAAATATTATAACATTTATTTAAAAGATATGATAAGTAAGTTTCCAGAAGAATTTATAAGTTCATTAGACACTCTTATTTTCTTAGAAAGGAAATTTAAAGTTCCTCATAATCCAGAAAAATATTTAAATTATTTATATGGCAATGATTGGAGAATACCTCAACATGGAAAAAAAGGTAGGACAAATAAAATACCTTATAAACATTATACTTTAATAAGTTACCAATCTATTATGCCTTTATATAAGGATGTAAAATGAATAAAACAAAAGCAAAAGAATTGTTATTCAAAGTAATAGAAGCTTTAGAAGAAAATAATATAGATTATTTTTTAGAAGCTGGAACATTATTAGGAGCTATGAGAAATAAAGATTTTATTAAATATGATAAAGATATAGATATAGGAACAACTAATGATTTTTTTGATGATTATAATAAACTCAATGCTTTTTTAAGTTCTTTATATAAAAGAGGATTAAAAATTCCTTTAATTAGAGGCAATTGGTCGATTAAAATAGAAGAAGATAGTTCTTTACATGTGGATATAGATAGATATTTTTTAAGTAAGAAAAAAGATATTTATTATTGTATAGATTTAAGTAAACAACATATCAGATATTTCCCAAGAAAAATAATATCAGAAAGAAACGAATACTTGTTTCTAGGTAAAGAAGTTAAAATAATTTTAGATTATAAATCTTATTTAAACATTTTATATGGTAATGATTGGAAAAAACCCAAAAAGAATTTTTATACTGATAACAATACTCGAAAATATAATTTAAATAAAAGATTTGTAATTGAACATATAATAACATTAAAAAATGAAAAAATATAAACTATTAATATTAGGTTATCCAGTAAAAAACAAGAGACATATAAATCTATGTTTTTCAATGCTTACTTATGGACTAGAACAGTCCTTTAAACAAATGGAACATATTACTTTAATCGAAAGTGATTATTTTATAAAGACCAATAAAAATTATAGTGGACTATCAATGCCAAAATTAGACTTATCAAAAATACCAAATGTAGATTTTATTATAATAATAAATTATCATCCTTTCTTTACCCAAGAAAACATATCGTTATTAAAAAAGAAATGTAAAAAAGTTATATCGTTTTTAGAAATAGGAGAACTATCAGATTTTTCTTTTATGTTTAAAAATGCTCCTTTTAAGCAGGATAAAAATAAAACAGAAATAATTCCAGCTCCTTATATTTCTGATTTTTATTTTAATATTCCGAAAGAATCTAAATCTATTTTATTAGACCATATATATTTAAATGCCTGGAAAAATGAGAAAATAAAACATTACGCTTGGTCAAAAAGAATTTGGAATTGGTTAGAGGAGATAAAAAACGAATATAAAATATACAGTCTTATTTCTCGTTCTATTGATTTGAAATGCGGAAATCCGAAAAACGAGCATTTAAAGGTATTACCTAATTGGATTATTCCTATACAAGCAACCGATTATATGGATTATTTAGAAAAAACTCAAACAATGGAGACTTTTATAATTACACATGTAGGTAGTTATAATTTCAGTGTTATTGATATGTTAGTAAGAGGTATAAAAGTATTAAGTCCTAATGGAGCAATACCTAAATATAATATTGATAGATTTAATATCCCAATTTTTAATAATAAAATAGAATTATTAAAAGAAATAAATACTCCAATAAATAAAAAGAAATGGGACAGTCAAATACAAAAATGCACAGATATGAAAAAAGTAGCTTCTATTATAGACAATAAAATTCAAGGCTGGTTAAATGAAAGCTAAAAAACCCACATGTTCGATAATAATACCTTCTTTTAAAAGAGCACATTTATTAAAATGGGGATTACATTCCTTGTCTCAACAAAAATGTTCTTATTCTTTTGAAATAATAGTTTTAAACGATGGAATTCCTGATGAAACCGAAAAAATATGTGAACTATATAAAAATAAATTAAATATTAAATATGTTTTTACAGGACAAAGAAATTTGAAACATATTTTCTGGAGATGTCCAGGATATGCAATAAATATAGGAGTTAAACGAGCCAAAGGTAAATATATTATTTTAACTTGTCCTGAAATTTTTCATATGGATAATCGAGCCATTCAAAAAGTAATAAAAAATTTAATTAACCAAAAAAAGAAATTGGTTAAAACTTTTGGTAAAGATGATAGGAAAGGTTTGTTTTTAGAATATATTGAAAATACTAAAGGAGAAATAATAGATAAGTCTAAAGTAAATTCTTTAAAAGGTTTACAAACTCATCTTCCTTTCTTTTTAGGAATGAATAAAAAAGATTATTTAACTATTGGAGGATACGATGAAGATTTTATTGGATGGGCTTACGATGATACAGATTTTATTGCGAGATTAAGAAGATATGGATGCACTTATACAAAAATAAATTCTACTATTATTCATTTATATCACCCTCGGCATAGAATAGGATTAAAAAGTATTATGCAATTATATCATCATAATAAAAATTTATATGAAAAAAAAGATAAAGAAGGGATTATATACAGTAATGTTGGTAAAATTTGGGGACAAATGAAAGACAGTGAGGATAATAAAAAATTAATAGACATGTATAAGGAAAGAAAGATAAAATGGAATTTAAATAGAATTCCTAAAGTTGCTCATTTTTATTGGGGAGAAGAAATATTACCATTTCTTAGATATTTGACAGTATTATCTTTTCATAAATTTAATTCTGATTGGAAAATTAAATTTTATGTTCCACTGTTTCCAACCAAAACAAAAACATGGACAACTAATGAACAAAAATATCAATTAACAGGTGCAAATTATTTTTCAAAATTAAAAAAGATGGGAGTGGAAATTATTACTGTAGATATGAGAGCTTTGGGAGTAAATAATAATATTTCAGAAGTCCATAAATCCGATTTTTTAAGATGGTATTTATTAGCTATTGAAGGAGGATTATGGTCAGATATGGATATAATATATTTCGAATCTATGAATCAAATAAAAATTAATCGAGAAGATTATAATCAAACAGATACTGTTGTTTGTATTGGAAAAGACTATGGTCATTCTATAGGATTTATGTTATCTTCCCCTAAAAATAGATATTTCGATTATTTGTTTGCAGAAGCTCGTAAAAAATTTAATTCCTCTCATTATCAAAGTATAGGAGTTAAATTATTAAATAAAGAATTCTCTTCTATTGAATCGATAAATAAAAGATTTCCCGTGTTGTTCCCTAAAAATATTTCCGAATCTACAGTTTATCCATACAATGCTACTAAAATAAATGAAATATACACAGAACCTAATTTATGTAGAATAACAAAAAATACTATAGGATTACATTGGTATGCTGGACATCCTTTAGCTGGTAAAATGGTAAATAAAGTTTGTGAAGAAAATTGGCAAGAATTTGATAAAGTCATAGGTTTATGTATGAAAAAAGCGTTGAACGATAACTTTAATGGGAGAAATTTAAATGGATAAAATTATTACAGTTTTAGGAACTAGACCTGAAACTATTAGACTATCTCGGATTATGCCAAAACTTGATAAAGTTTGTGACCATATTATGATTCATACGGGTCAGAATTACGACCCTAAACTTAGTGATATATTCTTTAAAGATTTGGGATTAAGACAACCCGATTACTATTTAGGAGCTAAAGGAAGTATGGGAGAACAAATCGGTATTATTTTAAGAGAAGTTGAGAAGATATTTATTAGAGAAAAACCAGATAAAGTATTAGTTTTAGGCGATACAAATTCAGGGTTATCTGCAATTATAGCGGAAAGAATGGGAATACCTGTTTACCATATGGAAGCTGGTAATAGATGTTATAATAAAGAAGTTCCTGAAGAGATTAACCGCAAAATAATTGACCATGTTTCTACCTATAATTTTCCTTATACTCCTGGAAGTCGAAGAAATTTATGTAAAGAAGGTATAGATAGAAAGAAAATAATTATATCGGGTAATCCTATTAGAGAAGTAATAAAATTTTATGAAACTAAAATACAAGCAAGTAAAATATTGAAAAAATTAAATCTAAATTCAAGAGGTTATTTTTTAGCTACGTTTCATCGGGCTGAGTGTGTTGATGAATATACAAAATTATATGAAATAATATTCGGTTTACAATTAGTTGCAAGTAAATATAATTTACCTATAATCGCAAGTATCCATCCAAGAACCAGACAAAAGCTGGATAAATGGGGATTGAAAGCTCTTAACAAAAATATTAAATTTTTAGAACCTTTATCATTTTTTGACTTCGTAAAATTAGAAAAAAATGCTTTATGTATTATAAGTGATTCGGGAACAGTTTGTGAAGAAGGGACAATTTTAAAAACTCCTACAGTTATTTGTCGTAATTCAACGGAAAGACCTGAAACTATTGAAGTAGGTAGTGCAATATTATCAGGAATAGATGGAAAAAGTATTTTAAAATGCACAGAATTAATGGTAACTTCTAAAAGAAATTGGGATATGCCAGAAGGTTATATGGATTTAAACGTGTCGGAAAAAATTATTAAATATTTAACAGGGAGAATATAAATGGGAAATATGTTTAAAGGAAAAATAATTCTGGTAAGCGGAGGAACTGGGAGTTGGGGTCAAGAATTAACTAAACAGTTACTACAATTCGACGTAAAACAAATTAAAATCCTTGCTCGTAATGAATTCAATCAAGTATCCATGAAGAGAAAATTCAATGACCCTCGCATTAAAATAGAAATTGGTAATGTCAGAGACTATGGTAAACTTAAATTTGCCTGTAAGGGGGTTAATTACGTTTTTCATCTTTCAGCCCTCAAGCACGTTCCCATTTGTGAAGAATTCCCTTATGAAGCGATAAAAACGAATATTAATGGCACTCGAAATATAATAAGAGCTTCTATTGATAATGAGGTTGAATTAGTAGTGGATGTTTCTTCTGATAAAGCAGTTCTTCCAATCAATACTTATGGTATGACTAAGGCTATAGGAGAAAAACTCATGCTTAATGCCTCAAAATTAAGTGAAAAAACTAAATTTATGGTTGTAAGGGGTGGTAATGTTTTAGGCACAGCAGGTTCAGTAGTGCCTCATTGGATAGACCAGATTAAACGATTTAATAAAATTTCGGTAACTTCTAAAGAAATGACTCGATATTTCCTTACTTTACCAGAAGCAATTAAACTTTTATTTGTCGCTATGAGAAGTGGTATTAATGGTGGATTGTTTGTTATGAAAATGCCTTCATGCAAGCTTATAGATTTAGCCGAAGTTATGAAAGAATATTATGGTAATAAAGATACTAAAATAGAAATAATGGGTATAAGACCTGGTGAAAAGATAGATGAAGTTCTTATCTCTAAACATGAAACTTCAAATGCTTATGAATACGGTAAGAATTATTATTTAATTACCAATGAAGCGGATTCAGCAAATAATATAGGATATAAGAAAACAACTTTAGAAGAATATAATTCATATCAAAAGCTTATGACAAAAGAAGAAATTAAAGAGTTACTTAAAAGAGGAGGCTACTTAAAATGAAATGGCATTATGGTCAAATTATAACCAGATGTTCTTATAATAATTCTGTAGTTCCTCGATTATATACTTGTCTTGAAACTCGAATATATTCTAAAGAAGATAGTAAGCATTTTAATAAAGTTTTAAAAATGTTACATTCTTTAGGGTTCGAACATAATGGAGGGTTTGCGATAATAGAAACAACTAAACGAATTCCTATAGAAATGGTAAGAACCCAATTAAGAACAAATGAAATTGATGATAAAATAGAAGGGTCAAATACTGTTTCAAGTTTTTGGTATCCTGATTTAGCTAAAAAATATAACGAATAAGGATAAAAAAGAATGAAAAAGAAAGTTCTCATCATCGGCTCAAGAGGTATGGCTGGTCATACTATCTTCCAATATTTAGACTCCCTTAATAAATACGAATTAATAAATACTGCCCGACAAAAATTTAATAAAGATACTCTTATTATAGATGTAGTTAGAGATATTAATTTTCTTGAAAGAGTTATTATAAATAGTCAGCCAGATATTATAATTAACTGCGTAGGTATTTTAGTTAAAGATTCTAAAAAATATCCTCAAAACGCTTGGATTGTTAATGCTGTATTTCCTCATACACTAGTAGATATTACTAAAAATATGAAAACTAAAATTATTCATATAAGCACTGATTGTGTTTTTGATGGAAAGAAGGGAAATTATTCTGAGACTGATATACCAAACGAAACTAATGTTTATGGAAAAACTAAAGTTCTGGGAGAAATTATAGATAATAAACATCTGACCCTTAGATTATCGATTATAGGAGATGAATTAAAGAGAGATGGAAGTGGTCTTTTTGAATGGTTTCTGCGACAAGAAGGGGATATAGAAGGCTATACGAAGGCTATATGGAGTGGGATTACTACGTTCGAACTTGCAAAACAAATAGATAGGATTATAAATACCAAACTAATAGGACTTTATCATCTTGCTCCTGATTTTAAAATTTCTAAATATGATTTATTGAAATTAATAGATAGGATATGGGAAAAATGGGATGTATATATATTGAAAAATGATACCTTTAGACAAGATAAAACACTAATCAACAATCGAAAGAAAGAATATAACCCTAAGATACCTAATTATAAAACTCAATTAATAGAAATGAAAGAATTTATCGAAAGGAAAAGATAATGTTTACAAAAAAAGAAATAATAGATTTAGCCAAAGACGCGATTTTAGATGCAATAGAGAACAGGAAAATAGCTAAACAACCTCATGATAAAGGTTTAGATTGTGCTCTTAAATGTATTGAATGGATGGAAATAAGAAACGGTCAAGGACACGATGTTGACAAATTCTATAAGGTGTAAAAATGAAAATTAAATTTCCTAAAAAAGAGCACCAGCATTACTATAAATTTCATTACTTCTTCCTTCTCAATGTATTCAAAGAAGCTGGAGCGAATATTGAGCTTTGTTCTTCTACTGAATTAGATACTACTCATTTCTCCATTAATATCGATGGTAAACAAATTTTAATAGATGTTTCCGATGACCCAAAATTATATCCTAAATATAAAGATTATTACGCTTGTTTTAAATATCATGTCACTAAAAATATACATGATGGAATTAAAAATCTTTATCCTTTGGGAGCTATGAGTTTTTTTGATTGGAAGGAATATAACCTTTTGAAAGGACAAATCGAATATAATTGTGGCACTGATATAATTTTAAATAATCAACGGGCTTATGCTAACGCTAAAGAAAGGAGAAAGAAAGTCCAAAAGGAATTGAAAGATAGATATGGAGATTATGTAAATTTTACATTGACAGACCAAATTACTTATTGGAAGAAAGCTAATAATTGTTTGGTATCTGTCCATGTTCCAGGTTATAGAAATGATATTTTAGATAGAGGTCAATTACAAATGATGGCATTTGGTTGTTGCACTATTTCACCAAAAATAAATACTATATTACCTTATAATAAAAAATTAATACCCAATATTCATTATTTAGAATGTTATAGGGATTATTCTAATTTGATTGAAAGAATAGAATGGTGTAAAACTCATAGAAAAGAATGTCAAGCTATCGGATTCAATGCCAAAGATTTATTTCGACAATACTGCACTCCTAAAGCAATAGTAGAATGGATAGAACAATGCCTTCATCAATAATATTTATAAGTTTTTATACTCGTAAATCTCCTTATGAAAAAGTAATGAATACCCATTTGAGACCTAGCTTAGAAAAGTTCAATTTAATTCATGATATAGAAGAAGTGGAAGACAGGGGAAACTGGCAAAAAAATACAAGTTACAAAAGTGAATTTATTTTAAAAATGTTATTAAAACACAAAAAAAATATAGTATTTATAGATGCAGATGGCACTATAGAGAAACATCCTTCTTTATTTTGGGAGATACCTGAAGAATACGATATAGCCTATCACTTACTTGATTGGATGAGACAATGGCGTAATAAAGAAGGTGGAGATAAATGGGAGCTTTTAAGTGGAACGATGATGTTCAGGTATAATGAAAAGGTTTTATCTTTAGTAAGAAAATGGGTAGAAAGGACTAAGACTTCTACCAAGTGGGAACAACGGATATTACAAGAAATTATTAAAAATAATAAAGAAATAAAATCTTACATATTACCAGCAGAATATACTACAGTTGCTATGCACGATGGAAGTATTCCAAAATATATAAAAAAACCTGTAATATTTCATCATCAAAAATCTAGACAATATCGTAATCGAAGAAATTGGAAAAGATAATAAAAAAAATTATTGAGGGAAAGAAAATGAAAATTAAAGAAATATTTAAATCTATAGGAATAGGATTAATTGGAGGTATTTTAGGTGCTTTCGGTGGTGCAGATAATACTTCTAAATTATGGAGAAGGTTAGGACTACCTATATTAATTAGTGTATTAGCCTTTATTGTAATAAAACAATGGTATGTATTGTCTATAATGAGCTTATATGCTGTTTTAACTATTGGTTATGGTTTACCTTGTTCTTATTCGGGAGACGAAGGGAGTCCTTTAGGAAAATTTTTTTATAACTTTTGGAATAGAATAATAAAATGAAAAAAATAATAACTAAAAAATTTTTAATAAGAGAATACGATAAAAATAAAAAATCTCAAACACAAACAGTCAAAACAATGGACTGTTCACAAATGACAGTTGGAAATTATTTAAGAAAATTTAAATTAAAAATTCGTCCTAATAGTAATTCAGGAAAAAATAATGGAAGATATATAGATGGTAGATATTCTGAGCAGTATTTTTGCAAAGATTGTGGTAAAGAAATTTCTGTTTTTTCTGGGGTTTATGGAGGAGGAAGATGTCGGTCTTGTGCAAGAAAATATGATATTATTACTAATCCTGAAAAATCCAAAGGAAAAAACAATGGGATGTATGGTAAAAAATTTTCTAAAAAACAAAAAAAGAAATTTTCCGAAATAAGTAAGAGGAAATGGAAGGATTTAAAATTTAGAGAAAAAACTATCAAAGCCACTTGGAAAGCTTTGAAATTAACACCTAATAAAAAAGAATTAAAATTAATCGAATTATTAAATAAAATATTTTCTAATACATATAAATTCGTAGGAGATGGAAAGTTAATAATAGGAGGATTTTGTCCTGATTTTATACATAAAAATAAGAAAAAGATTATAGAATTATATGGCGATTACTGGCATAATAGAAAAGATGTAAAGGAAAGAGATAAACGTCGTATTAAAACTTACAAAAAATGTGGATATAGAACCTTAATAGTATGGGAAAAAGAATTAGGAAATTTAGAGAAACTTGAATCTAAAATATTGGTATTTAATTATGAATAAAAAAGAACAAATTTTATTATTAACAAACTGTATGACAAGAGGAACAATAGGATTAATGTCTTGTTTGACTTTTTTAACTATACCTATAATAAAATCAAATTGGATTGTATATATTATAGGAAGTATAATTACAACTTCGGTTTTCGCTTTATTAAGTTGGAGAACATTAGGAAGTGTTACAATTTTCGGAAAAAGTCTGACTTGGAGTGAAATAATACCTTATTCTACTTTAACTCTTTTTGCGATGTTATTAATATTTTAAGGAGATAAAAAATGAATAGACCAACGCAATGTGTTATTGTCGGTGGAGGGTCATCAATCAAACAAGCTTTGCCTCAATTATGGTCTAGTATCGAAAATAAGTTTGTTATCGGAATAAATTATTCCTATCGCCATTTAAAAAACCCTACTTTCCAAGTATGGTTAGATTATAAATTTTACGATAGAAATAAAGAAGCTCTTAATAAATTTCCTTTAATAATTACTAAAACAGGTAAAAAACTACCTCCCAATACTATACAATTAAAAACAGTTTCTTCTTATAATAGAGATGTTAGAAAAGGAGTTTATAAAGGCAGTCTTTCGGGTTACTATGCTTTAAGTTTAGCAATATATTTACTTGATGTTGGGGAAATTTTTCTTTTAGGTTATGATTTTTGCGGAATAGGTAAAGATAATAAAGGTAGGGCGAATACTCATTATTATGAGAATATAGAGCATAAAGGACGAGGTAAAATAAACTATTATGGCACTAAGGGAAGAGCTGATAGAGATTTTGCTCCTTATGCTAAAGAGAAGAGAGTTAAAATATATAATGTAAGTCCTAACTCAAAAATAAATACTTTCGAAAAAATAGACTATACGACTTTTTATAAAATGTTGAATAAAAAAACTTTTGACCAAACTCTTTTAAGACAATATATAAAGGAGAAATTAAAATGATTCGTAAGGGAGATATACTATTAGTTCGAAATTATATAGACCCTTTGTCTTGGATAATTTCTTGGTTTACTCATAGTAAATGGACTCATGCCTGTTGGTGTTTAAGTGATACTCAATTATTCGAATTAAGAAGTTATGGTCTAATAACTCGTCCTATAAATAAATATTACAAAAGACCTTATTGTAAAGTAAAATTGTTACGTCTTAAAAAAATCAAAAGGAAAGACATCGATAAAGCTATAAAAATAGGATTAGGATATAAAAAAGACAGGTCTTACTTTCAATTTTTCTGGACATTATTATTGATAGGTTGTGGATATGCAAGAAGAAAACCTGTAATGAGTTGTTCAGGAATGATTGCTAATTGTTTAAGTAAGGTAGGTTTTTATTTTAAGAAAGGAAAGAATCCTTTACTCGTTACACCAGCCGATATTGATAACAGCAAGCTTATTAAAAATCTTACCGTAAAAGAATTATATTAAAATTTATTTTTGTTTAAATAATCAATAAAATAGCAGTTTTTATATTTAGGACATAATACTATTATCGTTTCTTGTATATAATTTTTAATTTTTTGTTTTAATTGTTTATTATTTATTTTCTGCTCTTCGAATTGCTGTAACAAAATATCTAATTCAGTTTTATCTGGTTTTATATATTTTTTATTCTCTGGACAGTTTTTACAAGCCATTTTTTGTCCTCCTTTTATGTTTTCCAACAAGCTCCCCATCTATAATCATCATAATACTCATTAATATCATCAGATACATCAGTTATATACCAATAATGGTAAGGTGCTCCAGGTATAAATCCCCATTCTTCTCCAGGATGAGTAATTTCCCAAAGTAAATTCCAATCACTATCATAACATCTAGAATAATAATTTGTTACCCAATGTCTATGGACATCGTATTTATAACTTCTTGTCCAATGATATTCTTCATTAGTAGATTTAATATTACAAATTAAATTATTTCCACTAGGTGCAGAAGACTCCAAAGTAAAATTAAATTGTGAAAACTGGCTTATATTTGTAGAATTTAACGAATAAGTTTTATGATTCCAACCTTGAGCATCATAATGATAAACATATTTAGTATAATAATATCCACTTACATAATGCGAACCACCACCAGATATACATGCGTAATCGTCTTCTGTATTCCAACTATGTCCTACTCCTGTTTGTTCTAAACCTGGTGTAGTATCTGTTCCCATAAGAATAGTATTACTATCACTATCTTCATTATATATTAATAAATTTTTACAAGGAGAAACTACCATTAAAAAGTGTCTCAAATCTTCTATATGATAAGCCTTTATATTTACAAATTTATTAACTCTTGTTTCTAAATTAGGGTCTGTCCAATCTGTTTGATGTTCTCCAATATTATATTCTGTTCCTTCTTCGTCGTAATTAAAATAAGTATCTTTTGTTTGTCCGAGTGCAGTTAATAATTTCTCTGTTGATTCTCGTAATTCTAAAAGATGTTTTCTATAAAAATTAACTAAATTATGTGTAGTATCTATTTCTGTAAAAGTAGTTCTATCTTCTTCTGCAATTCCTGCATCTATTTCTTGTTGTGCTCTAAGAGTTTGCAATTCTTGTATATGTATAGGTTTTATATCAGTAAATCCTTTATAATCATCCCCTGCTTCACCTTTTGGAGTTAAAATCGGGTCATCTGTGTATCCTCCTGTAACATTTAATTCACTGAAACATCTAGGACATCTATCTTTTGACATTTTTACTCATCGTCCTTATATATTGCATGCGATTTCCATAACCCAGTTTTAGCATCATAAACCATATCCATGTTACCAAGTTTTGATTGACTTTTTACTTTAGAATGAGGTTTTGCTTTTTTATCCTCAATATTATTAAGTATATCATCAAGCAAAGCTCTATTTTCTTTTAATTGTTGTTGTATTTCTTTAAATTTTTGTTTGTAGGTTTTTTCTCCCATTATTTATTCTCCTCTCGATTGGATACTTGAAGTGCGATTATAATATCTACCATTTTCTAATTGAACACTTGCTCTCCAGTTTCCGATATTATAAGTAATTCCTATTATATTTAAAGGATTTTCTATTATACCATCTATCATTATTCTTTTATCTAAAGTTATATCATAAAATTGTATGGTATCTATTGTTAAATCTATAGACCCATTAACTTTTTTATCGCAATTTTTACTTAATTGCCAGTTAGCATAATCCGTAGCAAATAAAGTATCATTCCAAGAAGGAACAAGTCTCCATGTAGTTTGTTCATCTGTTTGTTCAGCTATATACCAACTTCCTACTTGAATACTTAATCCTCCTAAATCCAAATTTTCCATAATAGTTTCAGGATAATCTCCCATTTTATCAGTAAAAAACATTAACGGATTTGATATATCTGTAGCTGGATTGTCACTTGGTGTTTCAGTATTAGAATAATATTTTTCTTTCCATAATTGTAATGTAATAGTAGGTTTTCTAATTGATGTCATTTCTCCATTTTCGTTAGTTTGGAAAATATAAACAGGTTCGTTAAATGTCAATGTCCCTGATTCATAATCAATAGTAAATCCTTCTGTTATTCTTTTTGAACCATCATACCATTTAAAATCTCCAAAAGAACATTTCCAAAAACCAAAAGGAATCATTAATTTAACTAAAGGAGGAAATCTATCAGTCCAAGATTCCAAAGTAGAATTTAAAGTAGGTAAATAATATTTTGTAAATACATCTTCATATAAATCATTTTGAGAAACAGGATGATGAAACACTCCATGTCCATCGTCTGAATTTTGGGCTAATCTTTCATAGGTAGAATCCCAAGCCGAAGAAGCTCCTCCATAAAAATATTCATATTCATGACCTGTATATTCTTTAGTTCCTCCAGAATTATTAAATCTCCTTATAACTTTATCGCCCATTTGAACTCTAAATTTATTTACTATATTTTCTATAGACTCTTTAAAAGAATGTCGTAATACTTGATATAAACCTAAATTTTTACCTATCTCTTGTTTTTCTAAATTAATTATATCTCCTTGTCCTGATGTCCATAATTTTTTACTACCGTCCACATCATAATACCAAGCATAATTGCCTGAATTTGTTACTAAATTACTAATACATTCTGAAGTCCCTGTTCCAAAACAATTTATAGGTTGTGGTATAAATCCCCCTATACCAAAATTAACCCCACAAACAGATAATCCTTCCGATATATGATTATAATAAAGTTCTTGATTATCAGTCGGTTTATGTCCAATATAAAAATACTGTTTCGTTTTATTTTGTTTCCAATATTCATCTTGACATATTATTTTTATTGAATCTGGGTTATTGGTAGGAGTTATTTGAGTTATATATCCTTTATATAAAGTCCAAGTATGATATTTAATTTCTACTACAGATTCTTGAGAAGGTTTATTATTATCATAAGGTCTTCCCAATATAAAATTAGCAGAATGAGACCCATTAAGAATTTTTGATATTGTTATACTGTCTATATCCACATCTGTTTGTTCTACACTATCTATATATACTTTTATATATGTTTTTCCTAAAGATTGAAATCCAGCATCTCCAGCAACTTGCCAAGATTTAAGAAAACCCACTTTATTATTTATATCAGAAAGATTTCTACCAATAAATCCTATTTTATTATCAACATCCAATAAAACTCCATTAACCATACCAAATTTATTGTAAATATTTGAACTAGCTTCTTCAATAGTAGCTACAGTTATTTCATCACTTAAAGTTAAAGTATCATCCAAATCTTTAGAAAGTAAAACTTCTAAATCATCAGAAAGAGTTAAAGTATCTTCATTAGATTTTGCTATTGAAAGAGATATTTCATCACTTAAATCAGTAGTATCTGAACTTTCTTGTTGTTCTGCGGAAAATTTCAAATTATCGGATAAATTTAAAGTATCGGACAGTTCTATTTTTTCCAAAGAAACATTTAACTCTATTACATCGGAAAGAGTAAGAGTGTCTTCGCCTTCATAGGTAGGAATACTTTCTTCTATTTGTAATTCTACACGCCTAATACCTAAAAAACTAACATCTCCACGATTATCTACAAATTTAAAAGCATAATAACGATAAGCGGTTGAATTAGTTACTAAAATATATTTAGGGTCTGCTTGGTTTGCTCCTACGTGTTCATCAAAAGTCGATTGTCCAGTAGTTAATTGTGTCCAATCGTCATCATTACCATACACAAGGTCTGCAAAAGCCGAAGCTTCATTCGAACCCCAGAAAGTGAAATTCTGAACTCCTCTATCAGTTGCACTTCCTGATGTATGGTCATTTTCATAATATATTCTTTTAATTATTTTTGCAGAACCTAAATCTATATGAAATCTTTGATTACTTACAGTTGAAACATTAGGATACCATTTATTATCAGCACCTGTTCCTATAAGAGATTTAGCAGGGTCTGTCGAAAAATAAGGGTAATAACTACTACTGTAAGTTTCTGTAGCTTTTACATAAGTATCACTATGTGCAGGGGGATATTGTGAAAGGTAGCCCATAAAAAAACTTTTCCTCCTTACTTGAATTATTTAAATATAAATCAATCTTAGGCTACTGTTATAGTAATTTTCACATAAAGGTCAGTATCTATATCTACATTTTTTGCTGTAAATACAAACCTATCCAATAAAGTATCTCCAGTTGAACTTGCACTATCTCCAACTCCAGCTTCGGTAATGGCATAACTGTCGCCAGTTTCAAAAGTAAATGTCTTTTCAAAAGTAGCTTTATAACTAGCTTCATAATCTACTGTAGAAAGTTCTCTCTCTACTTCTGTTTCAAGAGAAGTATCGGTAGCATTTGCACCAGTTACTCCTGTCCCTATAGCAATATAACTAAATCCTGTTAAACCAGTTCCGACACCTTCGGCAATAAGTCTAGCAACTCTTTCTTTGCCAGAATTTACAATTAGATTTTTCAACTCTTCCCTATCAATAACTGAACCATCTTTTCTTCGTCGTTCAATTACGACATCACCTGTTAATTTAATTCCATCTTTCATTATTTTTTCCTCCTTGTTTTTTTTGTTTTATTTTTTTTCTAAAATTCCCAATTCTTCTAAGTCTGTTTTCATTAATACTGTAATATCTTTATCTGGATATTTTTCCTTAAATTTATTAAATTTCTTTTTGGAATCGTCTCTCCAATAACCTTTTATTTCTATATATTTATTCTTTTCTGGTAAATAAAAATCTGGTGTATAAGTAGTATTATCCAATTCAAATGCTATAGGTTCATATTGCCAATTAATATGTTGTTTATCAAGATATTTAGCATATAATATTTCCCAAGAAGACCGCATATAAATCCCTTTATATTTCCCCCATTTGCCATGAATAATTTTCCCATACCAATGATGTTTTTTACCTTTATTTGATTTAGGGACTCCTTTCATTGCTTCATACCTATTTCTCCGCAGAATATTGTATTTTTTCATTCTATAACAAATAGTGGCTTCACTACATTCTATCTCTTTTGCTATTATTTTCATTGATTTATTCTTCTTTATATATTCTTTAATCAAAAATTCTTTAGAAATATTATATTTGTATTTTCCTTTTAAAGAGTCGCTAATATTTTTACAAGTTTTTTTGGAACGCTTCAAACCCGTATGTATTTTAATTATTTTTTTCTTAGTTTCTTCTGTAACAATTCTTCCTTTATTTGAGCAACTTCTACATTTTTTACTCCCATAAAGAAAAGTAGAATAACAAATTTTGTTGTTGCAATTAGATTCTATACAATAATGTTTTTTAAGATATTCTTTCATTTACTTCCATCCTGAAGGATTTAATTGTTTTATTTTTTTATCGTTTTTATTAAAAATTTCTTTTTTTATTTCTCCAATTTTATGTTCAGAATTTTGAAATAATGCTATTTTATAACTCGTTACTATATTATTTTTCAATCCTAAAATATTAGCGGATTCAAGTCTCATTTTTCCTGAGTTTTTGCCCATTATGTTTTGTGTAACTTCAATATAATGAAAATATTCGTCATAACCATTTAAAACCAAGTTATCGCCATTTGGTAAAGAATATATTATTCTTTTAATAGGTTTATTAGGAATATCCATCCATCCAGTATTTTGATAATTTCCTCCGAGATAATTACTTCCGTCTTCAAATATTACTGTGTATAAAGATTTCATCATTTCTCCTTTATTACATCCAAGTATATCGCACTGTTAATACAAAAGTTTCAATTGCAGGAGTGCTATAGTTTGCAGGAATAACAATTTTTAAATTAGCATATAATTCTTGACTTGTTTCTCCAGTAGCTAAAGCACTTAAAGCACCATTAGTATTATTTAATAACAATACATCAGTTCCTGCAATAGGGTCTCCAACCCAATCTGCTCCAGGTAATCCTAAAGTAGTGCAAACTCCCTTTACAAAAGAATCTTCACCAGTTTCTACACCAAGAACATGTTTATCAATGGAATCATGGTCAGAATCGTCCCAAGCTTCCAATTGTGGTTCACTTGCAGTTGCTCCATCAAAAGAAAAACAAAATACGTATCGTTTATTTAATCCCATACCTTCTACATCTTCTAACACATCTCCACTATAATCGAAAAATAAACAATGTGCAACTGTAAGGTCGCTATCGGTAATTATAGAATAAGCTTGATTTAATTCGTCTTCAGTAGGTTCATCTTGCCCATCCGCTACCGCAGAACTTCCAGCAGTCCAAATAATATAATCATTTGTAAGGTCTGCATTAATATAATCTGCTCCTGTCTCTCCATAAGCAGTATCAGCATCTCCTTTGTTTACCCGTAAAGTTAGATTTGTCATTTATTTCCTCCTATAAAATTAATATGCCAACACTAAAAAGCTGACTTCATAATCTTGGCTTTGGGTTCGATAGCTCTTTGGGAATCTAATCTCCTCAATACGTCGGACAGTGTATTGCCAATCAGTTACCCATCCACCATCATTATGTTTCATAGTTAAAGTTGCCACTTCCGTTGTAAGTTTTGTTCTCATCTCGTTTATTAAAGTAGTTAAATCTTTATATCCATCTGTATCGAATAATTTTCCTCTTACAATAATTTCTTGGCTTTTTTTACCACCTTCGATTACTATAGAACCATCTCCTCTAGTCCCATGAATAACAGTAGCTTTCATACCAGGATGAGGGTCGGTTACATGAAATACATAAGGCAAATCATAATCTACAGAACCTGTGCTATCTTCAAGAAATGTAATTTTTACAGTATAATCCATTTTTTTTCTCCTTAAAATATTATAGATACGGTCTTAAAAGATTCGCAGTCCTTTTTTGGAAAGCTTCGTCATTTTCTAAAAATTCTTTGAATTTTTTTGAAGCTTCTTCTGCTACTTTATCTAACGCATTTTTTGGTAATTTAACTTCTATATTTTCTATAGTTGTGCTCATATCTACTTTTTGGTTAATTGCAATTCTATCTCTGGTGGTTTTACCTACTGCACCCAAGCCCCCACCTAAACCTCCTAATTTTACCCATTCATCTCCAAATTCTTTTAAAGCATCTCTAGAACGAGTTGTCCATTCATCCCAATACCGATGAGCACCTGTAGGAGCAAAAATATCTGTTAAATTATCTGGAACTTCTCCAAGACCTCCTGTAGGAGATTCTGGTAAATCATACATCTTTCTAATAACTTCTCCTATAGCTTGTTGTCCTTCTTTGGAAAAGTTGCTCCAATATTCCTCTATAATAGTTCTATCATACATATCTTCTTCATATTGTTTTGTTAATTTTTCTGGAGATAATCCCCTCAATTCCATCATTCTTCTCAAACGAGACCTTTCCATTGCATCTGCTTTTTCATATTGCATTGCAAGATTAGTTGCAGTTTGAAGTTCTTTTTCTTTCTCTTTTTGTAATGCCACCACTTGTTGTAATCTTAATTTATCGAAATTAAGCAAATATTGAGTATTTCCCATTGATTCTTTATCTGCTTCTAATTGTCTTATTTTTATTTCTAAAATTTGAGATTCGGAAGCACCTATAGATTGTAAAATTTGAATTCCTGTTCCTCTCACTAAATCTTGAATTTCTTTTCTATATTTAATTTCGGCTTCTAATATTTCTAATTGAGCATCTGCTATTTGTAAATCATATTCTGCAAGATTTATATTTTCACTTCTTTCTGCTAATTCCTTTTTTAAAGTTTCATAATATTCTTTTTTATATTTAGCAATATCTAAAGCATGTGCTCCAAAAGTTTTCATAATCTTAACATTACTTTTTAATATATCTTTTTCCTCTTTTAATCTATCTAAATTAAGTTTAGTTGATGCTTCTCTTTTTTTAATTATATCTGCTTCCTTTTGCTCCTGCTCTATTCTTTTCTTTAAAAATTCATCTGGAGTAAGATGTCCAACCTCACCTTCATCAAACATTTTTATGATATTTTCAACAGCTTCTCCTATTTCTTTGTATTTTGTTCCTAACATACCAGGATTTAATATATCGGCAACAGTAATTCCTGCTTTAGTAAATTGAGATAATAATAATGCTACTCTAGCATATTCTGTGAATATATATCCTATACTATCTCCATATGCTTTAGCTACTGAAACCCCTCCTTGAAAAGTATCGTTAAGTTCTTTTAAAGATTGTGCCATTGTTCCAGCCCCAAATAAGCCTTCGGCAAACTGAATTGCCATAACTTTTAATATATTTCCAAATCTTTCAGCTTGAGCCATTACAGTTTGCATCCTAATTTCTTTCATTCTTTCATTAAACCCTGACATATTTTCTTCGGCGAGTTTTAAAGTATGTATTAAAGCATCAAAATGAGGAATTAATAATCTAATAGGAACTCCACCCCTAGTAGCAAAAACAGTTTGTAATGCTCTTGATTGCTTTTCTGTTAATTTAGTGGTTGCTCCCATAGCTTTAGTAACTTTAGAAATAACATCTAAAAATTTAACGGGCTTATCGGGGTCAAAAGTAATGTTAAATACACTGGCTAATTGTTTTGAATTTTTTGTTATTTGTAAAACTGCTCTACCTAATAATCTTCCTGTTCTCGAACCTCTTAACATTTTAGTATTTAAAAATCCTAAAACAGTTATAACTTCAGTAATATCATCAGTCAATCCTGAAATATATGGAGCAAATTTGGTATAACCAGCTATTAACTCACTCATTTCAACATCTTGAGTCGCATAAGTATATGTTAAAGCATCTCCAATTTTTGTCATTTTTTCGGCAATAGTTAAATTTTTATTCATATATTGCCCCATCGTATTATATATACCAGCAACAGCTCTAGCCATTTCTTTAGCTTTTACTCCTGTGCCTACCATAGCATCTGTAACGACTTTAAAGGCTGACATAGACTCTTGTGTAGATAAACTTGCTGTTTTAAGAAAATAAAAAGCTTCTGCTAATTCTTTTATACTTATTCTAGAATCCGTAGCAGTAGTTAAAATTTGACTTCTGATAGCTACTAAATCTGCTTTTACTGTAGAAGCAGTTCCATGCACAACTGTTTTTATTCTAGCCATACCTTCTTCTAAATCCAAACCAGCTCTTACCATATCTCCTATAGTTCTAACAAATCCCATCATAATAGTTCTTAACATCATCCATACTGGAGCAACAATCAAAGCCCTTTTAGTGGCTTTATTTAACATATCATTAAAGGATTGGGTTCGCATTGTCGATTTACCAGTAGCAGTGGCATATCCTTTTGTTCCTCGTTCCATTTGAGTCAAACCACTCGTAACAGCTCTATGTCCCGATATGGTCGCTAAAAATGAAATTAGATATTGGCGAGCATTTATCATGTTTTTTACTTCCCTCTAAAAATAATCCCTGGAATTTCTCCAGAAGTATTTACTTCTTTCTTACTTGGATTTATTTTATTCTTTTTATTTTTTATTTGTTTTCTTAATAACAAATAAGCTTCCGTTCGTATATCGTCTGCTATAACTTCTTCGCTTATATAATCTCTATCTTCTGCTAAATCTTGATATAAAATATTATACATTTGCAAAAGATATAAAAACCAAAGTTGAATACCTGATAAATCAGAATCATTAGAAAATAACTTTAAAGTTCCTATCTCCTTTGCTCTATTGTATAAAATCTGATATTTATCAGATTTAGCTAATTTTTTTAATATCGTAAAATCCATTATTTTTGTCCATACATCAAATTGTTTATAAAATAAAACGCCTTACCTATTAAATCATTATTCTCCGATTTCTCAAAATCTTCATAAGATTTAAAATTCTTCGTCCACTTTCCTCCTTCATTTCGTTCTAATACCACATAAGTAGTATAAGAATTTACATGAATAGTAAGTTGGTCTTCTATTGAATAAACAAGCAAATCTGTCATTTCAATTGATAAATTATAAGATTTGTCTTTTAACTTAATTATTTCGTCCTTTAACAATTTAACAGCTTTCGGTTCTGCTGTTTTTGCCAATCTTAACAATAAACTTCTAAGGTCATCTTGAATTCTATTTATATCATCCCTCATTTTATTTATATCAATACCTTTTTTCTTATAAATTTCTACCCATTGCTTTCTAAACATAAAACTGTCATCTCTGACTAATCCCATATATTTTTTTCTACGAATAGAGTCTATTTCCTGTTGTTCACTTAAAGTCGGTTTTCTTACTCTAAAAGACTTACCGCCAGAAGTAAAAACTATTTTATTATCCTTAATAACATTTTCCATCTTTATTGTTTCTTCTAATTCCGATATAGCTTTCATCCCCTCTTTCGCTAATAGATGTTTCTCATTCTTTTTCTTACTTTCCATTTCTTTCCTCCTTATTTTCCTTACAATAAAAAATCCCAAAGTAGGTAAACTCCACCTATTCTTTGGGTTTGTTTTTGAATTCTACTCCACAATTAAAAGATTTTATAAACGCTTTAATATTTCGAGCATTTTCATAAATAAGTTCTTTGACAGACTTCTTAATATCCTCTTTGTTTTCTAAGATTTCGAAACGCTTACAGACTATTCCTACAAGAGTTCTAGAAGTCTTTGTTAATATATCGTCCAAAAATTTTTCAGTTATTTTATATTCGTCCATTTTCTTACTTCCCTTACTTTAATGAGGGATAGGCAAGGTTTTCACAGAAGGGTTACTTCCACAAAAACAATGCCATTCCCATTAATTAAAAATTATATACCAAGCACTGTAGTGTCAGCAGATATTTTTAAACTTTCTCCTTCAAGAGTGCTGTCCTTGCGAACATACTCATTAACCGAAGCTCCACCACGAAGCTCTGTAGGTGTTAATCCAGTTGCTATAAATCCGTATTTTAAAGTATCTTTAGTGTTATCACTAAAAATTTTCACTATTAAAACACATTCATCTGAAAGATTCTCTACATCTATGACATCTATACTAGAGCCATGCAATGCTTCTTCAACTGTAAAATCTTCAAGAATTCTACCTAATGTAACTGTAACTGTTGAGTTTTTAATTCCTCTAGCAACAACATTTTTATTACCGATTTCTCTAACATCTTCTCTATCAAATCTAACATCAAGAGTAACACTTTGTAATCGATAAATATAATCGCTAGACGAAGGTTTACCAGTTGCAGGAACATATAAATAAATCGAAGCAGAATCTCCAAGTAATGCAGAAGCATCATTATCATTTAAAGTAAACTGCGTTGCAGGTGCTGTAGCAGACATATGCCAAATTTTAATGACATCGCCAACTACACAAACTTCAACTCTTAATTCTTCAGTTACACTATCGTAACTAAAATCTGTTCCATCTACTAATTCAGTGCTAACTCCGCTTCTTACTCTAACAACTCGAAGCATATAAACGCCAGAATTATTAGGGTCTTCTACAGGTGTTCTTGCACTTAAATCCACAACTACATCGTCTCCAGTTACCAAATCAGCAGTTTCTACATCATCTCTAACATAAATCAAATATTTATTAGCCCCCTTTAGAATCTTTGCAGATTCTCCAACAAAATCAAAACTTCTTTCCATTCTTGCCTGGGGGTCTCCCACGCTAAAGGAAAAACCTGAAGCTCTTAATGCAGGATAATAAATCGTTCCTTGAAAAGTGCCATCATCATCAGTTAAATAAGCACATATATCAAAATACGGAGTTTTGAAATCTGATATGTCAATTTCAGTTTGTCCATCATTTCCCAATACATCACTATTAACTAACTTCTGCCAAAATTCCAATGAACCATATTCTAACTGTGTTAATCTATAACCAACCGTCGGACTCTTTGAAAGATAACCAACTACACCATCTCTTCCAATCTCTTCTACCTTTTCTCTATTAAGAGAAACTGTAGGGTCAATTGATTGTGCTCTATCTATTTCCGCAGGAACTGTGTCTCCTTTAATCGGAAATATTCTCGGCTTAAAGTAACTACTATGAATCATATTACTACCTCCTATGTAGTATTTATTTTAGTGTTAATTTCCTCCTATGAAATTTCACACTTACTTACTAATCTATTAGATACTCCTTACTTTCTATCTTTTGAATGTCTTTCGTCGCAGATTGCTTTTCTGATAGCTAAACCTTTATCAATACGACCTAATCGTTTAAAAATCTTGCCCAAATCTGCTTTCAAATCTATTTTAATTTCTTTATTTTCTTTTTTTAAATCAACAATATCAGCAGTGATGTGTTTTAAATCGTTTCCCATTATTTTATTAGCAACATGTCTCCCAATCATTAAATTAATTATGCTAAATAAAAATGAACAAACACTTACTAATAAAAACCAAAATCTCCAATCTGATATAAATCCCATATATTCTTTCATTATTATACCTCCACTCTACTAAGGAAAAGATTTTTCCAATACTTTCTATTAAAATTCGTTTTTCTATGGCAACCTATACATAAAGCCACTAAATTATTTAAAATATTATGCTTTTTATTATAGTCAATATGATGGCAATCTAACTGTTTACCATTTTCTAATTGGGAACAGCCACATATTTGACATTTATATTTATCTCTAAATCTAACTTGCTCTTTTAGTTCGTTATCAAATTCTGCACCATATTCAGTATTTTCATAAGGGATACCTGTGCCACCATGAGCTAAACTCAAATTTTTTATATGTTTTTTAGATTTCGGTTTCCCTTTTAATGCTTTGCTCATGTTTTGTTTTGCTTTTATAGTATGTTTTCTTCCTAAATTTATTAATTTATTTGCACAAGACTGACATCTTTTACGTCTATAGTCACTTATTTCTTTTCCACAATCGGAACAATAATGTTTTTTTAATGTTTCTCCGTGCCTAAAATTTGGGTTTTTATCTCCTTTTATTAATAAAGCACGGTGGCGGTCTTGACAATCTCTACATCTTATAGCTTGTCTATGGATTAATTTGCCACAATCAATACATTTATTGGTTAAATAATATTTTTTAGGATACATTAGCTTTCTATTCTCCCTAAGCTAATACTTAAAGTAATGAGTGACCTATATCTATCATGTTTATCAAGTTTTTCTTTATCAGTATCAAAATTAATACCACTGTCTTCTATACTAGTAACTCTCAAACGACCATTGGCAGTTTTGCTTTGAACAGAACCTCCAGAAATAACATAATCATAAAAAATTCCACCATTTTTTATATTTTCTACTATAAAATCTTTTATATCTAATCTCTGTCCATCACTCGAAGCAAAAATATCGATAAAAACTTGGACTGTTCTAATAGTGCTATCATCGCCGATTTCTGCCTTTGCATGGGAGGTATCTCCTACTCTTATACATACGCTAGGCAAGGAAATATCATAAATTTTTGCAAAAGTTTTTTCTACTGAAATATTACCCCAATTCGCCTCTAATAGTGGTTTAAGAAAATCTATTAATGAGGCTTCGATAGCTCTACTCGTTCTATATTGACCCATCGTGAAACTCCTTTATTTTTTCTTTAAGTATTTTTAAATTTTTTAATTCATAGTCCCAAATAATTAAGGTCTTATAACCATATTTTTTGTAAGTTTTAATCCTTCGATTATCTCTTTCTATCATTTCTTCTCTATTATGCCAATAATCACCATACATTTCAATTATTTTCTTTTGACCATTTATATTTATAAAATCAGGATTGAAATGGTCAAACCAGATTTTACCATCTCCAACAAATTTATATTCTTTTGGGAATAACTTGCCAATTAATTTATTTAAAAATTTTTCGGGTTTGTTTGGTTTTATTTTTCTTGTTTCAAACATCTTTTTCAAAACTTTTTCTTTATATTTTAAATTACTCCATCTCAATTTATTCCAATTACTTAACCTCTTTTTTTCTATAAAATTATTCTTCCATCTTTTTAATGCCCCTACTTTCATTTTCTTTTTCGTTTCTAAAGATTTCTTTTTTCCTTTTGAAGCTTTAGACATCGCTTCCCTAGTTTTTATAGAAAGTTTTATTCCTTTACGAGTTTTACTCCATTTTTCTTTTTGAGTTTCAGTATGATGTTTGCCAAAGAAACCATTTCTATTCCCTTTAGTGCTCTCGCTTAAAGGTCTAATCTTAATTTTGTAGTTTTTCAGATAGTTATAAACTGTTACATAATTACAATTTCCAAGTTCATGAGCAATTTGTAAAATAGATTTTTTGTTTTTTATATATTTTGTTATAAGAAAATATTTAGTCAAAGTTGATTTAATTATTTTATTTCTATTTCTCATTATTTTCCCATCCTTATTCTTGCCAGAAGTGCTGTCAAATTAGCATTTAATCTTGCTTTAGTTGCTTGTATATAATTCATAGGTCTCACAATTGATTTGGGTTTCATTCCAAATTTACTTCCGTCCCCAATATTAAATCTTTCTACTCCACCTTTTAATGCAGAATCGGGTTTATTTCCTTCAAAACTTCCTGGCACAAAACCTCCTCGAAACGGAACAAAAGGTTCGCCACTTACCATTTTACCATAATTTATAACATACCAATATTTAGGTAAGGAAGGAATAAATCCTATTCCCCAAGAAACTAAACCTGCACCAGTAAATCCTTGAAATTTCATAGCTTTAGCAAGTCTTCCAGTGCCACCACGTCTTTTTCTATTATTATTTATGTAGGCAGACATGTAATTAGCCATCTTACTTCCTAAAGCAAAAGCTTCCGCTTGGAAAAAAAACCAGTCTTTTTCTATAGTATCTGAAATTATCTCTTTTGCAGAGAACCTGGGTGTAATTTTAAGCATTAGATTCCTTCTTTATATACACATATGCACGAATGTATTCGCCCTCAATAACATAATTCAATCTACCATTCGTCTTATATCCATAATAGTCTTCATTATCTATTTCTATTTTTCGCGACATTTTTAGCATATCTTCATATTTCTTTTTTATTAAAATTTGTTTTGTCTTTTCGCTAACAATACCAGGCATTTTCCATTGAGAAGAAGCTGGAGAAACATCAGTTACAATTGCTTTAATTGGAATAGAATTTATTAAAGTTTCTGTCACATTCTTCTCGTAGGGGTCGTCGATATTTTCCGTCCCCATAAAAATTCTTATATATTCGCTTTTTTCGTTAAATAATTCGTCCATATTTTAGTCCCAACTCGCGGAAATTCCGTGAATTTTCATATCTTTATTATTATGTGTAGTGACACGATACTCCATATTTGTTCCACTACCAATTCCTGTCGCTGTAAAATCGGCTAATCCTGACAAAATTCTCTTCGCTCCACTGTAATTCCCCTCATCTGCGAGTGTTATTTCTGCCCAAGTTGAACCAGAATCCCTACTCAAATATGCCTTGATGTCCACATTGAGTGTAACTGCATCCACGTCCTCCTGAAATATAATCACACGCCCGTCTGAGGGCACAGCTTCAGCAGTTTGGCTATTACTAATAAGGGTCATATTTTGAGTTAATCCTTCGGCATACATATTATCGATATAAAAAGTGTTATCACTTGTTCCAGTATCGCTGGCTATTACTTTTATTATTATAGAATCAATATCATCTTTATTGGCTGTTGAAATTCCTGATATATCCCAAGTAACTGTTACCCAACTATCTTCGTCTCCAGTTCCTATTACTATATCTTTAGTAGAAGTTGTGCCTCCACTATCATGTATTTGTAATTGTAAATTAGTTCCTACTTCTGAAGCATATACGTCAAATTTTATAGTATCATAATTAGTTAAATCTAAATGTTCGCCTGTTCCTAAAGTTTTGGTTATAGTTTCATTTAAAGAGTTTACTGCTTCTGCTATTCCTTTTAAAGAATAAGTTCCTTGATTTACTATAGCACCTGTTCCACCTTCTGAATATACATTTAATGAACCTTCTACTAATACATCATATTCTCCTGTAGGAATTGTTATGGTATCATTTGGAGTATCGTTTGGAGAAGCATTAAATATATTACTATGTTGTATTCTTACTTCATCCATGTGACCATCCCACCATTGTCCAGCAGTTTGTTTTCCTATTAATAGACTAGCAGTAATATTGCCAACTGAAGCATTTTGAGTATAAGATATTTGAGTTCCATCTAAATAGATAGCATATTTATCTGCTACTTTTATTAAAGCAATATGATGCCAATCAGTATCTGCAAGAAGACCTGTCGCACTTATTGAAGATACTCCCCAAGAAGTAGAAAAGTAAAGACTTTCGGCAGGATGTCTATAAAAAAGCCAATAATCAGCACCGTTTCTTTGGCTCATTATAACTTGGGCTTCATCAGAAATATCAGCTACTCTACATTTTACCCATAAATCTATAGTCCAATCATCTGAATTTGAAGCACCTATATCCCAATCTGCACTATCTGGTAATTCTAAATAATCACTGTTTCCATCAAATTTCCAAGAACCATTGCCCCATTTTTTAGTAGTTCTATCTATTTGAGCTGTTCCTTGAGGTTCTACATTATGTCCTCCATATTGGTCTCCGTCTTCGAAATTAAGTAAAAGTTTAGTATTTGCATCTGCTGTTGAAGCTGAAGTAGGAAGGTCGCAAGTTCCTGAACTTCCATCAGCATCTATTACTGCATTTAAAACATTACTATGATTTATTCTAATACTGTCCATATTACCAGCAAACCAACTATCACCACTCCCAGATTGTGCTATATATAAACTTCCTGCAAAAGTATCAACATCACTATTTTGAACATAATTTACTTGAGTTCCATCTAAATAACAAGCATATTTATCTGCTATTTTACAAACTGCAACATGATGCCAATCCGTATCTGTTATTTCTCCACCAGAACCTGTGTTGAAATTCGCAACGCCTTGAACATAAAAAAGTAAACCCGTGCCATCTCCATGTTTGAAAAACCATCGATTACTACCATCTTCATGATGAGCCATATAATATTCGCTTCCAGCATGGTCAGTATGTTTTACCCAAAAATCTATAGTCCAATTATCTGAATTTGAACCTATCACATCCCAATCACCACTGTCTGAAAAAGTAAGACAATCGGAATCTCCATCTACTGATAAACTACCTTTTTCCCATTTATAAGTAGTAGCATCTATTTTAGCTGTTCCTACATAAGTAGGTATATGATTTTGTCCACTGGCATCTCCATCATTGCCATGAATAAGTAATTTTGTATTTGCATCTATACCGCCACTCCCTGATGTGGGGTCAGAAGATACCCAATCAGCCCTAACCAATTCATCACTAGAATATTCCATATAATCTAATTCTAAATTTGCTAAAGTTAAAGGACTATATAAATCGTTATCACTATCATAATCTTCATTTGTAGAATTTCCAGTATCTACTCCTGTTTCGTCTTCAAATTCGTCTATAAATCCATCCACTAAATTATAAATAGATTCTGATTGGTCTATTGCTCTATAAAAAGCTAATAACGCTATATTTTGTTCAATACGGTCTGCGATTTTTAATTTATCGTTTTCATATTTAATTGTAAAATCGTCTACACTGGTAGACAAATTAGGAACTGCATTATCAACATAAGTTTTTACTGCTTTTTCTGTTGGCACTGCATCATCAGAATTGTCCGATAAAGTTCCATCTGTAGAAAATTCGTTAATAGCTGTTCCACTTACCAAAGTCAATTTGCCATCACTACCCAAAGTAACATTATCTAACCATTGAGTAAGTTCTGTATAATCGGCAGAAGTTAAATGGTAATATTGGTCTGTAGTTCCACCTTGTATATTTGAATTATCATTATGGTCTATAACCACTTGAGGACTAAAAGTTACATTTTGAACCACTTCTATTCTATGAAATGTAGCTACACCAGCATCTACTATAATTCTTCCTACTAATGCTCCAAAAGTATCTATTAAATCAGGAAGCGTAGGAACACTTGAATCAGATATTTGCCCTATTGTTCCGTCCTGTTGACCATAAACTACATAAACATGTCCATCATCAGGATGAATGAAAACCCAATCACATTTATATTTAGTAAAAGAATCTAATCCAATTGCTATATCGTTATAATTATCTACATCTATGTCTGTTTGGTCAGGAACATATACCCAAGCTCCTCCAGCAGTAACATCTCCATCAAAATATACATAAGTAAAAGTTTCTCCAGTTGCAGAAGAATCAAATCCAGCCCAAATAAAATTATTAATTCCTTTAAAAAGTTCTCCTGAAGATATTGAAAATTGTTTACTGCCTTCATCTGTTATTGTTATTTCATTAGACAATTCCCATTTTCTAAGTTTACCAGCTCTACGATGAGATTTTTTAGCACTTTCGGCTAATCTAAACCCTGCATTAGTAATATGAATAGTATTATCTAATTCTTTCATACAAGTCCCAATATTTATTTGTCTTTTATGGTCTGCACCAGCTATTTGTATAAGTATTTGAGGACTTCCGTCATTATAATCTAATACTACTTTATATATTGTATTAGCAGAACCTATAGATTGATTATCTTGTTCAGTCAAAGTTATTTTTGCTAATGCTCCAGTAGTAGAATCTGTTGTTCTAAGTAAAGCAGTTAAAGCACTTATTTTTAAAGTTCCTGGATTTGTTCCTTCAGAAAGAACTCCACCAGTTAAAATAGTAGGAGAATAAGGTATGTCTATATAATCAGCTTTATCAGAATGGTCGGCAGATGCTACTATACTGTGTTGTCTATCATGGCTTCCTACAACTGCAATCCAAGTAAATTTTTTTGTAGCATCGTCATAAGAAGGGACATAATTATCACTAGGAGAATTGGTAGCATCTAAATCATCCCAAATAATAGGTTTTAATTGGCTTCTTCTTATCGATGTATTCCTATCTGCCATTTGTTAATTCCTCATAATCTTCTTTTGAAATAATACCTTTTTTAATTAAAAGGATAATTAAATCTTCCAAAAGAGATTGATGTTTCTTTTCTTGCTTTCCCTTTTCTATTTCTTTTAAGTTTCTAATACGTCTTATCATCTTTTATTCCTTTTTTAACACGCCTTTATTGAAAAATCTAAAATATATGCCTTTAAACATTTTTTACATTTCAGCAAATATTCCGAAAGAGTAGTTACTGTATCACCACTTTTGGTTAATTTTCCAACAGGCATTACAAAAAATTTTTCACATCCGCATATATTACATTTAAAATCTAATTGGGCTGTAAGCATTTATTTTTCTTTCTTTGGTTGTTCTTCCTGTAATATTTGACTTAATACTAATATTATACCTTCAAGTTTAAGTAATTCTTTCGTATTTGTCTGAATTCTTTTTTTAAAATCCTCAACAGCTTCCAAACCTTTCTTTTTCTGTTCTTTAGCCCATTCAAGTTTGGCTTTTATAGATTTACGAAGCCTAACATCATCTTTAATTCTTGTTTTTTCCATACGTTTTATAGTTTTATCAACTTTTACTTGTTGTTTTTTGTTCATTCGAGAATAATTTTTACCTTTGGGTTTCATGAATTCTCCTTAATTTTGCTTGGAAATATTCTTCCCATTCTTCTCTATTGTAATTTGTTTTCATATGGCATTTGCGACATAAGGATACTAAATTATTTAAAATATTATTCCTCTTATTATAATCAATATGATGAACGTCTAATTGTCTTCCATTTTCTATTTGAGGACATCCGCAAACTTGGCATTTATACTTATCTCGAAATCTAACTTGTTCTTTTAAAGCATTATCAAATTCTGCACCATATTCATCGTTTTCGTAAGGAATTCCAGTTCCTCCATGAGCCAGACTTTGGTTTCGAATCGCTTCCTTAGAAGGTAAAGGTTTACTTATTTGATTACAATGATTACATTTTCCTTGACCATAATAACCAGATTGATAAGTGATTTTTATACCACAATCTTTACAATAATATTTTTTCATTGTTCTACCATCTTTAAACCTGCCAGCTTTTTTTCCACTTAAAGCTTCAATATAAGTTCTTGTTTTTATGTTATATTTCTTCAAATAAATATAAATAGTTCCACTGGAACATCTAAGTTTTTTAGCAATTTGGTTTGCAGATTTTAGATTTTTTGTATATTCTTTTAGTAATAATTGTTTTGTTAAAACTTTCGATAATTTAGTATGTATCATATTTTTTCTTATAAAATTGTAATTTGTGTGTTTTTTTAGGCTAATTTAGATTACTCTAAATTATTTCTAAGTCACAATGTAGTCAGCTAAAACGAGGTCTGAAGCATCAACCGCAGTTGCAAAAACTACACTTGCTCCATCAATAACATAATCTTCTCCCGTGCCTGGTTGCTGTAAAAGTCCATTTAAATAGATATTCACAGTGCCAACAACAGGACTATTAGCTAAAGTATAATCAGTATCTGAAGCAGTATCGGGTTCAACAACTTCATTTCTAACTATATCATCTTCAGTAATTATACCAGAAGCATGTTCATCAACTGCTAAAACACCAGCAGTAGCTGTTAATCCAGCTCCAGCTATAGCAGTAACTAAATCAGCAATGGTATCCCTTTTAGTAGCATCTGAATCGGAATTGTCAGTTAAACAAAACGAATCATTAGCAACATCTACCACAACTTCTCCAACTTCATTAACATCGAGTGCCATAACACCACTAGTATCAGAAAGACCGACACCAGCTAAACCAGTAGCCACATCATCATTAAGCATGGCATCAGTAACTTTAGTAGCTTGGATAGTAGCTAAACCAGCATTATCAATATGAACATCTCCACCAGTTACTACCGCATAGGTAGGATAACCGCTAGCATCACAAATTATCATTTGAGCATCCGTTCCATCTGCTATTTTAGCTAAAGTAACATTATTATCTAAAATTTTAACAGTAGTAACCGCATCAGCATTAATCTGTAAAGCTTCAACAGCACTATCAGCTATTTGAGCAGTATCTACACCTTTATCTAAAATTTGTATTCCTCTTATTCTTGTATTACGATTTGCCATAAATTTTATTTCCTCCTTGTAATTTATTTTCAATTATCAAGGGTCATATTCATTTTTCAGGCTCTTTCGAGCTATTTTCCGCATTTTACCTTGCGAAAACACACAAATTACTCAGTTTTCATTTTAAATTATTAAACTTTAATTATATCTCTTAAAAATTCTGTCCAATATTTTCGATTTCCATTAGTTTTACTATGACAACCATTGCATAAACTTATCAAATTTTCAGGGGCTAAATTTTCTTTATCGTAATCAATATGATGCACTGCTAATTTTCTATTATTTTCAACTTCTGGACATCCACAAATTTGGCATTTATATCCATCTCTAAATCTTATTTGTTCTTTAAAAGTTTTGTTCCAACCTAAAGGATAAGGTTCGAAGGATTTACCATTTTGCCAATTTGGGGCTTCTTTGCCAAATTTAGAAATCCATTCTCCTCTTGTCTGTTTACAAATCGGACATTGACAATTAAGTTTATGATTTTTGAAATCATGTCCTTTTAAATCATTACTTCTTTTTCTCAATCTTAAATCTATCTCTTTAGTTAATCCTTTATTCCAGGGATTATATTTTCTTCTTCTTTTATTAGCTTTTATCATTTTTTCTTTAACTTCAGGTCTAGCCATAGCTTTCTTAGTAGCTTTACTAATATTTTCTTTTTGTTCTTTTGTTTGTTTATATCCTTTACTTGGCATTAATAAATCCTGACCCCCCACATAAACATTTAGAATAGCCCTTCCTTAAATTACATTTTTCAGGACATTTTTTGAGAATTTTTTCATCAGAGAAATATTTAAATAATTTTTTTAAATCTGTATATGTTATTTCCATAACTTGTGCACGAAAATATTTAAATTGTTTAGTTCTCATATCGAATAAAACTTCACCTAAGTCCAGTGTTTTCTTCATAATATTAAGACTTTTTAAAAATATTTCTTTAGCTATTTGCATTGTTTATCCTTTATTTAAGTAACTTCTACATAACTTACTTCTATATAATCTAGATTAATATCTATGGGGTCTAAAAATGTAAAAGTGGTTAAAGAGTCTATTTGTATTTGATTTATTTTTTCTTTTATTCCGTTTACATAGACTTTGAGAGTAGTCGATACATATTCTAATGAAGTCCTAAATTGATAACCACTTACATGAGTAGGGACTTCTTGTTTAAAATTAGAAATAATTTCTTTTTCATGATATTGTAAAACATCAATTACAACTAAATCTATATCTACCAATTCTTTATCGATTAGTTCTATGTCTACTAATTCTTTTTCAATTAAATCGACTTTTAATTCAGTGTCTATTGGCATTTTTTAAATTCCTACTAAGTTCTGTCTTTTCTTACAGGCTCTACTATCTTTAATTTTCCATGAAATAAAATTCCTATTTGGTCATCAGAATCTTTAAAATCTATACTGAAATAATAATTCCCTGCATCAATATTTGTATCGGCAGGTTCTAATGTTATTAAAGTTTTACCATCTACAGGGTCACTATGAGAAGTAACAGTTTTTGAAATTTTAGCATCGGCATCAATATCGTTCATATTGGATTTAGCAGTAAAATATACTGACCAACCTGTAATGTCTTCATTCTGACCACTTTTGGTAAAATGTAATTCAAAAATCTTAGTGGTCTTTCTTACAATTTCTATTTCTTTATGTATCATATCTTTGACTCCTTTATTTCTAGTCCCAAGAAATTATGTCCGAGATTCCAAGTCCAAAAGTAAACCTATTAATTAATTTTTCTATCTTCTCTTCTTTGCTCCATTTACGCGGATATTTCACAGTAAGATTTGGAAGACGATATTCACTATGATTCGGTTTTATTAAAATGGAAGCAATTAAAACTATTAAATCCATTGTCCTATTATCTGGGGTTGGGTAAATGTCTCCATTCTCTATTTCAAAATCATTTTCGCTTGCATCAAAAACACTCATCCAAACTAAACTAGCTCTTATGTATTCGTCTAATTCTGTTGTGCTATATTTATAAAAAGTATATGTAACAATTATTACATCTCCATTTGTCAATTCATTTCCTGTATCTGGACTAACTGTTACTTCGTTAAGAGTAGAATCGAAAGAAAATTCGCCAGTTCCGAGAGCTGTCCCGTTTTTAGTTATTTGAGTTATACTTTCTATATTTTCTTCGGCAAGAATAAAAATAGCCGAATTAGAATAAGTAAATGTTTCTTTGTCAGATTTGATAATATCACTTACAAGTGCTCTGGTTTTTGTTCTTAAAGTGCCTATTGTGCTTAACATTTTATTTTCTCCTTAAAATTTAATTCACTAAAAAACCCTGCCCTTATTCTTGTTTTATAATCACATATTTTTTTATCGCAAAGGACATAATGCCTATTTTTTATAAGTCTAAAAGTTGTTCCCTGTTTTCCACATAATTCACATTTTTTATTTAAAAACCAGGGTCTATTATTCTTCATTCTTATCCTTTTGTTTTATAGGTCTTGTCGGAAGATATTTTCTAAATAAAAGAGCTTCTGCTCCCCTATCTTTTATATATCTAAAACCGTTTCTTTCCAATACTTTAATTATAGGATTCGATTTTTTCATTTTCGCATATAAATCATCTTTAATATTCCATGACAAAATTTTTAAAAGTCGATTTGCAGAATCTTCATTTTTAGCTAAAATTTTTAAATACTTACGAGGAAATTTATCTGAATATCCACATATAAATATAAGCCCTTGATTTTCATCAAAAGCAATTTTATCTCCCTTAACCAATCCTTCATAAAGAAGTTCTTTATTATCAGCGAGAAATAAACGAAGATTATTTTTCGTTATATAACAATCCTTCCAAATATCAGTATATTCTATTAAAATGTTATTGATAATTTCTTTTTCTTGTTTTGAAACTTTTCCGCTTTTGAAGATTATCATACCTTTTCCTTTGTTTTTGTTTGAAAATATTCTATCCAATACTTTCTATTATAATTTGCTCTAATATTACAACTTTGACATAAACTTATTAAATTTTCTGGGGCTAAATTATCTTTATCATAATCAATGTGATGGACATCTAAAACTCTTCCATGAACTATAATATGTTCTTCTTCTGTCATATTACAGTTTTGACAAGTATAATCGTCTCGTTTACGAATTTGTTGTTTTAATTGATTATCAAATTCTAAGGGATATTTTCTGTCTAATCCTTCTATATAATTGGGATGTTTCTTACCTTTCATTCTTTTACTCTGTTCTGGATTCTTTTTCCCTTTCCAACAACTACTTTCTCTAAAATTTCTTACAGGAATATTATATTTCTTTAAAAATTTCCAAATTGTTGTTACTGAACAATCGATTTTCTTTGCTATTTTTAAAGTAGATTTATTATTTTTTATATATTCTTTTATTAAAAATTGTTTTGTTAAAATTTTGTCATATATTTTATGAAATAAACTTAATTTGATTTTTGTTGCTTCAGTATGTTTTAATCCCTTATGAGAAATACTCATTTCTTGTCGAGTTTTAAATGTATGTTTTAATCCTCTATGAACTTCTGATAAAGTTCTTATTTTTATATTATATTTTTTAAGATAATTTCTTATTGTAGTATCGCAACATTTTATACTTTTAGCAATTTGAATAGAATTCTTTTTATTCTTTATATATTGCTCTACTAAATATTTTTTTGTTATTTTTCTTTTTTTCATATTTACCATACTTTTGTTAGAATCTTAGGGGAAGTTTTGAGGCTTCCCCTAAGAAAATTATCGATTATAGTATCGATGAACAGTCCGCAAACGCAATAGCTAACGGATTTGTGATTGTGAAAATCATACTTTCGTAGCCATATATCCCATAGGCAAGCAGGTTAGCCGAACCAGAATTAACTGGAGTCGGGTTGACAATAAGTGCCCTTTGAGCACTGTCAACATCTGCACCCATCAACTTCGCTATTTCAGCAGAAATCTTTCTTCGAACAAACTTAATCGGCTTACCTTCAGCGATTCTGGAATTCTTCGCTATAAGCACCATTTTATTGGTGTTCATAATTCGAGTCTCTCCACCACCGTCAGTAAGTTCAACACTACCAAATACCTTCAATACCTCTATACCAAGTTCTTTAAGTTTCTGACTTAAAGTAACACTATAATTAAACGTGCTAGCTTTATCCTTATCATAAGTGTCAATAGCTTCTTTTACTGCACTACCGCAAAGTAGCACGAAACCATCTCCATAATCTTCAACCTTATGCTTCAACGCTATAATAACATCATAAAGGTCATTACCTGTCATCGTAACCTCTTCAGGGTCTACGCCAGGAAGATAACTTCCAGTTTTGCTAAGAATAGCAGTAACGATAGCATAAAGCTCTTTCTTATCCATTGAACGAGTAATCGATTCTTTTCGTCTTGCCAATACCGAAGTATTGTCAGTTTCAGAAAGAATATCATTTATCAACACATACTCTAACTTAGAATTTAATCCATCAAACGTAAGCTCTGCATCCCCTGTGGGAGTTCTCTTTACAACTGTAATAACACCATTAGCATCAACCGCTAAAACTGTATCTAGAGAAGTATCAAAAGTAGTATATCTCCAAACTTTTTCGCCTGGTTCGGCTGTAAAAGTATCGGCGATAGCTGAAATTTCAACTGGAACTGGAAGTTGCTTATTAATAGGCTCACCTACTAACTTAGAAACTTCTAATACTATGTTTTTATCAGGAGTCATTTTAATTTACCTCATAAATTTTTTTCTAGTTATATCTTTTTCTTTATATCTATTGTTTGCATTTATCTTTGCTACATATCTTTTCTATCTTAATAGATAGCTTATTTTTTATCGTTAATATGCTTAAACGCTTCTTCATCAATCGCTTTACGTCTTTCAGCATACCATTTTTCGTCATGAGCAGTTTTCGCACCTACTATATCATTACCTTTATTCAGTTGAGCATTTGCTTTTGCTAGTTCTTTTTCAGCTTTTGCTTTTCCAAATTTATCATCATTAAGAATCTCTTCTTCAGATAAATTACAACCTTCACCAAGTTCTGCCTGTCTTTCAATAATTGTCTTAGCTTTATTTTTATAAAGTTCGACTTTCTTTTCAAGAGAAGCTTTCTCTTTCCTTAGCTCTTTAACTCTTTTAGCAATTTTTCTTATACCAGCTATATATTTATCTAACTTGCCATCTTTCTTAGCTTCAATTTTAGTTTCGACCTTAACTTCTTCTTTCTTTTCTATCTTAGGCTCTACTGCTTTAGGTTCTTCGGTTTTAGGGGCTTCTTTAACTTCTTTCTTTGCCTCTTTAACCTCGACCTTTTCTTCCTTTTTAACTTCAACCTTCTTTTCAATTATCGGCTTTTCTGCTTTTTCAACTTTAGGAGTTTCTTTAACTTCTTCTTTCTTAGCTTCAACCTTTTCCTCTTTTTTAGTTTCGACTTTCTCAGGGGTTTCGACTTTAACTTCTTCCTTTTTAACTTCAACTTTCTTTTCAGAAGTTTTTTTAACTTCTTTTTCTTTTGCCATTTTTTGTCCTCCTTCTTCCGAAGATTCCTTTGTATTATCTATTTTATTCTTATTAGGAATAACTTCTTCTATTTTTGAAATCTTTTTATATCTATCATGAGTTATATCATATGAGAATTCTAACCCACATTTCTTACACTTTACATTTTTCGTATTTGTTCCCGATGTTCCCATCACATAAATAGGTTTATGACATTGTAAACAAAATACCCTACTAGAATATACAAAATTTATTTTATTAACAATATCTCTCTTTTGTTCTATTGCAAAAGATAAATTATATTCTTTGCTACATCCTGAACATCTTACTTTAACTTTATCTTCTTTTTTAGATAAAAGTAACCAATTGTTCATTGAGCAACTTGGACAAAGCATTTTAAAATCTATGATTTGAGGGGGATAAATCATATTTCCGCTTTTGTCTAAAATTGCAAAACATTTAGGACATTTTATTTTATCTACAATACCAGAATCGAATTCTTCACCACAATTGGAACATTTAATTTTAGAAACAGTTGGATTAATTTTTGTTTCTATTGTCTTTCCATCAGAAGTAATTAATTCATCTTCCTTATATTTAGAAGCGTAAACTAAATCTGGAAGCGAAGAATCTTTAGCTTTACCTATAGAAAGCACTTTGGCATCTTTAAAAGCAGGTTCGTTATTTTTATCTTCATATATAAGTGCTCCACCAGCTATTTCCATTTGGTGCATTTCAAATGAACCATCTTCTCTATATATTCTTTTGTCTTGAGGACTCCAAATTTCAAAAGAAGAAGAAAGCTTTTTCTTTTTTAACAATTTCTTAGCTTCTTCGAATTCTTTACCGAAATTACTTTTATAATAAATACCATAAGCATTTATTTGGCTATCTTTCTGTTTATACCTATAATCTATATAGTGTCCAACCACAAATCGTCGTTCATGGTTAATATTTATAGGTTTACCTACTATTTGAGGAAGAACACGAAGTAATTCTTTTTTAGGTAAAATAGCTCCATTAGAATTTGCAACATCCGTAAAAGCGTAGATAGTTTTAAATACTGCTAAGTCTCTTGAATCTTTAACTTTTATACCTCTTGCTCCTGCTATTTTCTCTAATTCGTTTTTTTCTTTGCTACCTTCTTCAAGAATAATTGTTTCTGAATTTGTTTCAAAATCAGTTAAAAACTCTTGAACCTCCAAATTCGTTAATTTTTTTTCCATAAAATAATTTCCTCCTCGATTTATTTTACTAATTCTTTCCTTCTTTATCCTATCAATTTATTCTTAATTTTATATTCTTATATTTTATTAATTGATACTAATGTCATATAACTATCTGGAATACCTATTAAAACTTTTTGTGTTCCTGCTTTATGATGAAAATAAACTTCTAAAGTATCTCCTATCTCTAAATGTAAAGTATTAAAAATATTTATAGTTCCTATATCTGCACCTATAGCAGAATCTTCATATTGATTAAATAAAAAAATTTCGTTTTTATAAATAGCTAAACTTATAAATGTTTGGTCTCCTGTTAAAAGACCAGCATTAGACATTATTATATAATATCCTTCTTCTTTAGCTGTAAAAGTGCCATTATTAAATTCACTATTTATATCCCAATCTTTAGTATTGAATTCAATCTTAGTGTCTATATCATTGGGTATCCATTGAAATTGAGTTAATCTAGCTCTTACTCTTGCACCAGATACTGCCCCCCCCCCGTCGGGGGCGGATATTGTCCAATCTGAAGATGTTAATCCAGTAGAAACATATATTTTTTTATTTATTATATCCATATACAATTGAGTTATATATTCAGGAGTTATTATTCCTATAGGAGAACT